GGGGGAGGCTTCCAGAGGGCATGGGGATCTTCCTTGTCAGGGGTTGGCACGTCGATGAGTGAGTCGAATGAAGGCAGCGCCGATGGCTGCGCATAGTCCGGCAATCGCCAGTTCGGGTCCGAGAAGAACAGGACCCGTCGCCGGGAGTGTTGCGGGGACGGCATGCACCACAGCTTGGTGCGTGCGGGGCGGGCCAGTGACCACCACAGGGGCCTCAGACGCCACAGGTGCCTCTGTGACAGGCGTTGTGACAACAGGGGCGGTGGTAGGGGGCTGGTACGGCTGCGTGGCCCTGGGGTCATCACAAGGCACGCTCATGGGCGGGTTGGACCCAGGCACCTGGCAGTAGACGACGGTCTGACCGGGTGTCGTGGTAGGCACCGGCTTGGGCGTCAGGTCCACCACCGTGGTCGGTGGAATGTACGGAGCGCAGGTGCCTTCCTTGGTCCCGCTGAACGTGGTACTGACCGGCGTGCCATCGTCCAGCTTGCCCCGCACGTAGCCCGCCACCGTGGGGTTCAGGCCGTTGATGTGGGCGGTGATGGTGCGTGATGCACCAGCGGCCACGCTGGCGTCACCGATCCACGAGGATGCGGTGGCGTACTGGCCGGTGAAGCCCTGGGTGGTGTTGTTGGTGACCACGAGGGCTACGTTGCCGTCGCAGTCGATGGTGAGAACGGCCTCAACGGCCATAGCGGTACATCCCGTCTCGGGCCTCGGTTGCTTGGCTGATGCGGCGCTGGGCCTCGTGCGTCCGCACAGCGGTGATGGGCTGGTCCAGCGGCGGCTTGTACCACCACTCCCCATCGGGGATGCCCAGGCGGATGGCAGCACGCTTGGCCTTCTGGCCGATGCGCACTTCCTTGACCGGGTAGTCCTGACCTTCCAGCGTCAGCACGTCACCCTTGCGTAGCTCTCGCACGTTGGTGATGGTCGGCTCGACCGGCCGGACCAGGGGTGCTACGTCAGAGAACTCTTGGCCGTCCTCGCTGGCGAGAACGATGGCGATGGTGTCCTCGCCTCGCTCGTTGTTGAACGGCACTGACTCCACGCAGGAGCGCAGGATGCGCACGCCTCGTTGGTTGCGGGCCGTGTAGGTCCAGTCGATCAGGCCCAGGCCTCGCAGGCGCTTCAAGTGGCTGCTGGTCGTCGTCTCACTCAGACCGACGATGGCGGCGACCTGTTGCACAGTCGTGGCACCACTCAGCACAGCGAAGAACGTGCGTGTGTAGGTCGGTGCGATGACCTGGTGCCCGTAGTGGCGAAGGTTAGGAAGAGGGAGGCCACCCGGCTTCACCGGGCGGGTTGGGCCAGCGTCGGGAGCGCTCCCTGGCGAAGGCTTACTGCCGTCGAGTCCTCCCTCTTCCATGCTTCATACTCTAGTCATTCGTAGGGTACCGAACATGGGTCGAACGGACCATTCGTGCTCGTGGTGTGACCTGCTACGTTGACCTCTCTCCTGGCTTGACCTCCGGGAACGACAAAGCCCCCTCGACCCGGAATCGAGGGGGCTTTGTCAATGTCAATGGCCCTGCTGTTGTGTCAACCAGGCGGCGGTGCGTCCAGGTGCTTCTGCACCAGCGTGCCGGGGTGCGGGTACGGGTCCAGGGGCGGATTGGGCCTCGGTGGCTTGGGCCTGTTCGGGTCAACCTCCGGGTAGTAGATCTCCTGGCCCGGCTGCTCGCTCATGCCCAGGCCTGTGCGAACACGGTCTTCATGTCTGCGAAGACCTGGTACTTGCCCCCGGAGCGGTTCACCCACCCGAAGCTGTCCTCTCGACCGTCGCCTGTGTTGCGATCGATCATGCAGAACCAGAAGAACGGACCCAGGCGCCCTTGGTAGGCGTTGAGACAACCGCCCGGCATGTAGGCGTTGAGGGCGTCCTTGGCCCGCTGTGACTGCGTGCCTTGACTTCCGCCCACCGCCGACCTCGGGCAGCCTGTCTCGGTGGTCCACAGACTGATGCCCCGGCCAGGGGCGGCAGCGTCGATGATGTCCAGCGCCGCCTTGACTGCCTTGGGCGACCAGGACGGCCAGTTGCCCACGTCCTTGCAGGGGTAGTCGGTGTCCAGGTACGGGTGCCAGCCGAGAGCGTCGCAGTTGGAGAACATGCCCTTGTCGGCGTAACTCTTGATCGTGCTCAGCGCTCCGCAGCCCGGAGGGTTGGGCTGCTGCGTGGCGCCCCACACGGTGTCAGCCGTGCTCAGCCCGGCGACGATCACCACCATGTTGGGCACCGCCGCCTTGATCTTGGGGTACGCCGCCTTCATCATGCGGGTGTACTTGCCCCGGTAGGCGTCGTCGGTACTGGCGGCGTTGGTCCAGAAGCCGGACAGATTGGCCTCGTTCCACGTCTCGACTGCTGTGACACCAAGGGACCACAGGTGCTTGCAGCACTCGGTGATGACGTCGGCCCACTCGCTGTCATTGGTGGGCTGGTTCTTGTCGTTGTAGGGCGTGCCCACCATGTGAGCCGGAAGCATGTAGAGGATGGGCAGCGGCTTGATACCACGCTTCAACGCCGCCAACACCCAGCGGTCGGTGTCGGCCCACTGGTAGGCGCCGCCCTTGGTCGGATACACCTGGCGGATGGGGTAGTCGCCCCGCCACCACCCGGCGCCCGATTCCTTGATCAGGTCGGCTTGCTGGTCGATGAAGGCCTGGGTCACACCCTGCACCTGTTCCAGCGGCATGGAGAACGCCCCGAAGCGTTGTCCGAGAGTCTGCGTGCCGGTGACAGGCGGCGGCTCGATGGGAGTAGGTGGGGTGACGGGAGCGGCAGCCAGCTTGTCGGCGTCGGCATTGATGGCCGCAGCAGCGGCATCCATGCTGGTGGCCTGCTGTCTGATCACGCCCGCCGAGGCACTGATGGCTGATGCCTGCTTGCGCAGGTCATCGATGACAGGTTGCAGGTCGCTCATGCAGCAGAACCGTAACACTCTGTCGCCAGCGATCTGTGTGAGGCCCAGGAGGGTGCCCGCTAGGAGCGCCCTCCTGGTCACCTTGTTCACCGGGGAACGGGCAGGTCCGTTGTCACATCGATCAGGCCGTAGACCTCACGCAGGGCCTGGCGCTGGCTCTGTTCCATGTGGCGCTGGACCCAGCCCATGGACCACCAGGCAGCCCGGCGCCATTGGTACTCGTCGTCCATCACCCGCACCCACCCGGCCATGTGGGCAGGGCTGGTGGTCAGGTACTCGATGCCCTCGGCCTTGACGGCGGGAATGTCCCGGCAGATGACGGGCAGGCCTCGTACCGCCGCCTCGTAGACCGTGACGGGGTTGCCTTCCCAGGCCGCTGTGTGGACGTAGACGTGGGCGTAGCTCAGCCACGCCAGCGCCTCGTCTCGTTCCAGCCAGCCGGTGATGATCACGCCCGCCTCGTCCAGCGCCGCCATGTACTCGGCAGCCTTGGCGTCGTCATCGTTGGCGCCACCGATCCACACCCACGGCCGGGGCCGGTGCATGTAGTAGCTCGCCGCCTCTGCGAAGTACAGCGGGTCCTTCTGAGCGCAGACCCGGCCCATGGTGACCACGGCGCCCTTGATCATGCGTACGGCCCGCCCGGATTCCACGGTCGCACCGTGACGTCCGGGTACGGCTCGCCGTTGTTGGCCCGGCGCAGTAGCTCGGCCACGAACTCGTCGTGTGTCCAGTCGGCGTCCTCGGGATTGAGGATGATCACCGTGTGCGACCGGGGGTCACGATGGTGCAGCGTGCCGTACTTCTCGGCGTAACGGTCGAAGGCTCGACTCCGGGCGTCCCGGAGTCTCTGTCGGAGAGTCACTGTCCTGTCCCGCCTTTCAGGGGTGGTGCTTTGTACAGGTTCGGAAACGATGCTAGCATGCCCGGCCACCTGGGCACAGGCATGAGAGCAGGGCCTTGCGGCCCTGCTCTTGTGCGTGCTCAGGAGGCCTTGGCAGCCTTCTGCTGCTCGATGCTGGCGAGCATCTGCTGCATGAGTTCGGGGCCGGTGGCGACGGGTTCCTCGCTCACGATGACCGGATGGCCCTCGGCCTTGCTGTCCACGTAGGACTGGATGGCTCGGGCCGTGCTGTCGGTGAGGACCGGCGTGCCCTTGCCCATGGCCTTGATGAACGTGCAGGCCATGGTGACCTCGTCCATGGTGGCGACGCCGTCCGGCATGGGGAGCGGGGTGCGGATGCAGTCGGCGGTGATCACGAAGCGCATGAAGCCGTCGCTGGTGAGCAAGGCGTAGCGGGCCGGGCCACGCAGAGCCACGTTCACCAGGGCGGCGACCTTCTCCCGCTTCATGGCGGCGAAGAGCAGGGCCAGGGAGCGGTTGCCCCCCGGATCGACCTTGCCCTTGACCCGCTTGGGCCGGACTTGCAGCAGGCCATCGGTCAGGTACTCGCCCAGCTTGGTGACGGGCACGAAGCCCTCGATGGTGGCGAGGCCCCGGTCGGTCGTGACGGCGGCAATCTCGTCGTCGTCCAGGAGGACGAACACGCCGCTGGTGGCCTCAGCCATCTTGACGACGTCGGCCCGATCGACCACGGTGCCGTCCACCTTGTCGATGGACACCCGGCCCACCGGATGGTCGGTGCCGACCACGAACTCTTTGCGGGCCACGCTGACCGACTCGGTGCCGGTGTAGACGGAGCAGGGAATGTTGATCATGCCCCACGAGAGCGTGATGCTGTTGGTGGAGCGGTTCGGTTGGGGTGCCAGGGTTTGCATGGGAGAATCGTACCTCATTCTTAGGCCTCGGTATGTAGGCCAAACGGACTGTTGTGAGAACTGTTGTGACAGTTGAACCTCCCCCCTATTGGGGGGAGGTTCGTGCTGCTAGAACGGGCTATCCGGGTCCAGCACGCCGTCACCGGAGCCGGTGAGGGGGTGAGCGTGGTCGATGGCGTTCTGCAACAGCGTCTTGAAGCTGCGGCTCTCGATGATTTCGTCCACCACCAGGCGCTCGTCGCTGGTGAACATGCTGGTCAGGACGAACAGGGCCATATCCACGCCATCGCTCACACAGTCATCGGCCAGCCGCATGAGGGCGCTGGTGCCGACCGGGGTACGGACGTGGCCGGTGGCTCGGGCCTGGCGCAGGGCATCGCCCAGGGTGCGCACGGCATCGTTGGGGATCAGGGACCGCTCGACCTTGTCGTCGTAGGTCCAGTCCAGGTGGCGGAAACGATTGGCGAAGGCCTCGTTGAGCGCCCCGGCGCCCCGGTAGTTGGGGTTCATGGTGCCGACGATCCACAGGTTGTCCGACAGGGTGACCGTCTCGGGCATGAAGCCGTCGCCGGGGACCTTGACGGCCTTGGCCCGGTTGGTGAACGTCCGGCGCCAGTCAGTCATGGGGTGGAGGCTCGACGTGACCCGCTCGGGCATCATGTTGACCTCGTCCAGGTAGAAGATGCCGCCGACTCGGGCAGCCAGGTCGGCCATGCCGGGGAGCCACACCAGGCGCTCGATGCCCGTCTCGGGATCGGTCCACGCCGTGGGTTGTCCGAACAGGTCGAAGTCAGTGATGCCGTTCGAGGCCGAGAGGGTGAACACCGGCACCGGCTTGCCGAGGCCCATGGCCTCACCGATATGGATGGCGAGGACGTTGACCAGCATCGTCTTGCCGCCCTGGGTGTCACCGACCAGCAGGACGTTCTCCCGCTTGGCCCAGCACTTCATCAGGTACTCGACGTCGGTGTCCCCGTTCGCCATCTTGCGGCTCACGTAGGTCTGCGCCAGGAGGGGGTTGGGACGCAGCGCATCCAGGCGCTCGTCATCGATCGTCAGAGGGCGAGCTTCCTCGCCGGTCACTGTCAGGGTGGAGGCCATCGGCCGCTTGCTCGCTTTCGGGTTTGGAGTTGCCATGTCAGGGGCTTTCTCGCTCTCAGGTACGAGGACACTGTATCAGGGCAGAGGGCCGTCACACCTTCATACTCGTGTGCAACTTGTCACAACGTTCTGAACACAAGTGACGTTGTGCCCGGTACGGTACCTGCTACACTACCTGTCATGAGCACCCCTGACCCCATAGCAGGCAAGTCCCTCCGGGACGTCAGGCGAGAGCAGGCCGCTGAGCGGCGCAAGCTGCGTGAGCAGCGGAGTCTCGCCATGGACCGCCGAGAGGCCCTGGACAAGCAGAAGCAGACCAAGGGCTTCATCTTGAAGCAGAACGCCGTGATCACCGGCCTCGTGCCCCGGATCAGCGGCGCCATCGACTCCTGGGCCGGGAAGCGTGTTCCCCTCTCTGTGGAGCATCCGGCCCGAGAGTTCTCTGCCTACACCGATTTCCGGTCGATCAACCTCTCCATTCCGGCCATCCGGGAGGATCAGGAGATGACGCTGGACTTCGCCGCCGACCTGCGAGGGCTGGCGTACCACGAGGCGGGCCACATCATCAAGACGGTCCCCTTCCTGAACATGCTGGACCACGTCATGCCCTGTGATGACAACGATTGGGCCAGGAACCAGCGGCGCCGGTCACTCGGCCAGTGGATCGCTGACCAGGACGAACTGCACCACGCCTGGAACATGCTCGAAGATCAGCGCATGGAGACGGCCATGGTGAGGGATTCCAAGAACCTCGGCCGCTACTACAACGTGATCGTGCTCACCCACGTCCTGAACGGCGACGTGTCGCCCAGGGCCTACCTCCTGCTCCACGGTCGCAAGCACGTGGACGAGGCCATTCGGGTGGCCGCTCGTGTCGCCATGGTCCAAGAGGTCGGTGAGGCTCAGGTCCGAGAGGTTGAGCGCCTGATCGACCGCTACATGGCGGCTGGCGACCTGGACACCATGTGGGAGTGCGTCGTGCGCTTCAACCGCCTGGCGGCAGGGTCCAACCTGGACGACATGGACGGCCATGGCGATGGCGAGGCGCTGGACGGCAAGGAAGAGGCCCAGCGTCTCGACCGCTCACAGGCGCCAGGCGTAGATGAGGGCGAGGACCAGGACGGCGAAGGCCAGGGTCAAGGGACGCCAGACGACGAGGATGGCGACGAGGATGCAGACGCCGATGAGGGTGACGACGAGGGCGACGACGAAGGTGACGGCCCAGCCGTTGCGGACCGTGGTGCCAAGGGCGAGATTGGCGACCTGGACCCGTTCGGCGGCGCCGCTGACGACTCGGTTGGCGAGGCCGTGTGGAACAAGGATTGGAACCGGGACACCCTACGTGAGGCCGTGCGCCGGGCGAAGGAAGAGCGGAACCAGGACCGCACGGTGGTCGGTGACGTCAGGGCGTTCAACGAGGCGCTGGCGAGGGCCAACGGCTCCCTGCCCATCAAGCGGGTGCCCACGGTCGGCCATCCCGACCCCCTGCTCACCGCCGAGGCCACCAAGCTGAACCGTGGCCTGCGCAACCTCATGGAAGAGGCTCGTGCGGAGCGGGCGCCGTCGTGGCAGGGCAACCAGCGCCAGGGCGTCGTGGACGTCATCCGCTACAAGACCCGTCAGCCGGGCGATATGGAGTTCTTCCGCCAGTATGCGGACGGGGGCGATATGCACCTGCCCAACATGGCGGTGTCCCTCGTGCTGGACGGGTCCGGCTCGATGCAGCCCTACAACGACGACCTGGCGACAGCGGCGTTCGGTGTGAAGAGTGCGTGCGACGTGGTGGGCATCCCCTGCACCGTCACCCTGTTCGACACGGCGCCCTACCTCCTGTGGGACAAGGATGACCGTCCCCTGGAAGTGCCCTACGACGTCATCCCCTGCGGTGGCACCGACCCCAAGTCCACGCTCGACCTGCTGGACGACCAGATGGCCGGGAAGGATCACCACCTGGTGATCATCATGACCGATGGCGCCTGGGGCGGGCGTTGGCACAGCAAGTACAGCCTGGGCGACTACATGGTGCCCCACCGGGACATGGTCATGTTCTTCTGGAACACCCCGATCAGCAGTGGCCCGAACGGCATGGAGCAGTGCTCCACCGTCCAGCAACTTGGCTCGCTGGGCGAGATTCCTCACTTCCTGCGCCGGTACATTCTCCGGGCGATGTGATAACATCGTCACAACACCATTGACATTGACAAAGGACCCCTGACCATGACCATCCGACAACCCGGAGACAACGGGTACGTCATCCGAGACGTAGCTCTCGGCGCTGGCTTCGAGGCCTACCGGGCCTACCAGGCCACCGGAGACAAGCGGGCTGCGGCCCAGGCCGGGATCAGCGGGGGAGGCACCATCATCGGTGGCTCCCTGCTGGGCCTGGTGGCCGTGTTCGGCTACGTCAGTGCGCTCGGCGGCTTCGTGAGCGGAGAGGGAGGCATGGGCGCTCTGTGCCTCCTGCTGGCCCTCTTCTGCACCTGGGCGGTCATCTACATGGTGATGGCCCACGGTCGCCGCATGAAGCGCTACATGGCGCCACAGCGCATCCCAGCGCCCCCCGGCAGGACCTCCACCGCCCTGGCACGCCAGGCTCAGCCCGCCACCAGCCAGTACACCTTCGACCTCACCACCGGCAGGTTCCACAAGAACTGGTGACGTTGTGTTCTCACAACGACCTGCTACACTGTCATCACAACCCCAACACCTAAGGAAGGCACACCCCAACCATGTCCACCGTCTTGAAGAGTTTCGACTGGACCTTCGTGTCCAGGAACAGCGCTACACCCCGCAGCCGCTCGTACCCCTGGTCCGAGTGGTTCGATGGCCGCATCCATGAGTTGCACCCGGGCGAGGACTTCGATGGTCCCGCTGTCTCACTGGAACGGGTCGTCCGCACGTCGGCCAACCGGCGTGGCTTGAAGGTCCGGGTCCGGATCACCGAGGACGGCTACGTCGTCGTGCAGAAGCATGAGGACCAGACCTCGGAGCGTGGCGTGACCAAGTCCCCCAGCCTGCGCTCGATCAAGGCGGCTCGGGAAGAGGCCAGTGTCAATGGCAATGGCTCGAAACCTGCCACCAAGCGGACCAGCGCCCCGGCCAAGCCGAAGCGGAAGATCGTCAAGGCGTGAGACAGGCGGGAAGGACCCGCACCCGAAGCCCCACAGATGCCCTGGTCAGATTCTTGACCAGGGCATCGACCATTGTTAGGGTCCTGAACCGTGACGGCGTGGGTTGGCGATCGCAAGCGGGAAGGGGCGCAGGCTCCCGCCGCCTGTGTCCTGGGACCCCGCAGCGGTCAGGGATTGTGGGGTTCCGCCACCCCGGTCCCGGTCCCCACGCCGTCACACTGTGTTGACAACAAGGTGTGACCGTTGTCACATCAGAGAGTGCCGTTATTGGGCCGTTTGGCCCATGACAGGTGCTGGGGGCGTGGTACACTTCATTCAGAACCTGAACACAAACCCCTGATACCGAGAAAGACACCCTGATGCTCACCGATCACCTTCCCTCCTGGCTCTCAGACTTCGTCACCGAGACGGCTGACGAGTTGCAGGTCCCGACCGATGCGGTCGCCCTTCTGTCGTTGGGCGCCGTGTCCTCAGCCATCAATGGCGGTGCCAACACCATGCCGGTCCCCGGCTGGAAGGAACCAGCCACGCTCTACACCCTGGCTCTCCTGGCCTCGGGCGAGGGCAAGTCCCCCGTCTACTCCCGTCTGCTCGACCCCGTCACCCGGGCCTTCACCGATGTGACGGGTGTGACGCAGGCCGCTGACGCCAAGTACCAGGCCATCCGGAACCGGGTCAACCGCAAGTACGTCAAGCGAGTCGAGGCCAAGGCGATGAACGAGGTCGCCAAGGGCAACATGACCATCGAAGAGGCCGTGGCCGAGGTTGCCGCTGCGGAGCGGGCCATGAGCCTGTCGGCCTCCCAGGCGGTCCCCCAGGTCGTCCTCACCGACGCCACGCCTGCGGCGCTCATCGATGCGTTGCAGGACAACAACGGCCGGGTGGTCATCGCCTCCCCGGAGGCCGAGGGTCTGCTCAACTTCCGGGGCGGGTCCAAGGAAGCCCTGTTGAAGGGCTACGACGGCGAGACGCTGACGCAGGCCCGTCGTGGCACCGGCCAGGTGACCATCGCCCGCCCGGTCCTGACCATGATGCTGGCGATGCAGCCCACGGTGCTGAACAGCCTGGGCGCCGACATGGTGAACCGTGGCGTGATGCCCCGGTTCCTGATCAGCTACCCGGAGTCGCTGATCGGCCAGCGGATCAGCCGCCCGCACCTGACCAGCCCGGAGGCCCAGGGCGAGTACGAGGCCGAGATGCTTCGGATCGTCAAGGGGTACTCCGACAAGGACCCCAAGTCCATCACCTGGAACGGCGACGCCGTGCGGGAGATTGGGAAGTGGCGGGACGAGATTGAGCCGCTGATGGCGCCGGACGGCATGCTCGGCTCGATCGCCGCCTGGGCTTCCAAGGTCCGTGGTGGTCACTTCATCCGCCTCGCCGCCATCATGGCGATCGTCAACGGCCGGGACACGGTGACGCTGAACGACACCGGAGCGGCCAAGGCCATCCTGCGGGCGCTGATGATCGACGCCAAGCGGGCGTTCGGGGAGATGGGCGCCAGCTTCGCTGACGACGACCTGGTCCACCTGATGGCGATCGCTCAGAAGGTCGGCCCGGACTTCTCGAAGCGGGACGTCATGCGCAAGTCCAACCGCTTCATGGCCCACCCGGAGCGGTGCGGGGCGGCGCTCGACCTGGCGGTGGAGCAGGGCCTCATCGAAGTCAAGGGGCGGGGGTTCACACTCCCGGTCTGAGAACAGACGTCAGGTTCCAACCCGGACCCCCGGACACTGCTTGACAGTGCCGGGGGTCCTCGGGCATCATCACGACGACCAGCACCCTCCTACTACTCGGCACCGGAGCCACGGCTGTCCGTCTCGACTAGTCCAGCGACGGTGCTGGTCACCTGCGTGTCAGTGTCAATGCTGCGGAGTGCGCTCGAAGGCGTCCAAGACCTGATCAGAGTGCAGGGGAGCCTGCAAGGCCTTGGCCGTGTTGCCGACATCGGCGCCGAACAGACGGGACAGCATCCCGCTGTTGCCCTTGGCCTCTAGCTCTAGCCGGAGCACGTCCCGGGTGTCGTTGATGTCCTTCATCGCTGCCAGGCTCTTGAACAGCCGGTCGATTTCGGCCGAGAGGTCGCCGTTGAGGCCCTGGCCCTCAATCTCTTCTGCGAACCGGGCGAAGAGCACCCGCTGGCCCTGGATCTCGATCACGGACCGCATGAGGCCCTGTAGCTGGTCCTTGCTCCTGATCACGACCGGGATCTTGAAGGCGCACGTGTGCTGAGGCTGGAAGGCCGGGCACCTCGGGGCCAGGAAGCACGAGTCACACGAGCGCATGAGTTCGCCCACACCTCGGACCGACTGATGCGTCGTGACCGTCTCCCGGCCCTCGCCGTCAACCGTCCGCTCCTCGTGGTCTTCCAAGCCCATCACCGGCAGCAGGACTTGCTCTCGATCGTGCCGGGCTTTGGAGGTGACGCTGGCAAGGCCCACGTGCGCCGATCCCATCCCGTCTTGATCCGAGTACTCCTCTGTGCTTGACAGCGAGAGGAGGTTCGGTGCTGTCACAGCATGGCGTTCCTCCCAGGCGAGCCATGACACAACAGCGAGGCGGGCCGTTTCCTCGGGATCGTCGGCCTCGATCAGCCGGTAGTCGATGCCCAGCCGCTCGATGTCGGCACGGTGCTTGGGACGGGCCTCAGCCTTGCGTGAGCCTGCGTAGCGATGCAGCTTGGTTCCTCCCCACACCTGCGTCTCTCCGAAGCGCTGAGCGGCGAACCAGGCGCTGGTGACGAGAGCGTCCAAGCGCTCCACACCGCCCTTGCTCGACCCGGTGACGGCCACGAGGGCGTTGCCCCGGTAGCCCGCCAGGATCGACCGCAGCACGTTCTGGTGCTTCACGTTGTCGTCCGTCAGGGCGATCGTGGGGAACGTCCAGCCCTGGAGGCCCACCTGGTAGAAGGGGGCGAAGGCCGTCTCGTCCTCGAAGTGCGTGTGCCACTCCAGTGGCCCCAGGGTGAGCAACGGCTCCTGGCGCACGAAGGGTTCGGCCATCTCCCACGTGGTCTGCTCGTCGGCGTAGGCGATCCACTCCGCTCCTGGAGGCAGGTGCTCGAAGACGTTCCAAGCGCCGCTCACGGTGCGGTTGATGTTGGTCAGGTTGATGGCGAAGCGCTCGACGCCGCAGTCACTCAGCAGGTTGCGATGCGAGGGCTGCTCGGCGCCAGCGAAGTAGAGACGTGTCACAACACGCAGGCTACGTCAGATGCTCTTGATCACCCGGTGCCTGGCTCGCTCCTGCTTGTCGGCAGGACGTGCCCCAGCCCGCACCACATCCCCAGTCAGCGCCTTGCCGAACTGGTTACGGCGTCGGCTGACGGCGGCAGCTTGAAGGGACGCCTGCGGGCGCATGCCCCGGTTGTACTCCCCCTGCGTCACCGTGTACTCCCCGGCGAACTGGGTGTCGTTGAGCCAGGACACGCTCAGGCCTCCCCAGGGGCCGGGTACGGCTGGTTCCGTAGCTCGGGGTTCTTGTTGTAGTCCCGGCTCAGAATCCCCATCCCCGGACCACGAGACGGATGGAACTGGCGGGTGCCTCGGGCGTAGAGCTTCCCGGCCTTGCGATCTCGCCCCACGCCCATGCACGGCTCACCAGGACCGGCCTTGCAGGCCTTGCACTGGTACTCCCCCGGTCCCCAGCCCATGTCACCTCCGCAACAGCAGGACGACGACGATGACGACGATGATCAGGATGACCACGCCGCTGCCGATGTACATCAGCCCTCTCCGAACTTCATCTGCCCGGCGAAGGCCTTCTGACGCCCCCGGCGTGTGGGTCCAAGAGGCGCTGCGGAGCCAGCAGGGCCGAGAGCGAGCGGTGTGGGCGCCGGACCCGTGGGCCGAGGCCCAGAAGGCATCACGACGGGACCAGGAGGCTGTGGAGCGGCACGAGGAAGAGCGCCCTGGGCTGTCGGCCCTCCAAGCTGGCGAGCCGGGGCTGCGTTGAGCGCCAACTGCTCGGTGCCCGCTCCAAGGGCCATGGGCTGTGTACCCGCTCCAAGGGCGGGCTGTTGCTGCATCATCGGCGCCGAGGCCAGCGTGCTGCCCTGGAACGTGCCCCAGCGGGGCTTCACGGCCCCTCGGGTCTTCAACACGTTGCCGATCGCAGCGGTGCCCTTGCCCCACTCGACGCCGCCCAGCGGCTCCAAGGCCCGGCCCCCGGGCGTGTTCGGCGTCTTGGAGGGCTGCATCCCCTTCAACGGCCCGCCCTTGAACGGCGTGCCGAAGACGGCACCGTTGTGGAAGACACCCATGCGGGAGCGGGACATACCGCCGCCGCCCCACGAGCCAGGGGTCTGCCAGGAGTTGTAGCCGTAGCCGTGGAAGTCAGGCATGTCAGCCGCTCCTCTGACGCAGGAGACGAGGCTTTTCCTTCTCCGCTGTCGGAGAGCCGTGCGTCTTACCCCGGGAACCTCGGGTGCCGTGTGAACCTTGTGAGCCGGTGGAGGAGATGTTGGAGCCAGCCACCCGCCAGCGAGGCCGAGGGTCCGCTCCAGGAGTCGCCTGGCAGGTGACCGTCTTCAAGGTGTCCCTGGTGAGCGCAGGCTTGTCCCCGGACGAACAGATGCCACCACCTCGAACGGTACGCACCTTCTTACCGCCCATCATGGTGCCCTCATCCTGGGCAGGCTTCTTGCTCAGAGCCATGGCGGTAGCGTAGCTCGGCTCAACTGGGAGGGCGGGAACATGCTCAGAGACGCATTGACATTGACTGTTGTCATAGCACTGTTCGTGGTGATGGCGTGGCTGCTAACCCACATCAGCCTGGACCTCACCCGGCCATCTCGACCGACGCCCACCACCGACCTCGTCCACGACCTCCCCGCTCACGCCGTTGGCCTCCCGTTGGTCATCGATGAAGGCGACCAGGTCGTCCCAAGCCCGAGGGGCACCGACAACAGGTACCCAGTTGGGCCGGGCCACCCGAAACGAGATCAACAGCGTGGTGATGCCCCGGGCCAGTACCTCCTGGACCACGCCGGGGTCACTGTCCAGGTACACCCCGATGGGCCATCCCATCGCCTGTACCTCGGTCACCGCATGCAGCTTCCACTCGTGATCGTTCAGGATGCTGTTGCCCCGCTCCAAGAGCAGGTCGTAGCGCACCCGCTCGGCCCGCATCCACCGCTTGGCCTCTTCACGGTCCCACCGTGTGATGACAACAGTGCGGAAGGTCCCTCCAAGAGCGCCGTACAGGTCCACGTTGCGTGCCCAGGCGTTGTTGGCGTCCATCGCCAACACGTCCTCCAAGGAGACGATCAGGCACTCATTCACGCTGCTCGTGCTCCCTCAGCGCCTGCGTAGCCGCCCGGTGCTTCTGCTTGGCTGCTACCGCCTTGGCGTGCAGCGGATGGCTCTCGGGGATGTCGTTGGCGCCGTACTGAGCGAGGATCTTGTCGAACTGGCGACTGGTCCGGGTCACCGCCCCTCGTAGCTTCGCTCGGTCGTCCATCACGTGTACTTGAACGTCGGGTCGCTCTTGGCCTCACCGATGTTCTTGTAGTGGAGCACCGGCAGGAACTGGTGGGACCAGTTGCCGTACTGGGCGTGCTCGGTGGCTGAGGCCACTCGGTGATGCCCTCCAACGATCTCGGGCTTGCCCTGGCTGCCGATGGTCTGACCCAGCCGGATGGGCGACTTCACACCTTCCTCACCGATGGCCTCGTGCAGGGTGGCCTTGTTGCCCGGCGTGTAGCGCATCTCGGACTCCCACGAAGACTCGTGCCCGCCGCCCGTCGTGGTGCGGGCCGAGTGGTACGTCTCGCCGCTGTAGCGGGATGAGTTGCCCACCATGAGCTTGTGCTCGGGGTACTCGTCCTCGTCGGCGTAGCCCTGGGCCTCGCTCAGCTTGCGGGCGTACAAGTCCTCGTCGGACTCGGTCACCTCGTGCGTGACCCACTTGCCGCCGCCCTGGGTGCGGTTGTACCAGCCCCCGCCCGGCGTGGCACCGTACTGAGGCTGCGGGGGCTTCTCCTTGTTATGGGCCAGGTCGCCCCACTCCGACCCGCCAGTGGACGGCGTAGCAGGGTTCCAAGAGCTACCGCTCACGTACGTGTCGGTGCCCCGCTCGTGACGATCGGCGTCCAAGGGCTGGTACTCAGCGTGGATCTCGTCAGGCGTCATGAACATCTTCAACTGGCCCGGGATCTGTGCAGTGCCCTTCTTCTGGATGCTCACTTCATCCTCCCGGTCTTGGGCAGGTTCACCGGGGCGTTGGGCGGGAAGTCCCCGGAGAAGATGAGGGAGGCGGTCTGCGAACGAAGCTCAGCCGAGAGTGCTGGCCGGGCCTCCGGGGCGAACATCTGAGCGTGATGCTGATACGCAGCCTCCTCACCGTGCCGTGAGAATCCTCGCCCCGTTGCAGCGTGGCCGAACACGTCATGGACAGCCCGAAACTGGTCATTCTCCAAGTCCGAGAGGAGGCCGTGCCCACCTGTACTGGCGGTGGAGAGGACCTTGATGCGTCCTTGCGCCACATCGGCAGCCATGTGCTCGGCCGTGGGATACGGGTCATGGGACGTGGCCTCGAAGTGGAAGCCCATGCCGCCCTGGTGCTTGGGCGTGGTCAGATGGGCGAACTGCTCTCCGATGCCCTGGCGCAGCGCATCGTATGACGCCGACGTGTCCGGGGTCATGGGCTGGCCCTCATTCTTGCGCCGCTCCAAGTGGGTCGCATAGGCCGTTCGGGCCTGATGCTGGATGGTTCCAAGGCCCTCGCTCGACACCTCTCTGCCGTGTGAAGCTGCATACTTCTTAGCGCCCGACACGACTTCCGGCGAAGGGGTCCAGGTCTGGGATGTCCCTTCACCGATGTCCAACTTCTGCTGGCCGAATACCTCCTGCCGTTTGCGAGGCATCTAGCTCACCGCCGAGGAAAGTATGCAAAGGTTTGGTACCATGTACACATGCCCGACGTGAACGTCTCCAAGCACCGGATGATGACCGCCAAGTCGGCCACCTGCGCCGTGTGCGAGGAGCCAGTGCCCGCCATCCCGGATACGGGCTACGTCAGCCCGCAGCAGCGGCATCTGTGCCCTCTGCACCAGGACTACACCCTGGTCGTCTACGACGTCACGCCGAAGCAACGGATCACGCCTTCGGCCGACGTGACTTGACGGGTCCGTAGACCCAGGACTTGTTGGCGGCACTGTGGAAGGGCACCTGCGGCCCTTCCTTTCCGCCGTGACGCTTGACCATGGGGGCCATGACGTCGCCCTGATACTCACCACCGGGACCAACCTTGCCGATGGCCTTCTGGCCTTCGGCTATGCCCATGCGCCGGGCACCGACCTCGCCCCGCTTGGTGAGCGGGAAGGCCTGGGACACGTCCAGGCTGGCTGCCTTGCCCCCGGCCCAGCCGCCCATGAAGCGGTCGGTGCGGCTCAGTTCGGGACTACGGGACTCAGCGAAGCCCTTCAACGTGCCGCCGCTGGTCGGCATGGGCACGTCCTGGCCGTGTCGGAGCGTCCCCACCATGAAGGCGTTCTCGGCTTCCTCCCCGGCCTTGGGGCCATGAGTGCGCACCGAGAAGCCACCGCCCTCGTTGACCCGCTGAGCCAGGCCGCTGAACTGGTCGTCGGAGAGCATCAGCGGTACATCCCCTTCTTGTGCCGGACGTCAGGGATGACGTAGCCGTGGACGAACGGGCAGGCGTGGCACAGGTACATGCGGTCGTTCATCGGCATGCGCTTGTTCGACTCGTGCCCTCCCAAGAGCTTGGCCTCGCTGAACACGTCCATGCAGCCGTCTGTGGGCCGGTGATGCCGCTCGAAGCACTGCAAAGCGTCTTCCTTGACCTGGTCCCGCTCGGAGTATGCAGACTGGTGGGCCTCTTCGATCTCCTTCTTCATCTGGGCCACGAAGCCAGCGTTGAAGCTCGCCTGGTCGGTGGCGTAGATGTCATGCTTGCGCATCCGGTCCTCGGGCACCTCGGGGTGCTCGTGCCGGGTCATCCAGTCCTCCAAGGCGGGGTCGTACATGGCGACCATCGCCACCTGACCCGTCTCGTCCCGGAAGATGTACTCGACCTCCCGCCCGCCCTCCATCCAGGCGATGCGAGCAGGGACCAACGGCGCCTTGGCCGGTGGGTCCGGGAGGCTCGACAGCACCCGGCAGACGTGACAGGAGACGAGGCGGGGCATCAGAGGCCTGAGTACCTGTCCCGGCCCTCAGCCCGTCGTTGCGCCGTTATCCGCAGAGCCGCACGTGCCCGCTGGAGGGTGCGCACGCTCCCACCTCGGCCACCGCTGAACATGTCGGTGCTCGTGGTCCAGGCGTAGCGGGTCCCTCGGTCGCTGAGCTTGGAGCCGGACCCCACCGGAGGCCGGTACTCGTTGATGCGGCCGTGCTCGCCCTCTTCGCTGTGCATACCCGAGTCTCGATGCACGACACGACCAGATTCGTTCGCCCGATCCGGGGGCGGTGCCGATCCATGTCCTGCCATGATCCCTCCTACGCCTTGTACTCGTTGATCTCGTGTGGCTTGAAGTACTCGCTCAACGGCCGGGTGATCGGCTCACGCTTCACACCCGCACCTCGTGCCCACTCCAAGGCCTGCGCTGGGCTGTAGCCCCGCCCTCGGAAGCGCACGTAGGACTCGACACTGCCTGACCCTCGGTCCACCTTGCGACCGGGGTGGTTGGCTCGATCCTCAGCAGGGCCAGAGCCATGCCCGGCCATCAGTCATACCCCTCACGATTGAGCCTGCGGCCCTCTTCCCAGGCATCGTCGTCGTTCCAAGCAGGCCGAAGCTCGTAGGCGTGCGTGGCGACTCGGTGCGCTCGGATGTCGGCGTCGCTCATACCCGACGTCGAGAACGTCTCCGGTGTGACAACACGACCAGGATGCCGGGCCTTGTCATCGGGGGGAGACGAACCGTGTCCGGCCATCTAGCCGTCCATGCCCTTCTCGACCAGGTTCTTCAACCAGCCCTTGTTCGAGGCGCCGGTCGCCCCCATACGACGGAGGCGGGCCTCCATGGGGTCAGCGCTGGCGGGCGAGTCAGCAGCGCCACGCACGCCCTCGAAGCCCGGCGAAGGCGGGCCGTAGACGGGGCCGATGCCTTGCGGAGCGAGGGATGCGGTGCTGCGACCGACCTGACGGCCAGGATGGTTGGCCTTGTCCTCGGCAGGCGGTGATCCGTGTCCGGCCATCACTTCTTCCCCTTCGTCTCGGTCTTCTCCTCGGAGCCGAAGGCGGGCGCTCGCTTGCCCCCGAACTTGTCGTCCTTGGTGGACGCCTTCTTCTTCTCCTTGGGGGCGGGCTGCTTGGCCATCAGAAGCCTCGGCCCACCGGATCACGCCGGGGCACGTAGCGGGAGTGGGGCTGCATCGGGATGGAGGCCCGGTGCGCTCGGGCGATGTCGAAGGGGTCCATCCCCTTCACCTCGGCGTTCAGGTACTGGTAGGGCATCTGGTTGATCGCTCGATCGACCCGGCCCTGCATCTCCACGAGGCCACCAGTGCCGGGGGCAACCGAGATGTAGGTGTTGTCGATGCAGCCCTGGCGGAACTCGGCCACCATGCTGCGGTCCACTGCCTGAGCCATGACAACTCCTCTCGCTGGGGCGCAGCGTAGAACAGCGGAGGGCGTGAGAGGGGGTACCTCCCACGCCCGAGGCTGCTAGCGGCGGGGCTGGCCGGTCCGGGGGTCCACCACCGGAGGCTCCCCGGTGACGGGAAGCTCGTTGGGGAGCGTGTTGTCCGGGTGGGCGCCGCTGTCGGGCGTTTCGCCGCCACCCTCGACCGGAGGAGGCTCGGGCTGCCCGCCACCAGGCTTGCTCTCCGGCTCGCCCGCCGTGATGGTGATCTCGGACATCTGCCCACCCGTCACCTCGAACGAGATGGAACCGATGAAGTCACCGGAGCCGTCCCAGTTGGCATCGTTGGTGTAGACGACGCTGGCGGCGCCGACCGGCCCGACCGCAATGGCGAGGCACTCCTGCGGGTTGGCGCTCTTGTTCTGCCGCACCACGATGATGGCGGGGTCACTCGACTGCCACACACCGGCACCCGAGATGTCGGTGGGGTTGCCGTACTTGTCGGTCCCGCTCACGGCCAGGCTGACCATCTGATCTGCTGTCAACTGCAAGGTGATCTCACTTTCTGGTTGCTCGTATGGAGGGTGCTGCGGTGGCTCGGCCTGCCAGTTGGCGGGCTTCAAGCCGATCGGACCGATGGTCCAGTGGATGACGATGGGATTGGGATCTGGCTTGGGGACCCACTCGGAGCGAGTCTCCGTGTAGACGTCCCAGCCCCACGGTGCCGAACTCGGCGGTTGATCCGAGATGGTCCCTCCTCTCAGCCCAGCGGGCTAGTGCTGATGCTCACGTTGCGGTCGGTACCCGACCACATCTGCTCCTCTTCATACCGGCGCCGAGGCGTAGCGATCGGAGGAGACACCCAAGACCGCTGCCGAGGCGTCCAGTCCCCGTAGAAGATGTCCTCGACGGTGACCGGCTCGTGAACGTACCCGAAACGGGGTGGGAACAACTGCTGGGGCACTGGCGGACGGATCATTGCTAGCTGCTCACGAGGCGTGCCCATCCAACGCAGAGCGTCGGAGGCGATCATCTCAGCCTGGCTGTAGCCGGGCCGATCCTCCCACGGCATGAGCAGGGGAGGCTGCTCGTCGTCGTACAGCACGACTGATCCTGCCGTGCTGGCCCCCGACATGGGGTCCAGATACTCATACCCCTCTTCGAGGAAGCGAACAGCCATGGCTCCGAACCTACAACATCCGGACCATTGACACTGACACTGTGCTCACAACACCAGCCAACCGATGGCTATCAGGCAGAGGCCAGCGTCCACCAGAGCAGGCGTCCAGCCCCAGTACGCAGCCCGGGGAGCCTCAGGGCCACCGTGCGGGGCGAAGAAGTGAGTGAGCGCAGCGATCCCGAAGAGGATGGCGGCGATCAGGAAGAGAACGTCGGCGGTGCCGGTGTTCCCGCTGGCTATGTCTGCGAGCATGTGCATGTTGTGTCACCTTTCGGGTGCGTCCTCGGTGTTCATCTCTCTCCGAGTCTTGAACTGCTCGCCCCGCCGTCCCTCGGTGAACGTAGGGGTGCGATGGCCCCTGGCGGGATGCTCTACACGAGCGATGGGGCGTGCTTCCTCGCCCCCAATACCCGCTAGCTGCTGCTGCTGAAACTGCGTGCTGACCTGCATCAGGTGGCGTTGAAGGTCTGGGTGCCGGACATCTTCTCGCCGGGCTTGCGCACACCGATGAGAATGGGTCCTGCCGCACCGTTGTCGGGCGTGGTGTTGAAGCCCACGCAGCGCAACTGGGTGGCGCTGTCGAAGGTGGTCGCCACCGGGGCGTAGTTGGCGTGGATGACGGTGAGGTTGGTGAAGCCGGTGCCCGTCACCGTCAACGTGATCTGATTCTTGCGGGCGTAGGTGGTAGGAGCCACGCCGGACACCGTGGCCGTGGAGTTGGCCCCTGTTGCCACATCAGCAGCGGAACCAGAGCGCCAGCCTCCACCTACGTAGCTCATCAGGTACCCCGCTTCTTCCTGGTCGCCGCCGCCTTCTTGGCCATCTTGCTGCGGGCTGCCGGACCCTTGGCTGCCTCATTCGAGATCGCCGCCGCCTTCGACTTGCTCGCCCCCTTCTCCCGCAGGGCCTCGTACTCGTCGCCCTTCTTGATCGAGGCGCCGTGGTCGTGACCGGGCATCAGCTTCCTCCTTCTGAGCTTCCTTGCGGAGCAAGAACCGTTCGGCAGGCACCAGTCCGAAGAGTATGAGCGACATGACCAGGAACGGGATGTCGTAGCCCGGCGTGACCACTGCGAAGATGACCAGTGCCACCCCGAGTATGAACATGACGATCTGCCGGATGACGTCGAACCACGTGGGGTAGATCTTCGGCCCAACGTGGCCGGGGTCGCTCATCAGTCACCTGCACCACCGATACGCCCAATGTCGAAGTGGGCGAGGCGGGACCGCCGAACGGGTGGGTGGTTCAACTCGAAGGCGAAGCCACTGTCCTCACGCTTCAACTCCAGGCGCTCGGCCTCCGTGGGCGCCATCGGAACTTGACGTCGGTAGTGGTCGCCCTCGTCAGGCATAGGGCTTGTCTCCCACCAGACAGCCGAAGGCGTCGGGCACTCCAACAGCCCCGTCCCACGTGTCGGTCTTGGCCCCGGCAGCAGCCAGCACAGCGGTGGCGTCGTCAAGCTCGCCCGCATGGACCCACTGGATGGTCCCGCCCGGGTTCACCTTGAAGGTGGTGCCGTTGACCGGCGCCGTCCACTCGGAGCCGTCCACGTGGTGGCCCTTGGTACCGGCGTTGCACTGGATGAAGCCGCAGGGTGTGGGCATGTCGTCGTCTCCCGATGGTTGCGGTGGCGTGGGGGTGGGGATGGGTGCGGGAGCAGTCCCGATCTGGATGATGCTGGGCAGCAGGGGGTAGAGATCGTCGCCCGGACAGGCCGTGGCACCCACGTCCCGGTGCCCGTACCACCCCGGCTGACCCCTCGATGAGGCTCGTGTTATCACATCATCGGTCAGCCGTCCGCTGGCGACCATCCAGGAGAGCCAGGCCTGAAATGCCTCGATGGACTCCGCAGTCGGCTCCATGTTGTAGGGCTGATGGAAGAACCCGATGAAGCAGATACCGATGGAGGAAGAGTTGAAGGCTCGTCCTGTCGAAGGATCTGGAGCGACTGCATGGCATCCTCGGGTGTCACCGAAGCCACCGTGCAGGACGCCCGTTGGATAGACCAGGTAGTTGTACTCGATGGCTGCTCCGTCACGTCCCTCTCCGTAGCTCTCGATCTGCCTGCTGAACGCTGCTTCCTGACCCGCTGGAGGCTGGTTCGAGGCCGAATGGTGGACGATGAGCTTGGTGCAGGGTGTGATCGTGGGGCGCCCGTTGGCCGGGTCGTAACGACTGGCGAAGCGAGCACCCCAGTCTTCGGGCTTCACCAGGAAGCCGGGAGCGCCGGGGAGGTAGCTCACTTCTCCTCCTTCTCCTCGGGACCCACCTGACCGTGCTCGTCCTCGTCGTAGACCTCCAGCTTCACCTCGTCTTTGTCAGTGTCAATGCCTCGCCGTTGTTCTGCCATCACATCATCCTTCCTGGCATCACCGACATCGGTGTCTGCGGACGCCCGGTGCTCCACGGTGGTACCTGACGCAGCATGCTCTCCCGCACGTTGGGATCGATGGCGCCGTACACCTCGGTGCGACCCCGAGGGATGCCCTTCGGCCCGATGGTGGGGTTGTCCCAGATGGAGGAGTCGCCGTTCCACTCCCGGCCCATGCCGGGCGGGGCGAACTTCTCACCGATGGCCTGGAGTTCGAGGCCCGTCCAAGGGTTGAACTCCTCGGGCCAGAAGTAGTCCCGGTGCTCGACCCGCTCGCCCTTGTGGATGCCCCTCGTGTAGGGCCGCTGCTTGGCCCGGTCGATGAGGTTGTTCATCAGCCGGTCGGAGCGCCGACTGTTCAGCGTGCCGAGGTAGCCGTCCGGGTACTGCGCCTCGGGCGTCTGGCGCCACATGCTGCGCCGTGCATCCAGGTCGTCACGGAAGAAGGGCTGCGGCCCTCCGGTTCTTGTGACATCAAACGGGGCGTCGCTAGCTGGGTATTCACGGCCCTGGAAGGTGGTGAACGACGGCACGAGGGGGAGCGTAGACCCTGGGACCAGGCCGGACGTGTTACTGCACGGCGTACCAGCGACCTGCGGGGGAGATCCAGCCCGATGCAGCCATCGACGCCTGGTAGGTCACGTCGCCGTTGGGGTCAACATCGACCCGGGCGAAGCAGTTGATGCCATCGGCCGACGCCACACTGTTGAGCAGCGTTCGGGCTTCGGGCCGGAAGCCAGCCGGAAGATTGCAGATGATCCCACCAGCGATGGTGGCACTGTCGGTGCGACGGATCAATCCCTCCATGAAACACATGTTATCCCATGTTCTAACAACACGAGGCACGGTCCAGGAGGTGTCGTACTGGATGAGTTGGGAACCACCGTTCGTGAGGAGCACGAGGACCTGGATGACTGGCATGGCGTGGACCACGTACGGAGTAGCCCGATCACCCTTCGGCCCGGTGAGCCGTGCCCATTCCCCGGCCATCAGATCAAGGCTCCGGGAGTGCCGGAAGGGACGTCGAGCGGACCACGCAGAAGCCAGCGGTGGTCCATGAGCGAGGTCGGATCGTACGACGAAGCGGCGTAGTTCATGACGTGTTGTGCCAACACAACCTGACCACGGTCGGCCATCTGTATCCACGGCGTGGGGTAGACGTCAAACGTGCCTTGGTTGCCGACACGGTGGTTGAACGCCCCCGCCGCTGCGTCGTAGTAGAGCCAGGCAGTGAGGTTGGAGCCGGACGGTGTGTACGGCAACTGAACCGTTTGCACCGCCGGAAACGTAACCGTTAACGGAGCGCCCTTCAAGTAGCCGCTGATCTGCCCTGGTCCCACCGTGTAGATGGTGGTGTACCCCGGTCCCTGCTGGGCGCTCACCTTCATGCCGAAGTCCACCCACATCACAGGCACGTGGGTCTGATAGATGGCATGCACCGCCGTGAACTGGTTCTGGTACGTGACCGCTGTGCTGTTCACTTCGTAGACCCAGCCGTAGGTGCTGTTGTAGTAGATGTCGGACCGGCCCTGCTGGTTGCCGGTGTTCTGAAGACACACCAGGCGAAGCGTCTCAGGATACGGAAGCATGTCCCACGGCAAGTAGAAGAGGATGCCGGTGTCCGGCGTGAGCGCATAGATGAGGCCTTCGAGGACGACCTGCCCCTGCGCCGTGCGATACGCCACAAGCCGCTGGTGGGGGGCGCCGGTCTGCGTCACGTAGTTCTTGACGTTGTAGGCGAAGAGGAACCCGCCATGAGCCGGGTTACCAGTGCTGGGGAAGTCGAAGCAGTAGCGCCGCACCGGCACGCTGGGAACGGACTGCGGCGTACCCTTCGCCCCGACCGGGCCGGTCACCAGCGTCCAAGGATTAGACATAGGGCAGCCACCTCCGGTCGTTGACCGGCCTCACTCCCGCCCCCGTCGAGAACGTAGCGAGGAGCGCTCCGTTCGCTGGGTTGCCGCTGTTGGCGTAGTAGCCAACGCAGGACGAAGCCTCAGAGTTGTTCCCATAACTCTGGCCTACCCCTCCAGCCGCAGTGATGATGAGGCAGAACCAAGTAACGCCAGACGCCACCACTGAGGCGGACCCGGCTGGTATTGCTGTGACAACCCCGGCCAGGTTCACCAGGTGCCCTGCTGTGTACGTCACCAGGTAGCTACTCCCACTCTGGAAGACCACCGATGTGACAACGAGGCCATCGAGCACGGCCAGGTACGGCACCGCCGAGAACCACACGAGATCAAGGGCAACGAAAGTCTCGCCCGCTGGAGTAGTGGAGTTGACCTGGATGCTGCCGTCAGTGTTGTTGACGTCGATCCGACAACCTGTCTGCGGGTTGCCGATGAGGCCTGGCAGCATCACTCTATTCAGAGGGAAGAAGCCGATCGGTAAGTAGCAGCAGGTCGAACCAGCAGCGAAGCTGGCCGGACCGGCGATCGTAGTGTTGAGGTGGCACACCCCCTGTCGGTCCCGGTACACGTTGCTGTTGCCGAACGGTTGGCCGTACTCACTCCAGTTCGCTGGGTAGGTCAAACGGCCCGAGACGGGGCGGTACAAGCCGAGGTCCGGGTCACCTGATGGACCAGCCGGACCTTGCAGCGGCTCCCAGACCGGAGGCGGCGAGCCGTACGGGCCATCGCCATAGCCACCGTAGGAGTATGACTGGTCCACCGGAGGCACGTTGACGTGGTCCACGAAGGCGTCCGGCGAGCCAGCCGGGCCACCCTGGGAGAAGTTCACCATCCAGGAATCGTTCGAGATGATGGCCGAGGGAACGACTCGGGTGGCACGCAGGTACGGCTTGGCGGTTCCCTCAGCACCGTCAACACGGTTGAGCCAGCCCGAGTTGTAGTCGCTCATCAACGCACCGAGGCCCACCATGTCGCCCGCCGTCAACGCCACGCTGTTGGCGTCCATCGTTTGGACGGAGTAGTCAGCGACGGTGTTGCTGATGATGTAGGGGATGGTGACGCTTGCCAACGGTTTGCGGTTGACCGTGATCATGTAACCGAACCCGAAGGACGCTCCATTGCAGATCTCAGCGTGCAGGTTGTACGTGCCGGTGGTGGGGCAGATCCAGTAGTCGCCAGCCGTCTCAGCCATACGACCAGTGACCCGCAGGTACGGACGACGAGTGCCCGGACCAGCCTGGATGCTGTCCACCATGTTGATGTTGCTGCCAGTGGGGTTGTAGTAACGTAGTGACAACACATCGTTGATGGCGAACGGGATCTCGGTCCGCACCTCCAAGACGCTGGTCGCCACGGTGACGTAGGTGCGAGCCACCTCCACACCATTGACGAAGATCGCAAAGATGCTGCCGACCGGGAAGTTCGGAGTGCTCGCATCGGTGTTGGTGTAGCCGTACACAAGCTGCGGGGTGGTGATCGCAGTGTTCGTGCGCCACGCCGTGTTGGTGCCATCAGTGGCTGTCCAAGATTGCGGAGCCGTGCTGGTAGGCGTGGCGAAGCTGAGCGACGTCCAGCCTGGTGCCATCGGCCGCAGTGTGCCGGTGACATTGGCGTGCGTGGCAGCGAACCCACCGAGGCCGGTGTCGGCAACCCGGGCAACGCATGGAGTCCAGGGTGGGGTGGTGTCGCTCATGTAGAACGTCCCGACCCCGTACGAGCCACCCCCCGGGGGGTTGATCGGAGCGAGGCCGGTAAGCGTCTGGTTCTGCACACCTATGCGGTCGTGGTTGCCCGAGTAGCCGTTGAAGTCCCAGCTACGCCCCATGGTCGCTATCGCAGGCAGGACCGGGGCGGTGGCGAAGGGATGCCACGCCAGACCATCGGCCGACACGTCCCAGTAGATGTTGGTGTTGTCAGCACGCATGCGCAGCCACTGGTGGGCCACCGGATCGTAGGTAGCCGTCCCCCAGTCCACCCCACCAGGCTCGGGGTTGGTCCAGGCGATGAGGTTGGTGTCGTACACGGTGAAGCTGACGAGCAACGAGCGGTCCGTGTTCTGGAGGGAGAAGTTGAACTCCCGGCCCGCCACCGCAGGACTGGGCGTGCATTTGGCGTAAATACCCGAGTTGAGCAGGTTGTACGTGAGCGTGGTGGGGGTCTTCAACGAGTAGTAGCTCGGTGTTGTGACAATACCCACCCGCTTGTTGGGGGTGTCGTAGTAGACGTTCGGCGCCCCGGTGGAGGCGGGCCAAGTTGTGACCCGGTCGATGCCAGTGGCGAAGGCATCCTGGAGGAGGGCCACCGGCACAGTCGGGGCGGCGTTCAGCCACTTGGAGCGCAGGTAGCTCTCCACCTGCTGGCGCTCCAGGTTCGACAGCTTGCGGCTGAACACCATGAGTTCGGCCATCTCGCAGTTGGATGACTCAGCCGTGTTGTTGGCGCTGTAGCCCGAGATGCACAGGGTGTTCAGCACCCCTGTTGTCGCAACAGTGTTGCCGTACAGGAAGACACCGTTGGTGAACATGCGGGGATTAGCCGCAGCAGTGGCGTCGAAGGAGTACAGCTTCCAGGTGGTGGTCGCCGCCTTCTTCAAGTCAGCGAGAGGCCACGCCCCTACGAAGAGGGCGTCCTCGTTCCCGCCCCAGAACCCGAAGAGGATGTTGACCTGATTGCCGTCCCCCGCCACGACCCGACCGATGTTCGCCGTGGTGGCGTCCCACACACGCCCGACGTAGATGATCGTGTACTCCCGGTCGATCGGCAGGCCCCACCACATGTGCCGCCCCTGGAGGGTGGTGTACCGCACCACCGGACGTCCGTTGAGGCCGTTGACTCCGGTCCGCATCACCGGAGGGGTGTTGGTGCCCGGCTGGAACTCGTAGTTGCAGCGCTGGTTGAACGGCGAGAGGTCGGGCCAGTTGACGACGTCAGCGCCGTTGACCAGCCCGAGACGGGAGGCGTCCAGCCACAGCGTGAGGCCCGGGATACCAGAGGGATCGAAGCTCATAGCTGGGAGGGGTCGATGGCGTACGTCATGTTGATGGACATGGCTGCGACGTTGCCCGACCCACCGCCAGCCCAGAGGCTCATCTGCATGACCCCGGTGCTCAGTATGTCGAGACGGCAGAACGCCGCAGCAGGGGACCCGGCCGACGTATCAGCCCCACCGACCCACCGCATGTTCTGCGCCGGGCGGTAGCCGATCGGCACCGTGAGGATGGAGCCGGGTACCCCAGCCACGAAGCCCTCGATGCGACATATGTCACCGCCCTCTCGACGGATGCGGGCAAGTTGCCACCCACCACCGAAGTTGTACCAGCCGGTGGCGAAGGCAGGCAGATTGCCACCAACCGGATTCACGTTGATCCACGGCCCCGGTGTGAGCACAGCCAGAAGAGCGGCGGTCTTGTTGTGGTCGTCGGCGTGCCTGGTCGTCTGTGCTGTGACATCAGTAGCCAACAGCGATGATGGTTGTGTCAACGGCCAGGGCATCTCACACTCCTACCGGGGCGAGGTACATGAAGGGGAAGGTGATCCAGGCACCACTCACCATCTGAGCGGTCCAGTAGACACCACCAACAGCAAGCTGCACAGCGGTAGCCGAGATCGCCATCACGGCGCCGTACTGGTTACCTCCTGAACCGATGAAGACGGCGTTACCTATGTTCTGACCAGCAGCACCACCCGCATAGTTACGAATCGGAACCGGAAGATCCATCTGGAGTGGCTGCCCGGCTGTACCGGCGCCAGTGAGAGTGACACCAACCTCACCGACAACCCATTCACCCACCCTGGAGTACCAGGCGTTGTTGACAGTGAGCGGGAGCGTCACACTCTGGCGGAAGACCGGCGTCCAGGTGAGTTGCTTGCCGATGGCGGCGACCAGAGCATCACTGCTGGCGGCGAAGGAGCCGTACGGAATCGAACCGGGATCGACGTTGGTGTTCGAGGCCATGGCGAGGAAGGCCACCCCGTTCCTGGTGACGATCTCCAAGGGGTTGTAGGCAGCAGCGCCGGTCCACTCACCCCGGGCTACGAGAGCCTGTGTTGTCGTACCAGCAGGCCCCTGGATACCAGCAGCACCAGCAGCACCGGGGTCACCCTTGGCCCCGCCCGCCTTGACGATGGAGAGCGACGGGATGTTCGGGATGAACCCGGTCTGTGTTGCGACAGGCCAGGACAGTGCCGCCGACGTCGAGTAGATGAACAGAGCAACCGTGGTACCTGCTGCCAGCCACGTCTCCCACACAACCTGTTGCGGTGGAGTAGCTCCTGCCGGAGCCGCAACCATGTTGTTCTGAGCGCCCACCATCCACGCAGATCCGGTCCAATAATCGATGGAGATGGAGGCGTTGTTCGCTGTGCTCGCCACCATCACCTGCCCGACGATCTGGTAGTACCCCGACGCCACGATGAAGATGCCACCGTTGTTGATGTAGAAGTCAGCCGACCCGGTGTTCGAGTCGATGATCGTGTCGAGAACGATCTGCGTGGGCGTGTTCTGCACGTGGCTCGTGGCCGTGCTCTTGCGAGCCGAGTAGTACGGCGGCGGCACGGCCACGGCACTACCTGAGGTACCAGCTACACCTTGCGCACCCTGGAGGCCCGCTCCCGCTCGCCACACCGAGAGGTACGGCTGAGGAGTTGGATCGAGGTTGTTACTGGCATTGAGCGGCTCAACACGGTACGAGTTCGCCCCTTGCAGATAGAGCGCCAGACTCACGTAGTCACCAGCGTTGAGATAACGCTGAATCGAGATCGTGTGGCCCTCATATGCCGTTGCTACCTCGGTGAGCGTGCGGGCGACGGCAGTCCCGTTGACAAGCAGAATGACAACAGAGCCAGCAACCCATGCGCTTGCACCCGCAGCGATGTAGGCACTGATGTCGTAGACGCCCGAGTTGGGGACCGTGAACCGGGTGCTAGGTCCGTTGTTGGTGTACGTCGAGCCTTGTGCCTGGTACACCCCAGGAAGCACAACCTCTGTCACGGTGGTGGCTGGGACGGCCACGGTGGAGGCAGTCGTCAGCGATGCCACACGAACGAAGCCATCCGGCGTGGGCGTGCCCGCTGGACCGATAGCCCCGGTGTCACCCTTGGCTCCCGTCGCTCCGCTGGCGGCAACGACCTGAACGAACGACGAACCGTGAAGGGTCCACGTACCACCCCCTATGGGGTAGGCGGTAATGCGGAAGTACTCACCAACACCCAGGTCATAGATGCCGCCGATGCTGACCTGAGAGTAGTAGTTGGTGGTGGATACGCCGGTTCCGTAGAACTGACGAGTCGATACGAGAGTGCCAGTTGAAGAGTAGTACTCCAGGTTCGCAATAATGTCAGCCGTCAATGCACTTTGCATAACGAGCGTGATCTGAGCACTGATCTCATACCGACCAGCCGCATCCGGCTTGATGAGCGCACCAGGACCAGACGAGAACCCAGACTGCCCGAGGACAGTGCCCCAGGTGATGGGAAGCGCAGACGCACCCGACGTACCAACCTGGGTGGCCTGGGCGTAAAGAAACGCCGCACCTGTACCTGCACCAGCCGACACCCCGATCCACGACGTGCCGTCCGACAGGTACATCGTCTTGTTCGTGGTGTTGAAGTACGTGTCACCTGCCGCCCCCACCGCTGGGGCGCTGGCGTAGGGCGCTGCGTTGGTGACGCCGAAGGACCTCGGCATCAGCCCACCACCACCACTCGATACCCGGCTCCGAGGTTCGGGTTGTAGCGGATGGTGATCGTGTTCACTGTTGTCGCATCCCAGTCCACCACCACGGCGGTGTAAGGACTGGCCCCGTTGAGCACCTGCACCTGCACATCCCTGGTGTTCAGGTTGTGGGTCACCACCTCGGGACTGGCCGTGCCGGTGAGAGCGGCAGCGTACTTGCCGACACCTCCTGCTGGTGCCGACCAGGTGCCGTCCGCTCGCAGGAAGGTGGTCGTGCCTCCTGGTGAGTTGGGCACTGCTCCCGGAGTGCTCCCGGCGAAGCTGGTGATGGCGATCGTCCGGTCGGCCGTGAGGTTGCCGCCGCCAGTGATCGGAGCCGTGGTGTTGATGAGGCGACTGGTCGGAGCGATGACTCCTGTGTTGACAACAACCGAGTCGGCAGCGACCGTGAGGCTGGTGTCCCCAGCGACCACGTTGAGGGTGGCGTCAGCCGAGAGCGCACCACCACCAGTCAGGCCCGCACCAGCGATGACCTGCCGGGTGTTCGGTACGTTGGCGGCATCACCCGCCGTTACCGAGGCCACCGTGGCGATGACCGCCGTGTTCACCCGCACGTCGTCGGCGGCGACGGTCAGGGTGGTGTCCCCGGCGATGACGTTGAGCGTGTTGCCCACCTGCGTCATACCGGCGCCAGCAGTGATCGCCCCTGGACCGCCCGTCTGTGCGAACGCCAGACTCGTCGTACCGATCGAGATCGGGGCGTCCGTCGTCAACGTCCAGGTCGTGTCGGCCTGCGTCGTACCCTCACCGATGTAGATCGCCATGCCTACGATGTCGGTGCCGAACTGCGTGTCAGTGGTTCGTCCCCAGGCGCCGGAAGCGACGAAGTAGACACCGTTGCCGCTGGCCGTCGTCTGATTCTTGACCAGCACCCGATCACCGACGATGCAGGCCACACCATCGATCGTCTGCGTTCCGGTGAGAGCGATGTTGGCAGTGGTTGCTGCCCTCGCAGCGTCCTTCCACGACAGCCCGTTGACGAGGCCATCCACGTAGCCCTTGTTGGCGGCGTCGTTGCTCCCAGTGGGCGAGTTGAGGTTGGTGATCTTGAAGGCGCCCCAGTTCACATCAGCCGTGGGCGCCGCCAACGCTGAGATGGGGATGGTGGCGTGATCCGCAGCGACGTGGGTCGGGTTGCCGTGAAGGTGGTCCGACCGGGCGATGGTGGCTGCCGACCCGTTGGATGCAGCGGCACCGAAGGTGGACTCCCCGGAGATGGCCCCGAAAGCAGGCATCCCATGCTTGTGGTCCGTCTTGGCCGCATCGGTAGCGACTCCCCCGGCTGCTGCGTCACCGATAGCGGCAGTGGAAGGTGTCGTACCCAGCGCCGGGTTGCCGTGCGTGTGATCAGAGCGAGCTATTGTTGTCGCAACACCGTCGCTCTTGGCTGTGCCGAAGGCAGTGTCCGCAGTAGCCGCTCCAAAGGAGGGCATGCCATGAGCGTGGTCCCCTCGGGAGTAGAGAGCGCTCGCACCTGGCGCTGCCGCACCACCCACCGCCAACGTGGTGGTCGTGTCCGCTGGGACAGCACCCGCTCCACCCTGGGCGGCGACCCACTGCGAGCCGTTGTACCAGTACAGGATGTTGGCGGTGGAGTCGAAGTAGACCTGGCCCTTGACCGGCGACGATGGCGCCGTGCCCAGGTTCTGGACGACGGCGTTCTGTAGCTCGTTCTTGGAGAGGTTGATGGCTCCGTAGAAGGTGGGCATGGGGGTCCCCTAACTCAGGTACGCCTCGCCGCCGAAGGCAGCCGAGAAGGTCAGTTGGACGGTGGCGCTGCTCACGTAGTCGATCGCACCGGGGACCACCTCCCGGCCACTGGAATCCACGACAGAGATGTTGGGGTAGAAGGAGAGGCCGTGGGTGATCGTCCACACCGCCGAGGCCGTGGGCTGAACGTGCCGATACGCCAGCGTCTGAGCACCGGCACCGCCTGGCCCCTGCGGGCCGGTAGGACCAGGAGGACCCTCTGGTCCCTGCGGCCCAGTCGCTCCAGTCGGACCGACCAGACTGAGCGTGCCCGACTCCCCCGCCCCCGAATAGAACTTGACCGAGACACCGCTGCGGAACGAGCACGGCACGGTGCCCGGTGACCAGTTGCCCCGCCAGCGGAGGGTGGGTGTCTGGCCCTTGATCACCGGCACGCTGAGCAGGCAGTCCCCGATGGACTCCCACTGGTTCGGCCCCGGGCTGGCCATGTAGCCGAAGGCGATCCAATCGTTGCCGGTGGGGTCCATGTAGCCGGGGGCGTACACACCCTGGCGCACGTTCACACTGGTGGGAGAGTGCCCACCGTAGCCCCCGGAGACGATGGCCTCGATCCAACCGTCGAAGGCGACCTCGTAGCTGCCGTCGAGCACCACCAGGTCGGTGATGCCGGTGGTGCCGCTCTCGATCGACACCTCCTGGGTGACCACCTTGTACGGGGGCCAAGAGGCAGCGCTGGTGCCGCCACCCGAGGACTCCGACCCTGCCCACACCGGGCGCTCGGCCAGTTCGGACTCGAAGAAGACCCAGCCGCTGTCCCCCGCCACCGGGCGAGGCCCGGCGAACTCATAGACCACCACGTCCTCGGCGGCGAACAACTGAGGGACCTGGACCCTGGCCCGGTCCTCCAACATCTCCAGGCAGACAGCACGATAGACGCCGCCGTAGGCGGCGAGGGCGGTGTCGCTGCTGGCCATGTTGGCGCAGCGTACAGCGCCAGGGACCTACGGTGTTGCTGTCACATCATGGTTCTGGATGTAGGCGTCCGGGGCGTACACCTTGCGACGGGAGTCGGACGGTCGGATCACGAGCGTGGGCGGTGCGTACAGGAAGAGCGTCCCGTTGTCGTCTTTGGCGCCGAAGCTCTCGGTGGTGATCCACCACGACTCGAAGGGATGCCACTCCAGGTCGGACAGCCAGCCAAGCGACCACTCTGGATCTCGTGGTATCTCGTGCTTCGGGAGTCGCATGTACCGACCCAGGTCCTGGTCGATCAGCCATATCGAACCACGAGACTCGACACGGATCATCGGGCCGAGAGTACAGCCCGCTCCAGGTCCGTCAGGTCCCACACAGCGAGCACGCTCCACAGGTCGCCCCGGATGTGGCGCAGCAGCGCCGGGTCGATGGGCGCCACGTTGGTCCACTCCTCGACCTCCCACAGGACGTGGAAGCTGCCGATGCGGCCTCGCTTGGGCCGGTGCCGGGGCGGGACGTGGGGCACGATGGTCTGAGCGGAGCGCCACCAGCGATTCCCGGGCACTGACACTGACACCGAGTGCGGGGCGACGAGAGCGCCCCGGTTCTGCACCCGGTTGCTGTCCCGGTAGACGATCTCGTTCGAGCGGCTGTCCACCCAGCAGGTGCGGGCGTCGGCTCGGGCGATGGCGAGCTTCGGGAGTCGGGGGCACACCGGGTGGTCATCGGAGAAGAAGCCCCCGGCCTTGATCACCTGCGGGAGCATGATGATCGGGAGGCCACGAGCCGCCGCCTTGTACGCCGAGAGGATGGCTTGGTCCTCGGCGTCTCGCCGTTCCCTGACCGCCACCTCGTACTCTCGGACTCGCTCTTCGGCTACGTCCTCGGGAACGGTGATGGTGGTCAGGTCCATGGCGACCTCCTAGGCGGTGTGTTCGGCCTCCAGATCATAAGCCTCGGGGACGTCCGTGTGAACCTGCTGCCATTGGCAGCGGCTGCACCAGGCGACCTGGGGTAGGTCCCTTGCGTTCGTGGGTCGTTCGGTCTTGCCCAACATGACGTGGCCGAAAGCGTTGCAACGCACCTTCGATCGGCCGCTGACCAGGGTGTACACCGGGACGGAACCATTACGGCAGTTCACGCAACCGATGCCCTGGCACGCTGGGCACGGAAGTTCGTACCTATCCAGGATCTCGTAGCTGCTCCTTGCCATGCCTCCATCATGCGCCGTTGGAGGACGGATCGGAATGGGTCGTACGGATCAGCCGACGTTTCCGAACCTTGTACACTCTCCGTAGCAGGTCGTTCGCATGTTCGACAGTTGTCAGAGCGTAGTACTTCCCCACGTCCGTGGTTCCCCTACGCTTGATGATGACGAAGCCCGTCTCGGCGTCGGCGTTGACGATCTGAGCGTCCATCTCCTTGATGTACTGAGCCAGGCTGATCGTCTTCTCGTTCTTGGCCTCGATCATCACCGGGATGCCGTTGCCCAGGTCGATGTCTCCCTCGTCTCGCTGCCCCTTCATGGTGATGCGCCGGGCGTAGGGCCACCCGTTGCGCTTCAACCAGATGACGCTCTTGGACTCGTGCTCGGTTCCCGTCTTCTTCGATCGATTGACCATCAGGACCCCAACCACCAGGTCACGGCCCCTGCGGACCCCTGGCTGGCAGGCCACAAGGCCAACTGGTTGAAGTACAGGAGGCGTGGCCGGGTCTTCACGTTGAGCATCTTCGGTGTCAGACCAGGGACAGCCACGTGAGGGCGGAACTCGGTGTGCTCGGACTGGCTGTACTGCTGGACGGCGGCTCGCATGAGCGCCAGTTCGGAGGTCAGTTCAGACAACAGGACCGGCTCGTTGCGCTTCTCCCCGAAGAAGGCAGCGCCGATCACCTTGGCCCCGAAGGCGAGGGTGGTACGGGAGAAGTTGGCCCCGATGATGGCGAGTGCTGACAACACGTCGGTGCCAGGCTTCTCCCCAGGCCACACCAGGGTGAGGTGGGCGTCCTCGGGAAGGCCGGGAGTATGAGCGGGGATGAGCACGAGGGCGGTCACTTGGCTGCCGCCGTCTCGACACCCATCACCTGGATGTAGTGCTCCACCAACCGGGCGCTCTGGTGCCACGTCAACCCGGCGTCCGGATCGCCTTGCTGGAGACACCAGTACTCGTGGGCGATCAAGTGGCCGATGCCCCCCATGACAGAGCGCAGTGCGCACACCCGGTGCATCGGAGCGACCGGGTTGTTGTTGGCCGAAGACTCATTGCCCATCGGCTCCTCACACAGCGAACAGATCATCGTGTGAACTCCCGTCCCCGACCATCGTCAGTGTCAATGGACTCCATGGCCTTGCGATACCCGGCCTCTCGTCCGATCTCGATGGCGTTGGCGAACCACCCCACCATCCAGCCCTCATCGATCAACGGCTTGCCCAGGTACTCCAGCTTGCGGGCCACGATGCACCACTCGGTGGCCCACACCATGGCGTCGGTCGTGCTGTAGAGCCGCTGGATGCGCAGCAGGTCGGCCTCGTCGTCCTCGGGCACCACCTGGCTGTCGGCTGACGCCTCCGCATCCAGCCTGATCGCAACGACGTCGTCCTCAGGTGTTCCATCCTGCATAGCGCCCCTCCACAGGTGCTCGTCCGATACGGCGTGACAACTCCCTCGATAGCAGGCTTGCGTCCCGCTCCATGTTCCCGCACAGCACCATGAGCACCTTGCGCCGGGACCACGCCGTCGTCACCCGCTGGCGAGCAATGACGATCTCGGGATCGGTGTCCCGCTCGGCCCTGGCGAAGGTCACCTTGTCCTTGGGTCCCCACCCTGCCATGGACGTGGCCTCCAACAGCTTCAAGTCAGCCTCGGCGTTGCCCTCCTCCACCTCGGCCTCCACCCGCAGCACGTCCAGGTAGTCGTTCCACGCCACGTACAACGAGAAGAGCCGCATCAGGTGCGGGTCCGCTAGCTCAGCCAGGTCGATGGGTACAGCCGGTATCGGCTCAGGAGGCTCGCTTGGTAAGAGCACGCCTGCGAACATTCGCTGCGGCTCGCTTGACGGGCGTTGCGACCGGCGTCGGATGGTCTTGGTGTTGTTCATGGTTCAGTTTCCAGCATAGAGCACGGTACGGACAGCTTCGACAGATGCGAACCTGCTCGTCAGCGGCCCAGGGAGGCCGCTGCGGTGGTCGTCCGATGTCCAAGGCGTCGGTGACCATCTGGGCACCGGCCAGCATCCTCTCCACCCACCGTGGCTGGTAGGCGACCACGAACTCCTTCACCAACTGGCGGGGCTTCCACTCGTAGATGAACACCATCTCGTGGGGCACCGGGACGTCACTGGTGGCACCCCGGATCGCCATGTACAGGTAGAGCAGGCCCTGTCGGATGTGGCTGGGGAAGGGCCGGTTGATCTCCATCCAGATCTTGTCCAGGCTCTCGTTGTTCTCATAACGCTCGTACAGGTCGGGCGCCTCGAACCGGAGAGTGCCCAGGCTCACGCTCTTGATCTCCAGCAGCCGGAAGGGTTGGCCCTCGATCATCAGCCCGCCGTCCGACTTGCCCCCCATGTGCAGGTGGTCGGCGTACAGGGGGATCTCGTGGTACCGCAGGAACCGGAGCGGGGCCTGGCAGTAGTAGCACTCCTTGGGGGAGCGGTCCCACCACGACTGTTCACACAACTGGCAGTAGAAGACGCCGTAGAGGGTGCCCATCTCCCACAGCCAACGCTGCCACTTGTGGTGGATCTCGTGCCCCTCCTCGAACACGTTCTCCATGTGGAAGCTGGGGTTCTGGCTCTTGGGGTCCACCGGGTAGCCCCGGAGGCGGTAGTAGTCGTGCCGGTGGCACCAGTCCCCCTTGGCCATCTCGCTGGGATGGAGGATGTCCTGGCGCCGGTCCGGCTCAGGCTCCTGACTCTGTCTGAGCACGTGCTTGCGCACGTCGGAGAGGATGACCGTCTCGTCCCCCACGGTGAGGTTGCGTGTCTCGATGAGCACCCTCTTCGACACGCTCACCGCTCCCACTCCTGCTCTCGCAGCACCACGTAGTTGTGGCCCTGGATCTCGATGCAGAACGCAGGCTTGCGCCCCTCCACGTCGGCCTGGTGGCCCAAGGTGAGCAGTTCCTGGAGGGTGATGCGGTACCCCTTGTTGTCGGTGGTCTTGGCCTCCACCAACCAGTCCACATTGCGCACGTCGGCCTTCCTGACCCAGCCGTTGCCGGACCCGGCGTTGCGAGTGCCCCCAAGGAGGTTGGCGAGCCGGGACTCTTGCTTCTGCCAGGGCTTAGGCACGCTTCAACGCCCGCCTGGCCTTGGCCGGGGCGGGGTCGTCAATGTCAATGCCCGGCAGGGCGAGGCCACGGATGGCCTTGGCCAGACCTCGTTGTAACAACTCATCCTGATCGACTGCCTCCCAGAACTTCTCCTTGCCGTTCCACTTCTGCCCAGCAAAGTAGTACCAGGCCCCCTTCAACTCCACGACACCCAGGTCCATGCCGATGTTGGCCAGCATCTTCCCGATGTCATAACGCCCGGCCCGGTGGTTGCCGTCGTCCTCCCAGTAGAAGTCGAACACGGCTGAGCGCTGGGGCGGCGCCGTCTTGTTCTTGATGATGCGGGCCTTGAACGTCTGGCCCACCCGGTGCTTGTCCGGCCCCAGCCAGTCATCCCGGCGCACCTCCACCCGGGTCATGAAGAAGAACTCCTTGGCCCGCCCGTTGGGGCTGACTCGGTTGTCGCCGTACATCACGCCGATCTTCTCCCGCCACTGCGAGATGATCAGCCCGAAGCAGTTGCGGTCCGGCTCGGTGAGGCTGCGGCGCTGGGCCACGCTGGACTTGCGCATGAACTTGCCCGTCAGGCGAGCGCCGAGGCCCACCTGCCAGTCGTCCATGGCCTTCTCGTCCTCCTCGGTGGGCGTGAGCGAAGAGAGTGAGTCGATGACGACGGCGTCCACGAGGCGCCCGTCGATCATCTCGCAGACGATCTGGTAGGCGTCCTCCATCACCCGGGTGTCAGCGATCATCACCCGGTCGAGATCGACCTCGCACGTCTCGGCCCAGGCGGGTACGAACGGCTCGGCGGCTATCCACAGGGTGTGGAAACGCTTGTGGATACGTTGGTTGGCGGCGATCGTTTTGAGAGCGAGAACCGTTTTCCCATGGGACGGTTCACCCAGAAGCTCGGACCAACAGTTCATGGCCCAGCCGCCGCCCAGCGCCATGTCCAGGGCCAACGACCCGGACGTGATGCGGGGGATCTGGTGGTTCTTCAAGTCGGACCCCCGGATGAGGGTCCCTTCCCCGAGGTTCTTGTTGACCCTCGTCAGCACCGTGTCGAGAGATGTGTCAGGCATCCGGCCTACGGTACTCCTCGTAGGATTCCGTACGTGACTGACGACGAACTCGAAGCGACCTTCCCCGAACTGCCCTGGCGTGAGCCGGTCGAGCTAGCGCTCGTGGACGGGAGCAAGAGAGGCCTGGCATGCCGCCTGTGTGTTGCCCACTACGGCATCCAGGCCTCCAACATCGACCGTACCATGCACTCTCGTGAAGAGTATGACGCTCACATGGCGGCGTTTCACCCGTTGACGGCGACGGCTCCCTGACCCTGCACGAAGAGGCCGTTGAAGCCGCACGACTCACACAGTGGTGCGGCTTCACGCCTGCCCTCGAAGCGACGGAAGAGCACCCCTCCGCACTGCGGGCAGTCGAGCGCCGCCTTCTGCCCCTCGCCACCCCTCCAGAACTTCGCCATCTCCAGGAAGTTCTCTGGTGTCACAGCACCACGAGGGATGGTGCGGGTGTCGATGTTCGGCACCTGCTGCTGTTGGATCTGGCTCCAGGGGATGGCCCCGTTGCCGTTGGGCTGCTGGACGGGCACCAGTTGGTAGCCCGGAGGGGCCTGATAGCCCGCTGGGACCTGCTGCTGGGGCACGTACGCTTGGGGGGCCGCAGGCGCTGGCGACCCTCCTCCCAGTGCCCTGCGGTACCAATCCTGTGCGCTCACGCTGCCGTCACCTCGATCTCACCTGCCATCTCCAAGAGGTTCATGACGGCCAGAGCGTACGTCGCCAGCCAGGCCACCCGCTCATCTTCGTCCTCCACCACGCTGAGCACGGCCTCGCAGTCCCGGGCAGCCTGGGTCAGGATGGCGCACAGCTTCCCGTTGCGAGTGAACCGGCCCATGCGGGCACGAGAGTCCCCGACCTCGGCCTCCAGCACCTCGGCTGAGGCCGCAGGCAGGTCGAACAGCCGGGCGATGGCATCACTGCCGACCGGCCAGGACATGTCGATGAGGAAGGCCCGCCGCAAGCTCGTCAGGGTTACCCCTTGGCCTCGCTCCACCTCTTCGCTGTTCCGCATGACACCACCAGTGGGACGTTGAGAATCGGATCTCCGTTGGCGAAGCATATCCCGGACATCGCTGTCACAACGGCCGCTTTCGCCTGCTCAGCCTCGGCTTCGGGGACGGCCGACAGCAGTTCGTCATGAACAGTCATCAGCATCTGGTACGGCGTGTCCTGGAAGGCCCGGTCCACCCGGATGATGGCGATCTTCATGATCTCGGCCGCTGTGCCCTGCACCCGGTGGTTGATGGCCTGCCGCTCAGCCCTCGACTTCAAGGCGTTGTCGCCGCTGTAAAGCTCCGGCAACCTGCGCTTACGTCCCAGAAGTGTTGTCACAAATGGGGGCTGCCCGTAGGGGTTCTTGGGGTCCCCCCGCTTCCACGCCTCCAGCAGGACCCGGCGCTTCCAGGGCTGGATCATGGCGAAGCGCTCGTAGTACCGACGCACGAAGAGCTTGGCCTGGCGCTCGCTGGTACCGGACATGGCGGCGACCTTCTGCCAGCCTGCGCCGTAGCCCACGGCGAAGTTGAGGGGCTTGCCGATCTTGGAGCGCTCGATGGGGGTGACTTCCTCGATCTCCTTGCCCAGCACCGCAGCCGCTGTACCAGCGTGGATGTCCTCACCCCGCTGGAAGATGCCCTGCATGACCGGGTCCCCCGAGAAGTGGGCGATCACCCGCAACTCGATCTGGTCGTAGTCAGCCACGATGAGGATCTGCCCGTCCGGGGCGATGAATAGCCCCCGGATCGAGGAGTCGGTGGGGATGTTCTGGACGTTGGGGTCACGGCTGCTCAGACGCCCTGTCACCGTGCCCTGTTGTGTGAATGATGTGTAAACGTAATGTTGACCGTCCCGCTCGTGCATCCGGTCCCGCAGGCCCACGATATAGGTGGAGTGCAGCTTGGCGGCGGCGCTCCACTCACTGAACAGCCGGGCTAGCTCGTTCGTCTCGCTGTAGTGCTCCAGGGTGAACTGGTTCAACTGGGGCACGCCGGTCTTGGCCGTCCAGGTGAGCGGCTTCAAGCCCTGCCCACCCTTGACCTTGTCCTTGGGCATGAACAGAAGCTCCCGCTTCTTGTTCACATCCGTCATCTGGAACGGTCCGTCAGCGATCTGCCAGGCCCGGTTCTCGATGAGGGTGATCTGCTGGCGCAGGTCGGCGCCCACCGCCTGCATCTCGTCAGTGTCAATGGCGGCGCCGTTCATCTCCATGCGCATCACAGCCGGGTACACGTCCATCTCCAGCCGGAACACCGACTCCAGCCCCTGCTTCTTCAAGCGCTCCCGCAGGTGATGTCGCAACAGCCAGCAGAGATAGGTGTCCTTGGACAGGTAGCGGGCCACGTCCATCAGAGACTCGTTCATGATGGTCTTGCCCAGCTTGGGGTAATAGGTCCGGCGCTGATCCAGACCTACCACCCGGAGCATGTCTAGTACGCACTCCTTCAAGTCGTAGAGGCGCCGGTTCTCGTCCACGACGTGCTGCATGATCATCGTGTCCTCGTACGGCCCTGGTGGTAGCTCGCCGCCGTAGTACTTGGACACCGTCATCAGGTCGAACTTGACGTTGTGGCCGATCTTGATCTGGTCACTGAACAGCAGAGGCTGTAGCTCCTCGAAGACGACAGCAGGGTCCAGTTGCTCGCCGGGGTCCCCGAACACGGCCGGGTAGTTGACCTTCACCTTGCGCATGGACAGCGTGCCGTTCTGGAGCACGGCCCGTAGATGGTCGGGCGGTAGCTCCATCTTCGAGTGCGCTCGCTTGATGAGCCGCCCGTGACGCTGCCCGATGGGAATGAGGAAGCACTGACCATGGGTGGCGAGGCCGACCCAGGTGACCCAGTTGGTCTTGGTGAAGACGCCGTCCGTCTCGACGTCGATCACGAAGGCGTCGTACTGGGAGCAGCGGGCGACCGCCGTCTTCAAGTCGTGGCGGGTGCGGATGAGATACGGCTCGACCACCATTGCCATTGACGGGACTGTAGCTCCCGGCCCCTCACACGCCGAGGACCCCCGGCCACTTCCTGGGAGGGAAGGAAGGCCGGGGGTCCTGAGGTGGAGTGCTCTGGAAAGAGCGGGCAATCCGGAGCCAGGAGAGTAAAGCACAGGTTCCGAACCCTGTCAACCTCCCCAGCTACGTCCTTCCTCGGGCGGGGTGTCGCCTGCGAACTCAGCCGCTACCTCGTCCATCGTGGCCTTGGGTGAGATGTCCACGATCTCAGCCGTGTACATGATGAGCTTGTCGATCTTGGCCTGGGTCAACGGTGGGGTGGCCCAATCCTCCAGGAGGTCCCGCTCACGGACGGGGTTGACCATGGTGGTCACCTGCTGACGCTGGGTCGCCTCGCTCTTCGACACAGCGAAGTAGAGGCCTGGCCGATCGAGTGGCCCGATCTTCGGGTCGTTGGCGTACGTCTTCAACTGCTGGGTGATCTTCACACCCGTCTCCCACGACTTGATCAGGGCCTCGCCGTCGTCCTGGCAGAGCGCCACGTTGAACGCCGTCACGGCGCCCGGCTTGTCCCCGATCATGCAGAGCGGGCAGTCCTTGCCCACGCTCTTGTAGCACGTGTAGGCCCGCTTGCCGATGCCTACCCGGTCGATCCAGTGTCGCCGGAAGGCGGCATACGGCTTGCCCTCCAGGAACCGGATGATCTGTGTGTCCTTGCCTGGCTTGAACGTCTGTGCGTAGCTCGACGTGCTGTCGATGACTTCCTGCGAGGCGCCCCATCCGCCACGGATGTCCTCGCCTTCGTCTTCGTCTGGACCTGAGAACCCGCCCCCATTGGTCATTGCCGATGCGTCATACTCCTCCGCTTCCTCCACGATGGGAGGGGCAGCGGCGGGAGCAGGCTGACGCCTGATGATCCGCTTCGTTGCCATGAGGTGTTCCTTTGGTGGTGTTACGAGTTGCGTTTGGTGTGTTGCTGTAGTGCGAGGAACGCCGTCACCAGTTTCCTGGTGAAGAGCGGAGAAGGCGCCTTACCGTCCAGCACCCCCTCCTCCTGCGCAACCCGAATCATAACCTCCACCTGAGCACGGCTCCACAGCCTGTCACCAGCCTCTTTGACCTTGCTGCGCTTGGGCGCAGCAGCCCGGAACGTGGCCGGTGGGATGACCTGCTTGCCCTCCCACCACCGGATGGTTCTCGACGTGCGGTTGAGGGCGAGGGCCACCTGCCCCACGGTGAAGAACTCAGTCTTCACACCATTCACAAAGTAGTGCCTGGGCTTGGCGTCCCAGGCGTCTGGCATCTTGCGCTCGGGCCGAGGCTGGTCCCGGAGCGCAGGCTTGCGCTTGCCGGGGTAGTCCCTCAGATCATCGAACATCCCATCGATGTCGCTCAGCGCCGTTCACCCGTCCGTAGCTGTCGAGCGATCTCTTCGGCGCAGGCGACGGCCCGCTTGCAGATCCAGTCCTGCTTGAAGTCGAACTCACCTGGACCCTCGAACGACCCATCGGTCAGTCGCACTCCACCAGGTGGGTCGTAGCGCCCGCAGGCGCAGCACGTCTCACCCTTCACAGCTTCACCCGGTCAGCGATCAGCGCCCACGTCTCCTTGACGTCGTAGAGCTTGTCCAGGTCGGCGTCGGAGATCTCGCCCTTGAAGTTCTTGTCGAGGATCTTCTCCTCCGAGAGCATGACGACCGTCTCGGTGCAGGCCTTGTACAGGCCCTTCTCCCGCAGGTACTCCTCGGCCGCTTCCTGGTTGAGGACCCGGCTCACCCGGCGCTCACGCTTCATACCCTTGACCCGGCCTTCGACCGGATCGTCGGGGAAACGAACCCAGAAGCTGCCCTTGTCGTCCACCGTCCCCTGGTCCACGAGGGCTTCCATGAGCATCCCCCGATGGGTGGACACGTCCTTGGAGAACCGCTCGACGGCATCGCTGGCGAGCAACCACTGACGGGTAGCGGTGCGGATGTCGATCGGCGTGCGCTTCACCACACGGCGGCGCTTCGGCCGATCAGGTTCAGGGGTCGGTGCTGCTTTCCCAGGCATGCTTGACAGTGTACCCAGGAACCGATCCACGCACAGTAGGTCGTTCAGCCCATGTTCAAGCGGGTAGAAGACCAGGTAGAACAGTAGAATGATCAGGAGAGTCATCACACTCGCCCTGCTCGCAATGGGGTTGGCGGCAATACCTCTAGCGCCCTCCCCTGCGAGTGCGGCCCCGTCCGTACCCACCGGCTTCAAGCTCGTCCAGTATGACGCTGGAATGTTCGAGTATGACCTGACCAACTTCGTGGTCATACCCGGCACTCAGACCATGCTGGCCACCGGCAAGTCGGGGCGGGTGACACGTGTTGACGTAACAGGCGACGGCATGGACGCCTCGGACGCCACCGCCACCATCATCGGCAACATGCCCGCCTACTACCAGGGCGACCGAGGCCTGCTCGGCATCTCCCTGGCCGGTGACTACGCCACCACCAAGCACGTGAACATGCTGTGGGACTACTGCCAGTCCACCACCCTGGCCTCCGATGACCAGGCCTGCATCCCCGATGGTGGCCTACCGACTGGTCGGTTGAGCCGGATGACCCTCCTGGGTCCGGCCACCGCTCCCACCGGCATCGACTTCACCAGCGAGGTCGTGCTCATGGACAACCTGCCGTCGTGGTCGCCCACCAACGGGGCCGTCTGCACCGACAGCCACACCGTGGGCACTGTTATCACAGCACCGGATGGCACCCTGTACGTCGGCAACGGTGACGGCTCGTCCTACTGCGGCGCCATGGACCCGTCGTCCCTGTCGGCCCAGGACGTGTTCTCGCCTCGGGGCAAGATCTTCCACATCAACCAGGACGGCACGCCCGTCGCTGACAACCCCTTCATCGCCGCCAAGATCAACGGCCAGAACGACTACCCCATCCGGGACGAGTATTGGGCGCAGCGGGTGTGGGCCTACGGCCTCCGCAACCCCTTCCGCTTCTCCCTCGACGGCTCGACCCTGCGGGTCGGGGACGTGGGCTGGAACACCACCGAAGAGCAGGACGTGGTGAACAAGGGCAACAACCTGGGCTGGCCCTGCCTGGAAGGCACCACGGTCACCACGCTGGACAACAGCCCCGAGTGCAACGCCACCTTCACCGATCCTCTGCTGACCTGGCCCCACGTTGAAGTGGGTCGGGCCGCTCAGTCGGCCGCAGTCGGTGGTGTTGTCGTAACAAGCAACTACCCGGCTGCCCAGCAGGGCTACTGGTTCGGTGACTACGCCCGAGGCGATCTGTTCGTGGGCGACCACCAGCACCCCTTCGGTGCGCTCGGCCAGTGGGGGTCCATCACCAGCATCCAAGCGGGCCTGGGCGGCGACGTCATGGTGTCCGACATCGGTGCGCCTGGCACCGGGGCCGGTCACATCACCCGCATCCACTACCTGGGTGGCGACAACGCCGTACCCACCGCTCGCCTGGTCGGCACACCGCTGATCGGCCTGTCCCCGTTGGGCGTGACCTTCTCTCCCTCCGCTGGCGACACGGACGGCACCATCCGCACGTGGACCATGGACTTCGGGGACGGCTCACTGCCCCTGTCGGCGCTCAACCAGCCCCCGGCCACGGTGAGCCACACCTACACGTCGCCCGGCTCCTACCGGGCCATCCTGACGGTCAGCGACGACCTGGGCGCCACGGCCTCGGCCACGGTGACCGTGAACGTGGGCAACAACGCCCCCGTCCTGAACGTGGTCCCGCCCCAGGGCCTCTTCCACGTCGGTGACGCCCTCCATGTTGACGCAACAGTGCGGGACCCCGATGGCGACGCCGTCAGCGTCCAGTACCAGCCGGTGATCCACCACTGCCCCTCACCTGGCGAGTGCCACGTGCATCCCGGCGCCTTCCAGGACAGCCCGGACTTCGTCTTCCCCAGCCATGGGGACGACACGCCGGACTACTACCTGGAGATCGTGGTCAAGGCCACCGACTCCCGAGGCGCTGTCGTCCAGCAGTCGGTGACCTACCTCCTGGACCAGACGGTGCCCCCGGTGGCGCCCCCTGTGGTGCCTCCTGTGGCGCCTCCGGTGACCCCGCCGCAGATCCAGGGCCTCCGGTTCACTCAGCAGCCCGCTGAGCGCCTGGTGGACACCAGGACGGACGCCCAGCCGGTGCAGGCCGGTGAGCAGAACGCCATCAACCTCGGCGGGCACAGCGCCGCCATGCTCACGGTCACGGTGACGCAGCCTCAGGACACCGGCTTCCTGCGGGTGTACCCCTGCGGCACGGTCCCGGAGAACAGCACGGTGAACTACAGCACCGGGCAGACGGTGAGCAACGTGGCGATTGTCACGATCCCCGCTGACGGGTGGGTCTGCTTCTTGTCACAACAGACCACCGACGTGGTGATCGACCTGTCGGGCTACTTCGATAGGGACGGAGCGCTGGGCTACCAGCCGGTGGACCCGACCCGGGTACTCGACTCCCGACCCAACGCCTTCCAGGCAGGACACCAGGTGGTGTTCAACCTCGCTGAGGCACCGGCTACGGCCGAGGCCATGATGCTGAACCTCACGGTGGACCAGCCCCAGGCTGATGGCTACCTCAGGGCCTACCCCTGCGACGCCGAGGCCAACACGTCCAACGTGAACTACGCAGCGGGCCAGACCATCGCCAACTTCGCCGCCGTGGAGGCACCGGGAGGCACGCTCTGCTTCCGGAGCTTCGCCAACACGCAGGTGATCGCAGACCTGGCGGGCTGGTTCGTGGGTGCTGATGGCACCACCCTCACCGCCGTGGCTCCGTCCCGGCTGTTCGACACCCGCAGCACACCGGGGTTCAGCCGCCTGGCTCCCGGCCAGGAGCTTGCCGTGGACCTGGGCCTGCCCCGGGGCATCGCAGCGGCGGTGCTCAACATCACGGTGGCTGACCCCTCGGCCAATGGCTACGTCCAGGTGTACCCCTGCGGGACGACCACCAAGACGTCATCGGTCAACTACACGGCCCACCAGGTGAGCGCCGCCAACATGACGGTGGTCAAGGTTCCGGAGACGGGTCAGGTGTGCTTCAAGAGCTTCGCCGCCACCGACCTGATCGTGGACCTGAGTGGGTGGTTCGGTGACGCTGTCACAACACCCCCGTCTGGTCCTGACCCGAACACCGTGGCCAAGTGCGCCGACTTCCCTGGTGCCCTCGGCAGCGTGCAGAACCACAACGCCGCCCAGGCGTGGTGGGACTACTACCGCAGCCCCGCCATTCCCAACCCGGGTGGCCTCGACCACGACGGCGACGGCCAGGCGTGTGAAACCTCCTAGCCCGACTTGGGGGTAAGGCTAGGACACGGCGAAGGGCCGGGGTGCTCGACCACCCCGGCCCTTTGTCTTGCCCGCCGTCAACCGACGTCGTCGGTGCCGCCGCTGCCCTTCCCGATGCGCTTGCTGGACGCCTGTCGAGAAACCTCGGGCGGGAACTCCACTCCTTGGGCGTCCCCTTCCTCGACCTCTTCGGGGGTCAGCGACGCCTTCATGGCCTCCCGGACCGAGTCGGCGCCAGGCGGAAGCTCATCGGTGTTGCCCGCAGGCATGCCCGACATCGCCCCCCGTACGGCGTCGTTCTCCGGGTAGATGGCCGAACCGGGAGGGTTGACCTCGGCAACGGCCTCAGCAACCCGGTCCGTGACCTTCTGCTCCTCTTCGCCTTGGATGGCGACTTCGTCTGTGGTGTCAACATCGGACATTGGGTCCCCTTTCGTGGTCCATCAGGACGTCCGGGGCGCACTGTACTCCTGTGGCTAGGCAGCCTGGAGGAACCCCCGCAAGGTGTCGAGTGTCAATGTCAATCCGCCCTTGCCGTCGATGTGCATGCCATCGATCCACGTCTCGGCCACGGTGCGCTTCTGAGTCAACATGTCGAACTGGCGCTGCTCCACCGTGCCCCTACACATCATGGTGACAACGGTGACGTGAGGGAACAGGCTGGAAGTGCGGTCGATGCGGGCCACCCGCTGGGCGAAGGCCCCGGCTGACCACGGCAGGTCGTAGCTGATCAGGTAGTTGCAGTGGGGCAGGTCGATGCCGTACTGCCCGGCGTCCGAGGAGAGCAGGACCTGGCACGGCCCCTGGAACATGTCCAACGACTGGCGCCGCTGCTGGGCGTTCAGGTCCCCGGTGAGCATGACGGTGGCGATCTTCCGCTTGCCCAGGACAGCCCGAATCATGCGCAGCATGGGCTTGAAGAAGGCGAAGAGGACCACCTTGTTGGTGTCCGACTCCCCCACGATCTCCTCGATCAGGTCGCAGGCGGCGAGCATCTTCTGGTGGCCGTCGTCAGCTAGCTCGTCCAGGAAGCCCTCGTGAGCCAACCACGCTGCATACTTCGATCCCCGACCGGACTCCGGGTCGTCATACTCCTGGGCCGACTGGAGCAGCAGGGCCGGGTGGTCGCAGAGCATGCGCATGCAGGTGAGCCGGGCCATGATCTCGCCCATCGCCTTGCCCTTGGCGTTCTCGTGGTCGGAGCGGCCGTAGATGCTGGCCACGTCGAAGCTACCCATCCCACCAGCCTCTATGGCATGTTCTATGGCAGCCAGGCAGTCGTGTGCCATGAAGTCGTAGACCGCCCGCACCGCAGGGGATAGCTCGATCGGCATCTCCATCGGGATGATGGTGGGCAGGAAGTCCTCGATGTCCTTGCGGCTCTTGCGGTACATCACCGGAGCCATCGAGTCCCGCAGCGTCTCCATGTTGCGGTAGCGCACCGGGCGCCCGAAGTGGTCCCTGCTGATGAAGGTGCGGTCGAACTTGATGAACGGACCCAACACTGTTCTGTCAACAAACTCCATGATGGAGAACAGTTCCTCGGGCCGGTTCTCGATGGGCTGGCCGGTGAGGGCGAAGCGGTACGGCACCTCTTTGGCCAGACGCTTCAACACCTTCGAGCGCTGCGCCCGCATGCTCTTGATCTGGGTGGCCTCGTCAGCGATCAGGAAGTCCGGGACCGGCACCCAGTTGGTCAGTAGTTCCAGGTCGTTCCGAAGCGTGTCGTAGTTGCTGATGTTGTAGCGGTACCTACGGGCATGTTTGTACTGGAAGAGGCGGTGCTCACGTGTGCCATCGATGACCTGGCACGGCGCTCCTGTTCGGCGGCGGATTTCATCCAGCCATTGAAACTTGATCGAGTTGGGGCACAGGACGAACCCGGTGCGGACAAGGCCTTGCGCTGCCAGTAGTTCAACTGCGGCCAGGGCCGTGATGGTCTTGCCCGCTCCCATCGTGAGGGCGAGTAGCTGGTTCCCCCGCTCCACCATGCGTGCGAGGGCTTCCGCTTGATAAGGCCTCGGCTCAACGGTCAGAGGCCAAGACGCAGTGTCCGCTTCCATGCCGTGGTCAACTCCTCGTCGCTGCTGTAGTCCCCCGGGTCCTTCCCCTTGGCCAGACCAGAGTAATCCCAGCGTACGACCCCTGTCCGCTTCTTCAACTGGCGCTCCAGGCGGGGCATGGCCTCTAGCCCGGCAGAGTCGTTGTCCAACGCCAGGACCACACACCCGAAGTTGCGTGCCAGTAACTCGACCTGCCGGTTGCTGACTCCGGCGCCAAAGGAGGCCACAGCCGGGACTCCAGCCTGGTGGAGACGGACGACGTCGAGGGGGGACTCCACCAGGGCCACTCGATCGCTCTCGCAGAGGTGGAATCCGAAGAGGGTGTCACTCTTCTTGACCTCCTTGGGCCAGTTGTAAACACCGCCGTTCTGCTTCTGCTGCCAACCCCACAACGCCCCTCGGGGAGAACGAATGGGAAGCACCCAGCAGCGGTGCTCACGGTCGAATCTCACCTGGAAGAAGTCTGCCGCCGCCCGCAGGATACGGCGGATCTCCAGCAGCCGCTCGGGTACGGGGCGGAACTGTTCTGACAACGTCCACTCCATGTACCGCACCGAGTCGGCTAGCTCCCTCTCCTTGCGCACCGAGATGCGGTCCACCTCGGCGGCGAGGGAGCGCTTGCGGGCCTCCAGCACCACGTCACCCTCGGCGGGAGCACCCGTCAGGTACTCGACCAGCACGTCCAGGGTGGGGGTCTTGAAGTCGCACGAGAAGCAGTGGCCCACCAGCTTCATCTGGTTGAAGTAGAAGCTGGCGCTGCGGTCCTCCTTGCCCAGCCTCTCAGGGTGAGCCGGACAGTAGGCCCGGACCTCCAAGCCCTCGACTCGCATGACGTGCAACCCGATGGATTGCAGGTATGGAGTCAGGTCAAGCGATGTCGTCATACTCGTACCCTCCCGAAGCGTCTCCGCTCTCACCAGCCACACCTTCGACTTCCTCGACCAGACCTGTGTTCAGGTCCCATGCCAGGTGGAAGTCGATGCCCTGGGGACCGGAGCGGTTGCCCAGGATACGCATGACGCCGAGAGTGGGTTGATCTTCCAGTGTCTCGATGCCGATGACCAGGTCCCCGTCCTGGGAGAAGGCGCTCGTGTAGCCCATCCCGAAGAGACTGGTGCGGCCCTTGCTGATCTTCCCGGCCAACGTCTGGGTGGTGGCCAGGATGGCGACCTTCTGCGTCTTGGCCAAGCGCTTCAACGCCCGGCTGATGTTGGTCAGTGCCTGATGGTCCGAGGACCCCTGGAGGCCGGTCACCTCATCGGTCATGAAGTAGACGCCGTCGATGACCACCAGCGCCGGGTCCGTGTCCTGGATGAGGGCCTGGATGCTCGTGACGGTGGAGTGCCCGGCTGCGTCCTCGACACCGAGGAAGGTGGAGAACTGCTCCCGCACGTGGAGGAACCGGGTCATCGAGTGGAAGTGGTCCTCGGTGAGTTGAGTCTTGTCCCCTCGCACGATGTCGTAGGGGATCTTCCCCCACAGGGTGGCGAGCCGTTCAAGCTGCTCGTCGTTGGACATCTCGAATGTTATGAACACAACGGGGGCATACACGTGGACGTTGGAGGCGATGTAGAGCGCCGTCCACGTCTTGCGACTCTTGGCCAACCCGGTGAGGACGATGAACTGCTCGGGCCTCATGCCTCCGGTGTGCAGGTCCAGGGTGGGGATGCCGTAGGGGATGGAGGGCGTGCTGAACCCGTTCATCCACTCGGGCACCCGGCGCTTCAACAGGTCCACGTAGCTCACGTGCTTGGCCGGGGACGTCTCGAAGTGGGCCTGGAGGATGGCCTTCTCCATCACACTGACGGCGTCCTGCCCGGGATCGTCGCCCTCGGTGTTCAACGCCTCCACCACCTCCTGGGCGGCGTTGATCACGATGGCCTGGCGACGTCGGCTGGCGAGAGCGTCGATGTAGTACTCGGTGGGGTGCGGGTACTGCCCGATCTCGTATGACGGGTATGACTGGAGGATCACGTCGGGCGTGGGCGTGGTCCCGTACTTCTGGTAGTGCCGCAGCATGGAGCCGAAGACGGCCTTGTCCCGCTCCTCGGTGAAGAAGGCCACGGTGACACCCCGCTCGATGGCGGTGCCCAGGTCCTCGCCGTTGAGGATGCACGAGATCAACCCGTTGCCGTAGTCCATCAGAACTCGCCGTCGAAGAGGATGGCTCGACCAAGCTGGCCGTACCGCAGCAGGCGCTCCTGGTTGGTGTCGATGATCTCCTGGATGTTGTTGCGCCGCCACAGCAGGGACTTGGTGAAGTGGCCGAAGTCGAGATACGTCACCTCGGACACGTCGATGTCGTAGCGCAGGAACCAGTCGGCGGCGAGCGCCGCCACATCGGTGGAGATGAAGGTGACCACCTCCACCGGCACGCTGTTGAAGGCGTAGCGCATGATGGTCTTCACCGTGGTGAGGCCCCACACCCACTCGTCGGCCGGGTTGGGCGCCCACGTCCTGCGGATGCGCCCCTCGTTGTGGCCGGTGACGTGAGCGAGCGTGTCCTCTAGCACCAACAAGATGCGACGCTGTTCCCAGACGCCCAGATCACCATCTTGCACCACGCACCTCGATGGGGTTGACCCTTCGGTCCTCGCCCGCCAGGTTGATGGCCGTGTAGGAGTGCAGGAAGCTGCCCAGCACCTCGCTGACCGCCACCTGGTTGTTCATCGTCACGATGGTGGGCTTGCCCTCGTCCTGGCGGTATCGGAGGAACGGCTCCAGCAGTTCGCTCTTGCCGCCCATGCGCAGGGCGTCATCGATGACGAGGCAGGCGCACCGCTCCACCAGCCAGAGCCGGTCCATGACGTCGTCGGAGGGGTAGCGCATGTCCAGGAGGCTGTACAGGTCCCGGTCCCGTATGAAGGCGGTGGAGAACTGTTTGCCCCGCAGGTAGGTGATGAAGCTCGAAGCGAGCATGGTCTTGCCGGTGCCCGCAGGCCCGGTGAGGAGTAGGCCTTGACCGATCAGTTCGGGGAAGGGCGAGCCGACGAGGTAGGAGCGGAACTTGGCGAGCCACGACTTGGCGATCTCCCACTCAGCCGGGTAGTCCTTGGCACCACGGACGGCCCACTGCCTCGGCTCGATGCGAGCGAAGCGAGCGGGGATCGGCCAGACCTCGGAGGCGAAGGCTGTGTCCATGTGGGCAGCCACAGTAGTCACGTCTCACGACGGATGACACGCCTCCGCTTCCTCACAGGCTTATCCCCAGCAATGTCCCCAACCACCACAGTATGACCGTCGCCTCGGGACCCGGCCTGAGCAGCAGCGGCTTGACGCAGGTAGGTGGTGCGCCGTGCGAAGTACACGTTCCAACACGGCGTCTGTGGACCAAGGTCCAACGAGTCCACGTCGTTGCGGAAGTACTCGAACGACACCCGTAGTAGGTCCTCGGGGATCGGTGGTCGGCCGTCGCCACCCTCCAGCATCCACTTCATGTTGGCGTTCATACGGGGGATCGAGTCCCACCGAGGTACGGACAGGGGCACACTGTCCATCTGTCGCCAGAAGTGCTCCCGCAGTCGGTTCAGCAGTGCGGGGTCCTTCTTCCTCCGTCCACCTGTCGGCAGCGTGCCCTCCCATGCCGGGTCATCACCCCGGCGTCCGTCTCTGGCCATCCCGACATGTTGACAGGTTTCGGAACCGGGGGTAGACCACGCCGCAATCCGTCCGGCTCCGTCATCAGCTTCGTGCGAAGGCAACCCACCCGAGGCGGTAACCCCAAGCAACCGAGAGACATAGCAGACACGTAGAGAAGAGAGAAGCAACTACTCGTCGCCCCCTTCCTACCAACCCTCGTGGATGGTAGGGAGCCTCACCGCCCATCGTGGAACGTGTTGATCAGGGACGCACTCCAACAGCAACTCCTAGGCCGCAACACCATGAGTCGCCACTGGGACGGAGTCTTAGGACTCCGTCCCATTGACATTGACGGGCGCTAGTCCTGGTCAGCAGGCTCGGGACCCTCGTAGGTACACCAGTCGAGGTGTACATCCTCAGGGCGCTGGACGTGGCAGATGGGGCACTCCATGGTTTCCATACTCTCTATGAGGCAGGGAAGGCCCCGGAAGTGAAGGGTCGTGGCAAGTGTCACAGGCCCTGTCCAGGAGGCCCGGAGTATGAAGGGTAGGATGTACGTGCGCTCCAGCGCCCAGAGAAGGCAGCAGGAGCATGCAGGACAGGAGAGGCCCCCCGGTGTTGGTACGGGGGGCCTCTCTTCATGTCAGTGTCAATGCTCGTTCTGTTGCATACATGCCATACGGCCCATCAAGAAGTCAATGTGGGGCTTCTTGTTGACTCCTGCGAGGCCGAGGGTGTAGAAACCGAAGCCTACGAAAGGAAAGGCACCTTGCCTCGCATCACCATCCCGGCCTCCATCGAGGAGGTCACCACCAAGCTCAACGGCTTGGAGGCGCTGCTCACCACGAAGGAGTACGAGCGCTCAGCACTCGTCTTCGCCTTCACCCGTCCCAGCCAGGGCCAACGGTCAGACCTCTCCCGGAAAGGGGAGAAGTTGACCTTCACCGCCTTCGCCAAGCTCGGTATCGCCGGGCTGCGAAAGGCAGACACCGTGGCTGCGTACCACCAAGCGTGGATCGACGCCAACGGTGCCCTGGACATCGGTCCCGGTGACCGTGTCGAGTTGCCCGCCACACCCTGGCCCGGTCGCCAGGACGACTCGGGGAAGAAGCGCTACGTCGAGAAGGACGAGGCCGCTGTCGGCCGCTCCATCGCCCGCAAGGAACTCGACGTCGAAGTGCTGGCGCAGAACCTCTCCGATGCTGATGCTGCTGCCGTGGTGGCCCGCATCACTGAGGACCGGCCCACGATCGTGCGCAAGATCGAACGTCAGGCTGCCATCCAGGAAGCCATCGATGAGGGCGACACCGAGACGCTGAGCCAAGCCACGGCGAAGGCATCACAGAACCGCCGTGTGATCCAGAACCGCAAGCGCCTGGCCGAGGGCGACTGGCCCAAGGGCAAGAGGCCCAAGGTGATCGCCGCCGAGAACGAGGCGTTCCTCTTCGTCGTCGGGTTGCTCAACGAGGCCACCCGCAAGGTGGAGGAGTTCCGCACGGCGTGGGCCGGACTCGATCCCGATGTGCGGCACGAAGAAGACCTCGTCGGCTCGGCCAACGAGACGCTGGACCTCCTCGACATGGCTGCCACGGCGGCTCGTGGCGAGATCAACGGCACCATCGAAGCCGAACTCGACGCCATGGCCAGGGGGGAGTGATGACCCGCAGGAAGATGGACCCTCGTGACTCCGTCCACTACGTCCTGATCAACAACGTCATCACGTTCCTGGACATGAACGGCCCGGCCACGCTCGATGAGATCTGCACGGCCATCCAGGAACCGGCCCACAACTTCCGCCAGGCTCGCTACTCGCTGCCCGGTCGCCTGGCGATGGAGGACCGCAACGTGGTCATCCCTCGTCCGGTGAGTGACGAGGGCTTCCTGTACAAGCTGGCCGACGCCTGGGGGCCTACGGGTCCCGGCACCGGAGAGCCGAACGTGAAGAAGGCCGTCAGCGACATCCTCACCCGGCTGGCTGTCACCTTCGAGGACATCGACAACCTCACGCAGAAGGTGCCCGGCAAGACCTCCATCGGGAAGTCGCTGCGCAAGTTGAAGCGCTCCATGAACACCAGCCTGGATCAGGCTGAGGAAGTTGCCACCCTGTCCAAGACTGACATCTCGGACAGGGCGGCGTACATCCTGGAGAACCGTCCGTAGCAAGACGGGAAGCTAGCAGAGGCCCCTTCTTCGGAGGGGGCCTCTGTCGTTGTCAGCCGAACCGTGCCTCCATCTGCTGGATGGCCCGCAGTTGGAGCATACGGATGTGATCTTCCCACTCCGGGTCGTCGTGCCCGTTGAAGCGATGGTTCACGAACCTGATGGCACAGGGCGGGCACGAGAGCACGCCCCTGGTGTCTCGCTGGGTCGTGTCCCAGGGAAACTCGTCAGGTTCCCCGCACACCCGGATGGTGGGGAACCAGAAGCCCTTCTTGCGGCACACGTTGTAACACGTCACCTCCGAGTTCGGCCCCGCCTTGCGCTCCACTGGCACCAGGGTGTACACCCACAGCCCTTCCTTGGTGGTCGGAAGGGCTGTGAGCGTGCGGATCAGCGTGCGGGTCATCCCAGGAGGCCGACGATCTTGGACCGGGGGATGATGATGACGATCACGTCGTCGTCGCCATTGGTCATGACTGCTGACACAACAGCAGCGACGGCCTCCGGCTCGCCCTCGGTGAGGTTCATGATGGCCGTGATCAGGTCCCGCTTGCCGAGGCCCTTCGTATCTATGCCCTGACCTCGTGCGATGCCGGTGAGTTCGGGGACGCCCATTTTTTTCAGTTCGTCCTCTGTGTACACAACAGCCTCAGGTAGCTCCTCGACCGCAGCTACGACATCTTCGGCGGTGGGGGCCGCAGCCCTCTTGGCGGCTGCCTTCTTGGTGGGGGCAGCAGCAGGAGCCGCCGCCTTCTTCGCCGCCCCTGCCTTCTTGGTGGCACCTTTCACCGGCTCAGCAGCCACTGGTTCGGCATCCCCTTCCTCCTCGGCCTCCCCGAGGCTCAGCTTGCTCATGGCCCCGTTCAACTGGAAGACCTCGACGTCGGAGTCGATGGCGTTCTCGATGAGGGCCATCAGCGGCTCATCGTCGTCGGCGTCATCGGGGGGAAGAAGAACCAGGACGGAGCCGTCCTCCGGTTCAGCGGCCCCACGGATCTCCAGGATGCGCTCCAACATCCGTCCGTGAGGGTCTTCGTTCTGCTCAGCCGTCTGAGCGCCCTCGACGGCAGCGTCAGTGGCCGTGATCGTCTCGAACCACGTCTCGGTCTTGTTGGCCCACTCATAGATGACGGTGTCAGCCTTGGTGGGTTCGTCCTTCGCTTCCAGCAGGAGCCAGAAGTCAACCCCGTCAGCCGTGGCCTTCGCTTTGAGATCTGCGAGAGCCTTGGTGATCTCGGCGTTGGGGCCTACGCCGTTTCCGGCAATGGCATAGAGCATGTGCTCTCCATTCGTGCAGGTAGAAGCCCAGTTACCTTCGGGACGGACCCCGAAGAACACGGACTCTAATCCAGTCCCGCAGGGCCACGATCACCTGGTCGCCTCGGTAGAACCCGAAGGCGATCCCGGCCACGGCCGGTCCCCACCAGGGACTTTCGCTGGTGAGAGCCAGTCCACCGCAGGCCAGGGCGATCGACAGGGCCATGTAGAACCAGGCAGGAGCGGTGATGCCCTCGGTGGCGACCCGTACAACCATGAACACACCTAGCCCCACCAGGACGAACACCATGTTCGGAACCCTACGGCACGAAGATCTTGGGTGACCAGTCCTTCAAGGGGTGCCCAGTATCCGTCATACTCAGCACATCCCAGTGGGTGTACACTGCCGTGCCAGTGGGAATCCAGTCCTGCACGAGGCCAGGCAAGGTCATCTGGCCGTTGAAATAGCCCCCGAACAGGCGTGCTGCCGTCACATGGCGGTTGTTGTAATAACAAGAGTAGGACTGGTGGGCCTGGCCCTGCCACGAGAAGTCGTAGGGCGCCCCGGTGTCGGAGTCCCCGGCGAAGTAGTCGTGGAGGGGGTCGGTGGCCTCCAGCAGGCACAGGTCGAAGTCGAAGGACCCGTCCGAGATGATCTGGGGGATCACGGCCACACAGTCGTCGGAGGGCGCCAGGAGGTCGTCATACCGTGCCCAGTCGCTGTACAACGTCCGCTGATGCCCCTGGACGGTGGTGAGCACGCTGTATGTCTCGTCCAGACACACGAGACTCAGGGTGATCTTGGTGCCGGTGCCCTTGCGCACGTAGGCCGAGAACCGCATGCGGCCCTGGGTCGGGATGGAGAGAGACTGCACCACCTTGCCCGCCGCCCGGCCGAAGTAGTTGGACGCAGGCTTGTCCACACCACCCAGAACCCTGGCGATGGCAGCATCTGAGCGCCACCCGAAGCCGCCGACATCTTCGTAGCTCGGGTTCGGAATCAAGTTGACCCGCTGCGGATAGAGGTAGACGTGCTGGATGCGGGCCGACTCCCACGTGGTGGGGCCAGGAGACTGCACCACCGTGCCCCCGGCTACGTCCGCTGTGGTCCCATGCGTCACGTAGGAGAACAGCACCTTAGGGGTGGCGGCGATGCCGACGATGGCCCCTGGTGACACAACATTGCCGAACATGCTGTCGGTGACGAAGAGCCAGGGGTTGGTGAATCCCGCCTGGCTGCCCGCCAGGTACCAGACACCAGCAGCCACGAAGGTGGGCTTCGTCAGTGTCAATGCGTAGTCGGCCCCGATCGCCACCTTGGTGAGCGGCGCCGTCACCTGGGTGTTGGCGGTCCGAGTGATGCGGGTATAGCCGGTGGCGGCGTCAAGCTCCTGGAAGCCACCCGACAGCAGCAGTTGGTCGAAGGAGTCGGGGCTGGTGTCAGTCGGCACGGCGTAGCTGTAAACCAAGGCTAAACCTAGGTTTGTCCCGTTGAAGTTGAGCGAGCCGTCCGCCAGATGTGACAACAGATGCTGGTTCACGTAGGTGGTCATGCCGGATCTGGCCCCAGTATCGATTGTGGGCTATTGAGCAGCTTGGTGGACCCGAGGGTCAGGTACACGTCAGGCGGCAGCGGCACGATGGCCCCACCCACGCCCTTGATGCTGGTCAGCATGGCCCCCATGATGTACCGGGCAGTCATGGCTGTCGGTGCATGCCACCAGATGCAGGGGATGATGTAGCCGCAGATGCCGCCCGCTGGGTCGGTGACGAGGCCGTCGCCGCCCGAGGCGATGATGTGCTGCATCCGGTACTTGGTCCAGGCCCCGGTGTCGGACAGGTAGCCGTTGGGGGCGTAGGTTGTGGCGTCCTGGTAGACGCCCTTCAAGACGCCGTTGGTGTCGTAGGCGACCCACGAGGCGACCACCTGAGCAGTCGGGCCAGCGGTGGGCTTGACCATGTTGAAGCTGAACTCCCACAGTTCCCCGCCTCGCACCGGGATGCCGAACTGGATGGCGTCCGGCAGGCCCCCAGTAGATCCGGTCGGGCTGAGGCCACAGACGATGACGAAGTCGGTGTAGAGGTGCGTGGTCGCCAGATCGATGATCTCCATGATCCCCTGCCCGGCGCTGGGCACCGGAGGGATGGGCGGGCTGGCGTTGCCGGTGTACTTGCGCAGGACCAGGTTGGCCCACTGGTCCCCAGGCACCGCAGGCGTGGCGTGGGAGATGGCGTTCTGGAATGTTGTGATAGCAGAGTTGAGGAACTTCTGCCAGTGCCCCACTCCATTCACGAACTCGGCGTCGTCCGGCGTGAGCAGGGAGTTTCCTCCCGTTGTCACATCACAGCGGTAGTTGCTGGCGGCGTAGATGAACGCCTCCAGGCCGATGGAGGTACCCCGCAGGTCCTCTAGCTGGGTGAGGCCACCCACCAGGGTGCGGTAGCGAGCGCCGCCGAGGGCCTGCTCGATGGGAAGGCCCAGGTTGGTGCCCAGTAGCTGGACGAACTTCAAGGGCGCCCGGTCCGGGTCGTAGACGTTGAGCACGCCGTCGAGGAGCGTGCGCTCGTAGTCGTTGTCATAACCCAGGATGGCCGTGAACTTCCGCAGCGGTCCGTTGCGCCCGTCAGCCGCCTGCTGATCGTCGGTGGACTGGTAGAACTGCGGGATCAGGCTGAACAGCTTCTCGGCGGTGCCGTAGTTGCGGGGCACCAGCAGCGCCACGGTGGCCGCAGCCAGCCAGGTGGGGGGCGAGCCGAAGTACAGGAAGAGCGTGTAGTAATACCAGTAGCCCCCGGTGAGCGGCGTGTCCATGACCATCTGGCTGAACTGGTCCGGGTCGTGAGGATCGTGGCCCTCCTCGTACCAGACCGGCACCCCGTCCAGCGGTGTGGTGGGAGGCCCGAAGGCACCCCGCACCAGTACCGCCTCAACCCACGGCACGGTGGGGGGAATCCGCACCGTGACGAGGCCAGTGTCATACCCGATGGGCATGCCGTCGAGAGTGGTCCCGTCCACGATGTCGAACGGGACCTGGACGGGGCCGTACCGCAGCGCTCCGTGCCATCCAGCGGTCGAGCGGACGACGTCGCCGCCGATGGTGCGCCGGATGGTGAAGGGGCGGAAGTCCGTCACGTCAGGCCCCCGATGGGGGTGAGCACGAACTTGATCGTGTCGGTGGTGTCGAGCAGCGGGATGAGGATCGGGCTGGCCGTGAGGTCACCGATGGCGGGAGCCACAAGGGTGCTGTTGTCGGCGGCGTAGAACTGCATGGCCTTCAAGACGATGTAGTCCACCCCGGTGACGGCCAGCGCAGCGTGGTACACGTCGCCCTGGGAGTAGAACTTGCCGAAGTCCGAGGAGTCGAAGGCGAAGAGGGCGGTCATGGCGTCCCGCACGCCATTGGCCACGGTCAACTGGCCGAACTCCTTGCGGACGTGGACGTCGAGCGCCAGGTGGATCTGTTGATACAACTGCTCGGAAGTGCTCAGCGGGTGGACATCGACAGCGGTGCCCACCAAGGCCCGCTCGGTGAGGTAGGTGTCCACCGCTGCCCGCAGGTCAACCGAGGGGTAGCCCCCGCCCACCGGGGCGATGTACACCTTGATGTTCGTGTAGAACTGGCCCGTTGCTGTGGCCTTTGCCACACCGGGTACCTGGTGGGCCAGGTCTGCGAAGTCCTGGAGGGTGATGGCCCGGTCCCGGAGCTTGGCCGCTCGGGGGATCGAGTAGCGCATCTGGTCGATCGACTCGTTGTCAGCGCCGCCGTTGCAGGGGCTGTCGGCGGCGTTGACCACGCTCACGCCAGCGATCGGTGGTGTGATCTGGGTGATGGTGCCCCCGGCCACGTTGCCTCGTGCCCCGGCGCCGTAGCGGTAGGAGCAGGTGACCTGAGCGCCGTTGGGCGGGATGCGCCCGGCCACGTTGTCTCCGAAGACGATGTGCAGGAACTGCTGGTCGTCCAGGTAGGTGGTCCACACCGAGGCGTCGGGGTCGGCCACCACCAGGTTGTCCACGTAGCTCCACTCGATGACGGAGGTGTCCGTCTCCTGCACGTAAAGCCGGGTGCTGCGGTGGATCACCCCGGCGTTCATCAGCACGTACTCCTGCATGGGGGCGCCGTTGGAGATCGCCACGTACTCGGTGGCGATGGTGCGGCCCTCGTTCACACCGATGTCAGCGGTGCGCACCGACTGGCCCAGGTAGGCGTTGGTGGTCGTCTCGAAGAAGACGGCCCCCTGGCCCTCGCTCTGGCCCGTCTGCACCACGGTCCCTGACGGGATGGTGGTGGTGCTGTTCAGGTAGGCGGTGTCGTCCAGGGTGAAGGTGACGATGCCCGAGGCAGCCTGCTGGGCGATGGGGGTGTACCCCAGCATGTCGGCTATGCCGAGGACGCTCTGACGACGCTGGGCAGTGGCCAGGAACGGCTCGGCAGCGACCCGGTCGATGTAGTAGTTGGTCACGTCTCCGACGTAAGCAAACAGTTCTAACAACAAAGTTCCGAAGTCGGTTGTCTCGCCCACGGTGACCCACTCGGGCATGAACCCCCGGGCGGCGCTCACCAGGAAGGAGACGAGAGAGTCGTAGTCCCTGTTCGTGTAGTCCATCTCGATGGGTGCGGTCATACCGAGGACTCCTCGCTCAGGAAGTTGGCGACCGGGATGCGCAGAGAGCGAGCCTCATCGAAGGCCCCGGCCGAGTAACTGACGTCCACGAAGAGCCTGCCTGGCTGGAGAGGGTCCGCAGAGAACCTGACGTCCCGCAGGTTCACCCGGGGAGCGAAGGTGGTGATCCGCTCAGACACTTGCTGGGCTGCATCAGCCTGCACCAACACGTCAGTGGGATCGAAGAGGGCCGCTTCCATGTTGGCGCCGTAGGTGGGGTGCATGACCCGCTCGTTCTCGTTGGTCATCAGCACGTCGATCAACTGCCCACGGATGACCTCCGGGTACGTTGTTACAACAGAGACGTGCCCGTAGATGTCGATCTGGAAGGGGAATCTGAGCGCCTGCATGTCACCTCCAGTTCGAGATCCACTGTCCAGCGCCCGACGAGCGCAGAGTGGGCGGGCCACGCTTGTCACTCAGCCAGAACGGCCGGTACTGATACCAGTTCATGCCCCGCTCAGCCTGCCGACCCACGGTCAGCACGGTGTAGAAGCGCTTGTTGAGGCCGATGTCGTGCTGCACCCCACTGACGTACCACAGACCGTCGTAGGTCGGGGACATGGTTTGCCCCCGCTTCGAGGAGATCTGCACCACGGTGCCAGGAGAGGCGGTGGCGTCCCCCTCGATGCGAACCTCGGCCTGCTGGGGCCACGGTGGGTTGTAGAAGCCCTGCTGGATGATCTCGGCCTCTTGTTGTGATGACGCAGGCATGTCGGTGGCGAAGCGGCCCACCAGTGCCGACCCCCAGGTGTTCTTCATGACCGAGGGCTGAGCCGTGAGCCTGGCCAGCGGCGGGGTCAGCACCACGGCCGACTTCCCGGCCAGGTAGGCGGTGGTGGGCGTGCGGTAGGCCGGGTCCTGGACACCGACGCTGATGGGCACGTACTCGACCACGGCGCCCGACCCGAAGTTGCCCGTCTCGGAGGCCGAGAAGTCCGGGTCCATGCTCCCGCTCAGGAGCTTGCGCACCGGGAGCATGCGGTAGGCGATGTCCCGGTAGTCGATGAGGCGCACGACACCCTGGTCGTAGAGGATGCGAGCAGCCAGGCGGTTCGCCATGGCCAGCAACATCTCCCAGTCCGACTCCGAGGTCTGGGCCAGAGAGCGCCACACCATCGTGTCGTTGCGGAACTCGTCGGAGAAGCCCAGGTTGGCCTCGCTCACGATGCGCTGCATCATCTGCGTCAATGTCAATGACGTGAAGAAGCGGGGGACGTTGCCCTTCAACACCATCGAGGCCCCGTAGCAGAAGATCTCCTGCACGGTGACAGTCTGGTTACCCACCAACCGCTTCTGCGGCATCACGCTGTTGACATAACCCTGGAAGGTGCTCTTGTTGCCGGGAGTGCCGTAGGCGAACTCGATGCGCTGGTTCGGTAGCTGATCGAAGTCCGTGGCACGAGTGCCGGTGACCACGAAGATGCTGGCGGTGTCGTGCTCATCCTCCTTGCGGGTGAGCGTGCCGTGCGTGGGAGTGACCAGGATGGAACGCTCGTTCACCCGGATGTCCCCGATGACGGTGGTCGGGCTGCGAGCAGGCTGGACCAGCGAGGGGGAGGTAGTCACGACGGCACCCGCACGGACTGGCCAGGGCGGGCGTCCCAAGGGTGGAACACCTGCGGGTTGGCATCAGCGATCACCCACCACCGCCGAGGGTCGGCGTAGGCGGTGAAAGCGAACAGGCTCATGTCGTCCGTCTCCTTCACCAGCGCCACGGAGTAGGGGCTGGTGAGGTAGGTGACGGTGTTGAGGAACACCGTGAGCTTGTTGCCCCGGCCCACGTCAGGGTCCTTGGTGGTGACCCACAAGGCCTCGCCCTGGGTGTAGCGGGAGGCAGCGGTGATCATCAGAACCGCCCAGCCAGAGAGATCGTGGACCGGGCCATCACCATCTGCGGCGCCGGGTTGCTCGGGGCAGCCTTCTGCTCGGCTGGCTTCACCAGCGGGATGGGCTGCGCCCGGATGAGGTGCGTGTACGGCTTCATGCTGTTGCCGTCGCCGTTGACGATGTGGTCCAGGGTGTAGGTGTCCAGGTGGACCTTGTTGTTGGGCGGCTTCGAGGTGTTGGTATGCAAGATCTCGTAGGTCTTACCTGCCTCGATGACCGCATGGATGAAAGCGATGTGTCCGTTGGGGCCGGTACCGGAGCGCAGGATGCAGTCCCCGGGCCGGATCTGACTGGTCAGCACGGTGAACACAGCGCTGGTGGAGCTTCCGTTGTTCTGAGCACGCATCATCTCGTTGCTGAACCAGTACACGTACCAGGCGCTGGGGTTGTTCTTGATCGCTGTCTCGAACCCGTTGGTGTCAGAACAAGGGTCGATGCCCAGTGTGGGACCCCACCCGATCACGCAGAAACACCGGGCCACGAAGCTGGAGCAGTCGAAGGCCAGCGGGATGTTGGAGTCCGGCTTGTCGTAGCTGTCCGCTCCAGCGTTCGCACACCGGGTCGCCCCGGCCTCGTAGTTGACCTTGCCGATCCAGTGCTCACCCCAGGACATGGCGTCCCTGGCCCCCTGGATGTTGAGCCGGTCCTTCTCGTCCTGGCTCTTGGCCGTCACCGTCGTGGGGTCCACTGCTCCCAGAGGCCCCGCCTGGTATGCCGCTGCTGAAGCTGAAGAGGACACCGCTGCCTGGTCCGAGGCCTTCAACTGGTTCAGGCTGCCGAAGGCGTAGAGCCGCATCTTCAAGTCCAGCGTCATACGAGTAGGCGTCATGCGGTGCGAGAACTTCTCGAAGGTGGCCCGCACGTCGATGATGTTGCCGAAGTAGACGATGTAGGGCGAGAAGATGACGGCGATCTTGATGCCGGGGTTGAAGATCAGGCTCTTGCTGGACGGGCCTCCCGCCACCGTCCCACCAGCGTCGTCCAGCGCCTTCAACGCCTCCTTGGTCATCTGTCCGGCTGGGGAGCCACCTCTCGACAGCAGGTCGAACACCGCCAGGTCCACCAGACAGCCAGGGTGGTTCGGGAAGCGGTTCACCTCCTCCTGCCGGTCGAAGACCAGAGAGAAGCCCACCTCCGTCTTCAAGTACGGCTGCGTGTCCTCATTGTTCACCGGCCCGTTGGCCTGGTTGGTGAGGTTGAGGAACTGCTGGATGTCCTCCAGCGCTGCGTACGTGCGCTCGATGAACTGGGGGTTCCACATGAAGAAGAGCCGGGCCTTGTAGCTCTTCGACGGGTCCGAGGCGTTGTCAGTACTCGCCGGGTTGGTGTCGAAGCGGCGCATGTAGCCCCGCAGGATGCGGTGCGGGATGGCCGGGTTGCTGCTGTTGGCCATGTGCCCCGGAACCCGGGCGCTGGTGCTCCCCACGCCGATGAAGGGCGGGTTCTGCAACTCCTTCTGGGCTGCGTCGGCAGTGACACCACCTGTCCAGTCCATGCGCTCGTAGAGCGCCACCTCCCCGAACGTCTCCTTCTCACTGGGAGCCTGGAAGGGGTTGTAGCCCGGGGTACCCGTCCAGCCGTAGGGCGGTGCCCCTCCGATGTTGTAGCTCGGGCTGCGATCACTCCCCGAACCGATGTCGGAATCAACGCTCATCGTGTGGCCCCTACTGCTCGACGGACTACGGACTCGATCTTGGGTGCTAGTTGCCGGGCCAGGCCGTCAAGGTCCATGGCCCCGCCGCCACCGCCCGAAGCCGAGATGTTGAAGGTGGCATTGAAGACGACCGGCGAGTGCGTCACGCTGGTGGAACCGCCATTGCCACTAGCGCCGCCCGAGGGATCGCCGTAGCCACTGGGCCAGAGGCTCTGAGCCATCGAACGGGCGGCGCCGATGGCATCGTCGCTCACGTTGTACGTGTTCGACATGCCCTTGTACCCGCCCCACGGCCGCAGCGTGTTACCGGAGCGCTTGTACATCTCGAAAGCGACTCGGGCGGCGGTGGCGGGATCGGTCAACTGGTTGGGGTCGTCAGAGCCGGTGACCGCCTTCAAGGTGGCCCCGTTGGCGCCGGGGGCCACGTTGATCTGCCACAGGCCCCAGGAGTCGTCTCCAGTGTTGGGGTTCAGGTTGTGCGCACCAGGGACGTAGCTGGACTCCCGGGAGGGGATGGCCATCATGTTGACCAGGTCGTCACCCCGGAAGCCTGCGGAGTACAGGGCCTTGCCCACCACGTCGAGGCCCACAGCATCCGGAGAGCCACCGGCAGCAGCGGCCATGGACGGTGCTGTGACAGCAGCCGCACTGGAGCCACCTGCACCCTGCTTTGCTGACGCCGAGGCCACCAGGAAAGCGTTGTGCTGGGCTGATGTCTCGGCTGACCACTGCTGGAAAGACTCAGCGTCTCCGACTCCGCTCAGGGTGCCCGCCACCTGCACGTGCCACGGCTCACCCAGGTGCCCAGCGGTGTCAAGGCCGAAGCGCTTGGCGTTCTTGGCCAGCCACCCGTACTGCGAGGCCGGGCCGATGTCGGCAGCGTTGCCCTTGGTGTGCTGACCCCGGCCAGGGCGGGCCACGTTGGGGTTCCCGGACTCGTAGAGCCGCTTCTGCTGCATACTCGTGCGATAGCCCGAGTTGACCCGCAGAGCCGGGTTCGCCGCCATCATGGTGTTGACCCGCTTGCGCACGTCCGGGTTCATCTGGGACGTGCCGTTGTCGCCCGGATCACCGATGCCGAAGAAGCCCGCCGCCCCGCCGACGAGGCCTCCGATGGCTCCACCGATGACCGTGCCGCCGCCTGGCTCGATGAGCGTGCCGATGGTGGCGCCGATGCCAGCGCCCTTCACCGCCCCGCCGAGGGCGTTACCGGCGTTGCCCGCCAAAGGGCCAGCCTTGCCGATGCCCTTGTAGACGCCGTTCATGGTGTCATCCAGCTTCTCCAGGGCGGTGATGAGGCCCCTGGCAGCGCTCTGGAAGTCCATGTACGACTGGTACTGGGCGTTGCCCATATTGGCTTCCTTCTGGGCGTTCCTCGTCTCCGTCTCCTGCATACTCGTAGCGAGGCTCTTGCCCCCGGGCCGGACCTGGTTGATGTCTCGGGCGGGATCGAAGGTCTTCTTGCCGGTGACGTCGTAGGTGGCCTGGCCGATGGCCCAGTCGAACCACACCTGGATCATGTCGTCGGCCCAGCCGGTCTGGGCCAACCAGGAGTAGAGATTCGAGCCAGGCATCCGCTGGGCGATGATCTGGTCCTTGTTGTAGGGCACCCCGTTGTGGGCCTGGCGCACGATGGAGTCCAGCAGGGCCTTGAAGATGTCCTTCTGCGCCCTCGGCGCTCCACCTGGACCAGTGGGAGTGAGGGCATTGCCGAAGACCATCCGGGCCTGGTTGATGCCCTGCACGTTCCGGGACTGAGCCGTGAGCATCCCACCGGCCTGCTGGGCTGACATGCCGGGGTTGAGAGCCTGGAGGCCCTGGATGTTCGCTGCTGCCTGCTGGCCTCGGGCACCAGCCAGGCCGGTGCCGCCGTAAACGTTACCGATCTGAGCTTGTTGTAACAACGTCTGGCCGATGCCGGGCAGATCCCCGTAGAAGGGGGCGTTGCGGGAGATCGCTCCCATCTGGTTCCGGGAAGACACACCACTCGACAGGGCGATCATGCTGCCCGAGGTGTCGAAGGCGCCGGTCGTGGCCATGTTGCCGGTGAAGCGCCCCATGGCCAACTGCGTGCCCTGCTGGATGGCGCTGCCGATGATGTTGGTGATGGCAGCGAGCGGGCTACCGCCACCGCCGCTCAGCGCAGAGAGGCCACCCTTCATACCGCCGCCACCCATGAAGCCCTGGACGAAGCTGCCTGCCATGCCGCCCGTGGTGGGCGTCTGGGCCATCGGGGACATGGTGGAGACGGACGACGAGGCGGGCATGAGGCTGGTGGCCGGGGTGCCGAAGCCCGCCCCCTTGGCGTTGCCCAGGTTGGTCTTCATGGCGACCAACTCACGGTTGATGCGAGCTAGTTCGTCAGCGAACTTCTTGGGCGCTGTGGACAGCCGGTTGAACTCCTCACGGAGCCTGCCCAGCCCTGTTGTGATGTCACCGATCTCACGCCGGAACTGCTGGAGGCCCGGGATGTCGAACTTCAACGAGGCCTGAGCGGAGCCGCCACCGAAGGCACGGAGGGCACGAGAGAACCGACCCCCACCGCCGCCGCCACGGCCGGAGTTGAAGTCGAATGTCCCCCCTCCGTACGGCTCGCTGCCGTCAGCCATTCCGGTCAATCCTCCACTTGATCAGAGCGACCCAGAACTCTCGCTCCCTGGCGGGCATCCGCTTGATCTCGGTCAGGTTCCACCCCGGGTAGTGCTTGGCGATCCCGTCGTAGTGGACGTACAACATCGCCAGGTTGGGGCTATAGAAGGTCGGCCCAGGTCGGCGTGAACAGACTTTCGGCGCCACACGTCGCACAGGGCAGCTTCACCTCCTCGAAGTACGGCCCCGGCTGCTTGGTCAGCAGGGCGTCCAGCAGGTTGCGCCGATCGAGAGCGCCGAGGTCCCGGGAGTAGTGCATGGGGTCCACCAGCGGCTTGCCGTTGACTGTGTTGATAACACGGCTGAGCAGGACGGTGTTCTGCTCGGGCAGGGTGGCCCGAGGGTTCTGTGCGGACGCCGCCTGGTCAGCACCGTTCACCAGGCGGTACCGGATGTTGTCCCCGTTGCGGCAGGTGAACTCGTAGTCCATGGCGAAGGGATCGTCCATGGTCCGGATGGGGACGTCCTCCTTGATCGAGAAGGAGACATCGTTGATGGCGTCACAGGTGGGGCACTTCACCGGCACCGTGCGCTGGTCGCCGTAGGTCACCCGGAGGATGTTCAGGAACAGCAGTTCCTTCTCGCCCACCAGGAGGCTGTCGATGAGGGCCATGCGCTCGGGCACGGTCAGGCCGGATAGCTCGTGGGGACCCAGCACCTCGGTGCCGTAGGTGAGCACGGCGTTGAGGTACAGCGTCGGGTTGGAGCCACCCATCATGCGGGCGATGTACTCCTCGTCGGAGCCGGTCAACTCCCTGACCGCCGCCTTCTGGTCCCAGTCCTTCCCGACGAAGACACCCCGGAACAGGGTGACGTTGGTGTCGGGAGCCTCGCTCATCAACGGCTCTTCGCCGTGAACAGCGCTCTGGATCTTGCCCACCTCCAGGACCTGCTGCTCGATAGGCAGGCCCTGGAGCCAATCGGAGGAGACGTCGGTCATCAGGCGGCGATCGCATCCTGGCCGAAGAGGGTGTCGAAGCCCTCGTGGTGCATGGTCATCTGGCTGATGAGCACGGCGTTGCCCATGGCGTCGAGGTCGTTGTAAGCGACCGACCCCACCCAGCAGTTGTACGCCACGAACGCCAGCCGGGCGCCGTCCGGTGGGTAGGACGCCGCAGGCGAGCCTGACGCCGCCCCCACCGTGATCGGGTGATCAAGCACCCGTATGACGGTGGTGAACCGGAACTGGGTGTCGGCAGCGAGCGTGCCACCACCCCACTGCACGGCGAAGATGTTCTTCGCCAGCAACCACATGCCCGGCGTGGTGTACATCACCCCCTGGATGAGCGTGAGCGGACCGAAGTCCGTCTGCCCCGGCAGCTTGTGCGGGTTGGTGTTCCACCCGCCTTCTCGGTAGGGAATCGCCTCTGTGGTCATGTTCAGACCGGCCACGTTGGTGAAGCCCATGTTGGCGACGGCGGATTGCAGGGTGGGATGGATGATCTGCACCTGGAACTTGAAGTTCCTCATCGGGTCGGTGCGGGACCGCACGTCGTAGGGCATGTCTCCTCCTATGCGGCTTGGGTGGCGAACTCAGCGGCGACCGAGGCCCCGGAGTCGAACTGGCTGACCCGGATGACCACGAACTCGGCGGGGTACTGGAGGGCCACGCCGACTTCCATGCGCACCTCTCCGGACTGGACGACCTGCGGGTTGTTGAGCGTCTTGTCGCAGGTGATGTAGTAGGCCTCGGCAGCAGTGCTCCCAGCCAGGCCACCCCGCTCCCAGACGGGCTGGAGGATCTGCTGAGCGGTGTTCCTCAGCGCCGTCCACAGTCGCTGGTCGTTATTCTCAAAGACCGCATACTGTGTTGACAACTTCAAGCTGTCCTCGATGAAGATGAGGGTGCGCCGGTCACCCACGAACCGATCCGGGCCGTACATCTTGCGGGTGCGGGCACCCATGATGCAGATGCCCTGGCCCTGCACCGCCCGGATCACGTTGATGTTGGCGTTGTTCAGCGACCCCAGGTCGGTGTCGGAGAACTTCACCTCGGTCGCTACCGCTGTCGCCAACCCAGCCGGAAGACCGGCTGCCGACCGCCAGGGTCCGACCGTGGCGTCCATGCGGGCCATCACACCCTGCACAGAGCCAGACGGCGGGATGTTGATGGTGCCCCCGGCACGAGCAGGGTCCGGCACCGTGATCCAGGGGCAGTAGATGGCGTTGTACGAGTCGCTGTTGGAGATCGACTGCGCTCGGGCGGTCACCTTGGCGACGTAGCCCGTACTCGCCGCCTCGCCGTCCCAGATGACGAAGCAGTTCACCCGGCCCTGGTTGAGCGCCGTCGAGACGTTCTGCGCCGGGGGCACCACGTAGGTGCCATCGGCCTTGCGGAAGGGCTGGAACGACACCAGCAGAGGAGCGTCGATCGTCCGCATGGCGTCCGTGACGGGCGTGGCCACGAGGTCGGCAGCCAGTGGGGTGCCTGGGTCGCTCCCGTTCAGCAACGGAACCGTCGCTGGAGCGGGGTCGCCTGTGGGATTGGCGACCGCAGGCGCCACCGCTGTGATGTACGCCGACCCGGCCAGCGGATCGTTGATCGCTGCCAGCGCAGGTCGGGTACCCGCCACCCCGGTCATCGAAAGGTTGGTGAACGTCTCCAAGACCTGGCCGGTCGAGATACGGCGCACCTGGAGGGAGAAGATCGAGTGGTTGCCTGTGGCAGCCGAGGCCGCAACCGTGGTGGCGAGAACCACTTGCAGGTCCTCGGCCCAGTTGCCCACACCGTTGGCCTGGACGGTGAACACCTCCTTGGGCGTGGGGGTGGCAGCGTCCATCACCGGGTTCTTGGCGATCGTGCCCCCGGACCCGCCAGCGGTGGGCAGCACCCGCACGATGTAGGCGACCCGGCCCCCGTTCTGGTAATACGAGAAGACGGCGTAGGGGAGATATGACAACAGCGTCGAATCCACGGCAGGAGCAGTCCCGTCCGTGACCGTCACCGTGTCGAAGCCCCCGAACTGCTGGGCATAGTCGGCCCAGGAGTCCACCCTGGTAGCGACGTTGGCTGGTCCCTTGGGGGCCACCCCTGCGAAGACAGCAACGGCGTTGGCCGTACCTGTCTGGTTCGGAGAGGTCTGGAGGACTTCCTCCAGGTACACCCCCGGTCGGCGGTAGTCACTCACGTTGACCTCCTAGGTCCAGTCATGCAGTGTTTCCCATTGCTGGGCAGTGTCCTCGGGTAGTACCTGAGCGCCTGTTCGCTGGTCCGTCATCCGCAGCAGCAGCTTCTTGATGCGAGGCTGGAGCGTCAGGTGTTCGAGCCGATCCTGCGGGATGTCGGTCTGCACCGAGATGGTGTAGATCTTGCGGAAGATGCGCTTGGAGGCACCCTCCTGCGAGGGGATGTCGGCCGGGGTCCACGAGATCGTCTCCATGCGCTTCCACACCCCATCGGCCGGGCAGTGCAGCCACGAGGGGTGGGGCATGACGATGTCCCTGAACATGCGGGCCGTCAGGATGCGGTCGTGGGCGACGTTGTCACACCACAGGCCCAGTTGGAAGAAGAGGCGGTACTGGAGATAGTTGCGCCGCAAGAAGAAGTCGGGCGGGTCCTGATCGGTCAGCCCGATGTTGGGCGACGTGGAGGGGTCGTACAGCCGGTGGCCGGACACCTCCCCGGTGTTCGAGTCCTCCTCCACCTCGGAGTCCCGGTAGAGGGCGTACTCCGAGTGCCACAGGTCGTAGGCCGGTTCGATCCCGATGAGGTCGATGGTGATGTACGGGTAGGTGATCTGCGTGGCCGAGTCGGGGAAGCGGAACCAGGTGCGCACCGGCTTCTCGGTGCCCCGGCCGTCCGGCAACCTCACCGTGGCCTCCAGCATCTCCTTCAAGGCGTCTTCCTCAGCCAGGAGGAACCCGACGTGCTCGGGGTAGATGGGCGGCGGCGGGGGTGCCTTGCGAGGGCGGGCGGGGGTGCGAGCCGAAGCCATCAGAACCCGTTCTCCATGAACGCCTGGCGCATGGACCAGCCCATCTGGGTCACCCCGTTGAGCACGCCCATGCGGATGAGCGGGATGGGAGCGTCCACGGTGTCGCCGTACTCGACCCGCACCGCCTGCTCGTAGCTGCGGTTGTGCCAGGGCACGCCATAGGCCAGGTCCCCGTCCTCGTCAGCCCAGTACTGGATGTCCGGGGCCATGGTGGCCCACCGGGGGTCCTGCGCCGCTGCCGCCTGCATCCGGGAGTGCTGGTCCTCGATCGCCTCTTGGGCCGACTGTGTGACAACAGTCGCTGCCCGTTCCACCACATCCAGGAGAGCGTCAACAAGTTCGCCGCCACCCTTCACGTAGACGTGGTTCGAGGGCACCACCATGGGCGGCTCTCCTGTTCTGGGCAAGTGGGCCGGACCCAGCGTGGGTGCCGACGCCGGGAGCGTAGCTCAGCCCAGAGCGCCGTAGAGGGTACCCAGCATGGGGAGGGACACGAGCACGGAGCCGTCCGGGTCGTCGTGCGCTATGTCCATGAACCGCTTGACCATCTCCTTGGCCAGAGCGTTCCGGCCCAGAGCGAAGGCCAGGTCCACCTGAGTCTGCGCCAGCGAGACACCGAGGTGCCGGATCACCACCTGCTCGATCGACTCTGGAGGGGCTACCACGGCCCCGAGTTGACCGCCGCCACCGTCCGAGGGTTGTACGCCACCAGTGTCCATTGCATGAGTAATAGCCGAAGCTCGATCATCTCCATGCGCCAGTTGTACCCGTCATACCCGGGGACCTGCATGAGGCCAGCGACGAAGATGCCCGAGTTGGTCTGGTAGTTGCCGGGCCGGATGGTGGGATTCGTCCCCGCCGCCCCCTGATCGACACCCACGGCGTAAGGGACACGGAATGAGGTGTACTTGCCGTTGTAGACGGTGTTCCCGCCCTGCCAGGCGTTGTTGTAGTAGATGCCGATCCACCACGTGTGCGGGTTGATGGTCCACGCACGGATGCCGGTGAAGAGGTAGCTGTTGCCGTTGCCATCAACGCTGGGGGCCTGCACCATCCAGCCCTCACCTTGGGTGGACCCCAGCGGTTCGGTGACGACGTCGGAGTTCCAGTAACTGGAGAAGTTACCGTCGATGGCCTTGCCGAAGCCCCACGTGCTGCCGTCGCCCAGCGCCGCCGACGTGTAGGTGTAGTAGTAGGGCGGCGTGTACTCGAACTCGTTGCGCCAGTCGTAGACCGGGATGTCATAGACGACGTAGCTGTCAGCGCCGGTCTTCCACCGCAGCGGTCCCGCCCACGCCGAGTCAGCCCGGCCACCGCTGGCATAGCGGGCCTTCACGTACGCCTGGTACTGCGTGTTCTGGTTCAGCCCGGTGAAGTTGTAGGTGCGACTCCCGGCAGCCACCGAGACGGGGTAGCCGGGGTACCAGTTCCCCGCCGAGTCTGTTAACACAACTTGGAAGTCACCCACGTTCAGCCCATTGGTGGGCAGCGTCCAGTCCCACGCCACCTGGAAACTGGAGTGAGCGCCGTAGTTCGAGGGCGCATCCGGGTACATCCGCAGGTTGGTGGGCGCCGTCATACCCGGAGCGCTGTAGTCGGCCACCTTGTGCCAGATGCTGTCTGCTGACGTCGGCGGATTGCTCGGCGGGCTGCTGGCGTTGATGTCACCCAGGAAGGCAGCCCCTGGAGCCAGGTAGAAGTCATCGATGATGCCGCCGTTGGCCGAGTGCCCGCTGGTCAGCCGCACGGTGTCGATGACGGTGCCGGTCCCAGCGTTCTTCGTGTCCTGATTGATGAGGTTCAGCACCACAGTGCCGTTGATCCGAACGACGACCGTGCCCTGTGTGTCATGGACCTTGACCTGCACCTCGCAGTAGAACCAGGTGCCCGCAGCCGGGTAGGCGGTGCCACTGCTCGTGTTGCCCAGAAGAGCAGCGCTGGCGCCCCGCCACACGAAGATGTCCCGGGCATTGCCCAACTGCACAGCGACATGCAGCGTGGCCCCAGCATCGCCGTAGAAGCAGAGCACGTTGTTGTCGGCGGCGAGCGTGGTGAACTTGGCGGCGAAGCCCACCGTGATGGTGTCGCCCTGCTGGCCAGCAGGGATGGCATGCGTGCCACCACCGTTACCGATCGAGAGACTGGTGCCCTGGTAGCCGTTGCCGGTGCGACCCCCGGCCACGCTGGCACCTGCGCTCCAAGCCGACACGTTGTCGAACGGGTCGAGGAAGGTCCCCACAGGCAGCGCTACAGCCCCCGGCGTGGGCGTGCCCCTGATCCAGGCGTCGAGGCACATCCGCCAGGCCCCGTTGACCCGGATGTACAGCAGGCGCCCAGCCGGTGACGTCTGCCACGCTGCGGCGTTGCGGACCGAGACGGTCATCAGCGACGAGCGGCGATCTCGTCAATCTTGGCATCGACGTTGGCCATGATGGCATCGAGCCGGGCCTTGACGCCCTCGGCCTTGGCGCCGAGTTGGACGAAGAGGCCTTCGACCTCCTGGATGAGGCGAGCCTCGATGGCGTCCAGCGCCGCCATGACCCGACCAGTCTCGGGGTCGGGCGGGTTGTCGGTGCCTTCGGGCGGGAAGTAGATCTTGTCGCTCATGGGTCCTCCTAGTAGGTGACGTACAAGGTTCCGTCAGGGGCGTTCAGCGACCCTGGTGGCGTGTTGCCCGCCACGGCGACGATGCCCGCCACCATGACCGACGTCTTGCCTGTGATGGCCAAGTTGGGCTGCCCCACGAAGTTGGTCACCCCATTGGCCGTGATCGTGCCAGCGAAAGTGGTCGGCGGGTTGACGGCGAGGCTCGCCCCATCGATCTTCAACGTGGAGTCCGACCCCACGCTCACCACCCCGGTGCCGCCACTGCGATGACGCAGCACACCGAAGATGCCCACCGTCGCCAACTGTGCATCTCCACCATTGACACTGCCACCCGCCACCAGGCCGCTGGCCGTGAGCGTGGTCGCCGTGATGGCCTGAGCGCCGAGGGTGCCCCCCACGGTCAGCCCCGCCGTCACATTTACGCTATTTACGCTAAGGGCGCCTGTCAGTGTCAGTCCCCCAGCGATCGAGACGGGGGAGTCGATGGTCAACTGGGTGGCATCGGTGGCCAACTTGACCGTCTTGGCGCCGATCTTCATGGAGATGCCGGTGGTGTCCCCCACGTAGCCGATGCCACCTGTGCCGACGACGTTCTTCACCGTGTTCACGGAGCCGTCGTTCATCAACTGGATGCCGGACCCCGCTCCCTGGCGCTTCAACGTGACGCTGGTGGCGTCCGAGGTGACGTTCAGGTTGGGGTACCGAATGGACTCCCACGCCGCCCCGTTCCAGAAGTCCGGCGCCCCGGCCACCGACCCCGCCTGGAGGATCGACATCATGCCGAAGCTCTTGGCCACCGGGTTCATGATGGTGTCACGTGTTGCGACATCAGGGAAGGGGCTGACGATGCGGTTGCGCAGCCATTCGGCGTCCTGCTCACGCCAGTTGTCGAAGCCGTTGGCCCAGTCGGGCCAGACCGTTGCGGTAGCGGAGCCGGGGGCAGCCATCAGTCCTCCCTCAGAGGGTTGAGCACCGGAGGTCGAGTGTTGGGCGGGAAGTCGAAGGTGTACTCATCCTCGGGGTACGTCTCGGTGCAGGTCACCCCGACCACGGTGTCCACCTGGATGCGGCCCCGGATCTGGAAGTTGGACACCTCCCAGTATCGCCCGTCGTAGTACACGACGTCGTTGTTCCGGTCGTCCATCCAGAAGTCCTGGAGCAGGCCCTGGTCCCAGACCCGATGGCCGTGGGCCTCTTGCTGGCCGACGCCCGACTCCATGAGGGCCACCGCCGACACGGCGAAGCGCAGCGTCACGTAGGGACGGCGCCCCTCGGGGAGGTACTGCTCCGGAGCCTCGCCCTGGTCGATCCACAGCGTGGCTACGCTCAGGCCCCGCCTCCAGGCCTTGCCCCCCTCGTTGTAGACCCGGTCATAGTGGCTGTTCTCGGTGTCGAACTTGAACCAGATGACGGCCTCACCGATCTCGTTGTGATAACGAGCCATCTCCCTGGCGATGTGAGCGGCCTCTCGGCGGGTGTCGATCATGGCAACCCACTCGTACCGAGAGTGGTCCAGCCGCCGTAGCCGATGCCACCAGGCGGCTCAGGCATGTAGACGGCGTCGCCCTCGCCGTCCTGGAGGCCCGCAGGGATGGGCGGCAGCAGTCGCAGCGGAGGATGGGGATCATCCACTTCCCGCTCCCGCAGGATGGGCACGAGGCGGTTGGTGAGGTAGGCCACCCGGCGCAACCAGAACTGCTCCACCTTGTTGAGGCCCACACCCAGCATGGCTGCCTCGTCGGTGTAGACCTGGGCGAGGTGCCCCGCCATCTCCGTCGCCTGGCGAAAGCGCTGCGTAGCGGGGATGCTGATGCCCTCTGGTGTTGAGACATCAACGTCGAGGGACAGTTCGGCCATGAGGGCGTAGTACGCCTGAGCCGCAGCGCCGGTCGCCAGCACATCACACTCGACGGGCGAGAAGTCGCTGCCGTTGTCAGCCTTGTCGGAGTCGTAGAGGTGCTGGTTGGTCATGATGCCAGCGGCGTACTCCAGGTCCTCGTCCAGGAACCACTCGTAGTAATAGCCCGAGACGCCCACGCCGTCAGCGATGGTGTTGGGGTCCCGGAACTTGATGATGCCGTTGCGCTGGTCCAGTTCCCAGGTGTCTGGGCCAGACGGGATCTCCGTGGAGTCGGGCTGCCAGACGGTGATCTTGTCCTTGTCCACCAGGGGGTGAGGCAGCCGCATGGTGTAGATGGGCGCCGCTGTGTAGGGCACCTCGAAGTAGTGCCCGAAGTCCCTCAGCTTGTAGCGCACCTTCTGAGCGATCTCAGCCGGGGAGCACATGGACCTTCTCCTCATGGAGCTTGCGGGCATCTGCGAAGCCCTGGCGAATGACGTCGATGACTGCCTCCTCGTCGGCCAGGTCGAAGACTACGGACAACAGGACCGGCCCGTAGGTTGTCGTAACACGCACGCCTTCGTCTTCGGTGACATCGACCCTGACCTGCATGTCCACCTCCTCACCTCACGGGTAGAGATACGGCCCCTGATGCGGCCAGGGGTTCGAGTCGAAGGAGTAGACCGGCCAGTTGCTCGGCGGGTACAGCGTGGGTGAGGTGTATTGGGGCAGCACCTTGACGTTGCCCTGGTACCAGGTGTGGGCCTCGTAGAAGTACGGATCGAGGGTGCTGGTGTGGGCCTCGGACTGGAGATCCCACTTGAAGTCGCCAGGCCACGACGTGCCGCCCCGAAGGGTGACCCAGGTGCCAGTGCCCTTGTCCGGATCGTCCTCCACATACTCAGCGGTGCAGACGAACTCCATGATGCGAGCACCCATCGGGAAAGTGGGAGGCCACCAGTAGCCATAGTAGTAATAGTGTGACGTGCGGACCTGGGAGCGCCAGGTGGTGTACTCCCACAGCGCCTGCGTGGAGCCGGGATCAACCTCCACCCAGCACACGTTCGGGAAGAAGAACTTGAACTCGACGGTGTCTCCAGCCACCCACGAGAGGTCGTAGCTCGTAGGGACCTGCGAAGATGCCCCGCCGTCAGCGGCTCCTGTCCCACCACTTGCGCCGCTGACGGCACCCGGGGCGTAGCCCGAGTAGTCGGGCACCAGGGCCTTCGGGTACGGCGGCACGAACCACTCCGCAGGGGCGACGATGTCGGTCATGCTGGCTCCCACTCCGGGTCCAGGCCTGGACCGCCTGGCCCCTTGTCCACGATCTCCGAGGCGTAGGGGATCTCCTCCAGCCCCTCGGAGGAAAGCTCCACCGCTTGCTGGATGATGCCCTCGTCGGGCTTGCGGTAGGGCATCAGATCTTCACGAACAGGTACATGCCCATGGCGGGCGGGCGGATGTCGATCGGAATCCCAGAGCCGATGGTGTTCTCGCTGATGGGGTGCGAGTGCGCTGCGCCCCCGGAATCGATGGCGAAGCCGTGGGTGTGGTTGCCCTGAACGTCGGTGGGGTGGTCGTGGTTGGACCCCGCTGTCGTGGTCTGGATGCCGGTGGTGCCGTGCTGGTACACATCGACGTTCACACCCGTACCCGGATCGAAGCCCACGTCCCAGGGGCCATCCAGCAGCCGCTTCGGGCCACCACCGATGGTGCGGGTCACGTAGGCGTCGGCGTCCGGGGGCGGCGGATGCGAGTGCCCCGGGTCGTAGATGGAGTGGTTGTGGGCGCCACTGGGCTGCACGGTGGTGTGGCTGTGCGCCCCAGCCGGGGTCTGGCTCACCGTGTGGCCGTGCGCCCCTCCTGCGTCCGTCGTGGGACTGACCAGATGCTTGTGCGGGGGCAGGTTGGCCACGGTCAACTGCACCTGGGGTGCCACGTTGCCGAACCTCACACCGGGAGCGCCCCAGCCATAGAAGCAGTCCCGGGCGTCGGGGAGCTTCATCTGGGTGCCACCAGGAAGCTGCCAGTCGGGCCGGGCGTCCCACAGGCCTCCTGACGCCGCCTTGGAGATGGTCTGGCCGTTGACCAACAGCCATCCCGCTGGAGCGGTGGTCATGAAGCCCATCATCGTCATACCGGCAGGGATGGGCACCGTCGAAAGCTGCACCCAGCCGGTGGTCTGGTAGGCCCAGATTGACCCGTCAGTCAGGTTCTTGTAGAGGTCCCCGAGGGTGGCCGTGCCCGAAGGGGGACCAGCGCCCTGGAGGAAGTTGGTGGCGATGATGTCGCCACTGACGTTCAGGTCCCCGACCGCTGCGATAGCGGCAGCAGAGAGCGTGCCCGCCACGACCAGGTTGTCCCCGACCCGCAAGGTCTTGGTGCTGGTGCGCTCCAACGCCGTGCCGTCGCCGTCCCACACCATGCGCCCGTTGAAGTCAATGTCGAACAGCGGGGCCAGGTTGGCCGGGTTGCCGTTGTGGAGCAGCGACCCGGCACTGACCGCCGTCACGAACCGCTGCATCAGCATGAGCCGCTTGTCGGTCACGTCCCCGGCCTGCGGGTAGTTGCCACCTGGCCGGATCATGATGGCGGCGAGCACCGTCACCGTGTCGTCGTAGTCGGGGAAGACCGGGTTCGGGTCGGGAGTGCCGACGATGGCACCGGCAGTCCCGCCCCCATCCACCGTGATCAGATCGAACCGTGGTGACTGGGAGGGTCCGGGCAGGGGGACCGTCCCACCCGTCCGCACGAGTGCCCCGTCCACCACGGCGACACCCGGCGCCACGGTGATCGTGTAGCTCGATCCATTGACACTGACCTTGCAGGCGTTCGGGTCCGAACCAAGCACACCGTGGCGGATGTTGCCCAGCATGTTGAAGTCGAGAGCGTCAGGCTCAGCCAGGTCCAGGTTGGCCCCGGCCGTGACGGCGTTCTGGACGATGAAACCGGCCCTGTTGACCATGTGTGCTCCTACGTCAATGTCAATGGGTCCCTACGCCTGCATGTGCTCCAGATGTGACAACAGCGTGGAGCGCTGCTTGCCCGCTTGCTCGGCGGCGTAGATGTCGGGGACCTGGTCCGGATGCTCCTCGGCGTACTCGATCACCTCGTCCACGGTGTGAGCGGCGGGGTCGTAGCCCACCTCCACCTCGGGCGTTGACTCCTCGGGCTTCAACGCTGGCTTGCTCATGTCCGGCTCAGCGCTCCGCTCGACCATGCGAGGCGTGCCCGCCGTCGCCGTGGCGTTGACGGTGTAGGTGCCACCAGCAGGCGGGCCAGCACCCGCCGCCACCGTGCAGATGATGCTGACCGCACCGGCCCCGGTGAAGAGCACCGTGCCGCTGAACTTGTCGGGCTGCGCTGCGGGGCTGCCAGGGCCGGTGAAGGTCCAGTCGAAGTCGGCAGCCGGGCGGGCGCCGGGGTTGGGCACCGAGAAGGAGAACTGGAGGCCGTTGGTGGGACTCTTGGTGGCCTGGGCAATGCCGCCCCCGGACGACGGGATTGACGCTCCCCCGCCTTCGGTGGTGTACATCGTGTTGGGGCCGTGGACAGTGACCAGGCTCATGGGTTACCTCCGCTGTAGGGCTTCGTCGTACCGGATGGGCATCTCCATCAACTGATCCCTTTCATACAGGATCTGAGCCACTCGCTCGGGAACCCTGTACCTCGTGCCCGCCTTCATGTTGAAGTGGTTGTCGGGGAGGCCCACCGTCATCTCCTCGATGTCGGCGTTGGGCCGCACGACCCAGACGGCCTCACCCAGCGGCTGCTGGATGGGTAGCTCCTGCACCTCGTCCACGACCTGGGGCGTGCCGAACATCTCGGCCATGGTGGTCATGCCGGGCGTGACCTCACCCCCCTCGACGGAGGGATCGACTGTCTCTGGCGTTCCTGCGGGCTGGCGGGCTGATGCCATGGTTGCTCCTGTTCAAGGCAAGAGGGGGACGGCCGAAGCCGCCCCCCTCTGTGCATACGAGTGTGCTCAGTTGGTGACGAGGCGAACGACCGCCGAGTCGGTGATGGTGCCGAAGCCCCAGATGCCGTACCACGCCAGGGCGTGCTCACGACCGAAGTCGAGAACGCCGCCGTCACGAAGCTCGACGGGGAGGCTGATGGCGTGCCCGAAGGCGTTGTCCCCGACCATGAGGCCCTCGTAGGTCGGAAGACCCGCAGGGCCACCGCCAGGCCAGTACTGACCCCACCCGGGGGTGGCGACAGCGCCGGGGCCGACGTAGGCGTACTCCAGGTTGGTGTCCACACCAGCACCACCGAGGTTGGGCGGGCCGACACCGGAGCCTGCGGGCTGCGGCTGGTCGATCGACACGTCCGGCGTGGCCGGAGAAGCCACACCCAGGGTGTCCTGCCGCCAGTAGGCCTGGGCGACCGAGGGGTCGTCGGCCAGCGTGGCAGGCCACACCGTCTTGTTGAACGGGGCACCGATCTGGGTCGTCTCGATGAAGACGACGTCGTTCAGACGCCCGATCTCGCCCAGCATGAAGTTCCCGGGCGATGCGTACTTGGTCACCTCGATGAACTCCGGGGTGTCACGCAGACGGCGGCTCTGGTGGGGATGCACGAAGCACACGTACGTCTCGCCCATGCGGGGGATGTTCTTGGACGCCAGGACCTCGACGGCGTCCTTGATCGTGTGCATCGTGAGGAAGTAGCCGCCGCCGCCCGCCGTCACAGCGGCGTAGCTCGGGGCCACCGTGCCCGGCTCGTAGACGCCGTAGCCGGTGTTGATGGCCGTGGGCTTGGCGTAGCCGTAGACCTCCGACGTGGAGCGCTGGAGCGAGGTGCGGGCCTGCGTGTCGATGTACAGCGCCATGTTGCGACCGAGGAGACGAGAGGCCGAGGCCATGACGTCATCGAACGATGCGTTCAGGAGCAGTTCCGTCACGGCGACGCCGAAGCCTTGCTCAGCGACCTTGATCTGGTACTGCTGCGCCGACAGGGCGTAGGTCCGCATGCGGACGCCCTCAACCAGCGGTCCCGACGGGATCGGCAAGTTGTTATAACGCATGAAGTTCACGGTCAGTCCGGGCATCACCCCGAGTTCGGTCTTCTTGATGGCGAACTGCTCGAAGCGCAGGACCGGCATGGCCTGAAACAAGATCTCCTTGCTCCAGATCACCTGGATGGCCGGACCCATCATGGTGGTGCCAGTGGTGGGAGCGACGCCATAGCCGGTGTTGGGGTTGTTGTTGGGGCCGGTCGGGCCGTAGTAGCCGACAGCGCTGGTGTAGACGCTGGCGGGACCGCCACCGGCGACCTGCTCGGTCCCAGTGACGGCGGAACCCGATGGGAACGGGGAGCCGAGGGCGGTATCTGCCATGAGAATCCTCTCTTGTTGTGACTACTGCGGTGGTGCTTGGCCGCTCTGAGTCGCATAGCGCATCAGGCGGTCCCGGTACTGGCCGTACGTCTTGTTGTCCATGCCCTTGATGTCCTGGATGCTGATCTGCTCAACACCAGGCTGCTGCTCCATCGGACCACCCATGGACGGTTGGCCGGTGAGGGCCGCTCCACGAGCGAGAGGACGAGCATCCGTCATGGCCTCTCGGAAGTTGGCAGCGATGGTCTGGGTGCGCTGCTTCATGTCCTCGATGGCCTGGTCGATCTCGCCCACGGTGTTGCCTTGGATGAGATCACGCAGGTCGGGCAGCAGGAACTGCTCCTCCTGCTCGATGCGGGCACGGCGGTAGTTCTGGAGTTCGTTCCACTCCCGCTCCCGCTCGAAGATGGCCTGGTCCCGCTGGCGCTGCTCTTCGATCGCCTCGATGCGCTGGTTCCACTCCTTGTCCCGAGTCTCCAGCAGGGTGCGCACATCCATCTCGGCCTCGGACGCCTGACGGGCCTCCTGCGCCAGACGATCACGCTCAGCCTGCGCAGCGGCCTCCCGCTCTTCCCGGTCGGTGGTGAGTTGCTGTAGCTGCGCCTGCATCTCGGCCAGACGGCCGTCCGTCTCTTCCCGCATGCGGGCGACGTCCTCTTCCGAGTAGAAGCGACCGTTCTGCGGTGTCGGCCCCGGTCCCGTCTGCCCACCCTGCACGATCACGAGAGGACCGTTCTGTCCAGGCTGCGGGGGCGGCGCCTGCACGTCAGCAGCCGTACGAGGCTGCGCAGGCTCGACGCCCTGTCCCTGGATGAACCCACTCCCGGTATCCAGTTGGCTCATGTTGTCATACCTCTTTCAGGCCCAGTTGTGACACTACTCGCTCGAAGTGTCGGTGGTGTCGTAGTCCATCGTCTGGGGCGGCATCTCTTGGAACGCACGCTCCATGATCTCCTGAGCGAGTGCAGGATCGATGGGTGCGGACGGCACTGCGCCGCCCTCTGGTGTCAGGATGGGTTGTCCGTCCGGCGTCATACCCGTAGTCGCCATCTGGAACTGAGCGGCCTGCATGCGGATGAGATCGAGAGCGCCTTGCTCCTTGATGTCCTCCAACATCTCCTCGAAGATCTCCCGCAGCTTCTGATCGGGGAACTGCTCGCCCAGGTCCCTGAGCGCACCCTTGCGGGACTCCAGGCTCATCGCCATCAGGGCCTGGATCTCGTTGATCTTCAACAGCCGGTCCATCGGCATGGGATCGGGCCAGAAGATCTCGGTGCGGTAGGTCAGCGGGTCGGAGGGATCAAGCGCCAACGCCTGGTCCGGCTCGGGCCGCACGCTCGACAGGTAGGGGTTGTACTGGAGCGCCTGCGGCTCGAAGACTGCCAGGTGCAGCATGATGTGCTCGTTGATCTGCTTGAAGAAGGGCGTGTACTGCACCTTCTTCTGGTGGTACCGGGGCATCATGCTCTGGTACTGCATCTGGAGCGCCACGCCCGAGGTGTTCGAGATGGGCTGTACCTGGCCCAGCGCACCCATGGGAATGCCCATCATCTCGTGCATACTTTGCTTCAACAGTTCCATGTAGCCCAGCGGCCCGGCGAAGTTCGTCTCCAACTCCAGGTTGGTGACCGAGGCGTCCTTGTTGCCGATGGCCCAGATCTTCTTGGGGCCTTTCTCTAGCCCCGCCGCCTTGGCCCCGATGATCACGGTGACCGGCGCCGAATGGTAGTTGATGATGTCCGAGATTTCGGTGGCCTTCTCGTTGTACTCACGATTCAGCGTGATGATGTCGTTGATGTCACCGAGGCCCCACGGCGACGACGCCACCGGCAGGTTGGCAGCGTGCGTGATGGGGATGGTGCCCAGCGGATTCTCACGGCGATCGATGAGTTCGTCGTTGACGTACTCCTCGATCATCTGATCGGTCAGAAGCTCGACGTACGTGTAGACCTGACGGGTCCCGTCCTGGGCAGTCCCCCAGAACTTATATTTCAAGCGAAACCGGATCATCTTGTTCTTGTCGTGCGGGTGGAACTCCGGGAAGCAGAACGCCGGGTTCAGTGGCAGGATGCGCACCCGCCCGTTGTGAACACGGCCAGCCGGGTCCACGTAGGCCTCTTCGTAGGCCACCTTCACGAACACGTCGCCACTGACGGAGCCAAGCTGGCCGATCTCCCACAGCAGGCGGCTCTTGTTGTTGTCGATCTCCCACACCCGCTTCATGAGCGGGGGGATGATCAGGCCGGTGGCCTCGGGGGCATGGAACTCGATGCCTCGGCCGAAGGTCCAGTTTGTTATGTAATCACTGAACGCCTTGACGAAGTTGAAGGTGAGTTGCGGCTCGCCCAGTTCACGCCGGTAGGCCCAGTGATGACCCAGGTACCACGCCCAGTTGCTGGCGTAGCGGTTCATCCGAGGGCCATGGACCTCGAACTCCTCATCGGCCAACTCCACCAGGCCCAGCGGGGACACAGCGATAGCCAGGTCACTGACTGCGGCTCGGTAGGTCGGAGGGTTGAAGTTGATGCTCACCCGAACAACTCTCCCTGCACACCACGAGCAGCCGTCTTCCGCAGGGCTAGTTGCCGGGACTGTGACAACACCGCAGCCGGATTGACCGTCTCGGTACCGCCTTCACCAGCATGGAACATGGTCTGAGACTTCTGGCCCCGGCCAGGACGCAGCGGGGACCGCTGGCTGGCCTGATGTGCCGCCACTCGACCTTCGTACTCAGCGTCCTTGCCCCCACCGGCCTGACGACGAATCTCGGTCCACACCACGCCCTGGACACCCACCGAGGGCACGATCTCGTCGTTGCGTTTGCCCAGTTCAGCCCCGGTGCGCTCCACCGACTCCTGGCCCCAGGCGTGACGGATCATGGCGGGCGAACCACCCTTGACGATGCCACCAGAGGTGAGCTTCTTCTCGTTGGCAGACCCCGCTTCCCCTACGCCGAACTTGGCCGGAGACTGCCAACGAGCCTTGCCTGACCGCCCGGTGTCCACCACCTCGGGCCGCTGGCCTGACTGCGCCGCCTGCATCCAGGTGTCGTTGGCGATGGGGTGGTGCGGGTCCAGGATGCCCTCGGTAGAGGATTTCAAGCCGAAGGTGTCCATGCGCTGCTGGCCTGGAAGCTGGCGCAGCACGTTGTCCATGCGCCCCAGGAACTCCTCGTGGACGTGCTGCTCGGAGGGGTCGCTAGAGCGGATGGCCTCTCGGTAGCTGTGGACCTTGGGCGACCCATGGGGATCGATGGCGTCCTCGGGCGCCGTGTTGCCCCGCAGGACGTCGATCGACTTGGTGACGTTCTCGGTGGTGCCACCCTTGGCCATGGGAGCCAGGTTCACGTCACCCTCGGTCTGGACGTGGCCCCGCACCTTGGGCGCCTTCAACGCAGCGAACTGGTGCGACTGCATCTCGCCGGGGTGGACCGATCGGCCTGTCCAGTCAGCGATCGACTTGTCCTCAGACTCCTCCACCGCCTGCGGTGACACCTTGACCCGGGCCGTGGGGTCGGCGTGAGCACGAGCCAGCGCATGCACCGCTGCCAGTTCCTGCACAGGGTTGTTCTGTGGTGACATCACCGTGGAGCCGGTGATCACCCGCTCCTTGTCGATGCCCGTCTCCTTGGAGACACCAGCGAGCTTGCCGTGGTGCTCGAAGTACCAGTCAGCGCCCAGATCACTCAGGCCCATCACCGGCCGGTCAGTGGGACGGCGGTCGGTGTGCATACCGGGCAGGCCAGACTCGAAGTCCCGATGCCCCCGCTCCCGGCCCCGGTTGACGTAGCCCGTCTGCGACTCGACAGCGTTCTCCATGGTGATGTCACGGTCCACGAAGGCCCCGGCTGCCTTCATGGCCTTGTGCGTCACCAGACGACGAGCCGACTGGTCCCGAGTCTCCTCCGAGGCGTTCGGGTCCACCGCCTGCTTGGCCAAGCGCCGCATGATGGTGCGCTGGCCCGTCTTGGCGTTGCCCAGGCGGGACATGCGCTGGTCCAGCTTGTTGCGCCCCTGGGGCGTCAGATCCTCGGTACGCAGTGCTCGACCGGGCGGCGGGGTGACCCGGCTGTCCGGAGGTGGCTTCTTGCGAGCAACCATCAGTGCTCCAGCCGATGCTTCTTGGTGTTGTAGGCCCGCAGGGCAGCGGGTTCCAACGCCGGGGGCATGTGGGTGCCCATCAGCCCCTCAGCACGCTGGAGGACGTCGGGCTTCATCTTCTGCCAGAGCAGACGGAAGTTCTGCGGGCGGCTGGCGTCCTTCTTCAACGCCAGGCTCTTCGGTGCTATGACAACCGGCCGTCCCCTCGGAGCCGGGCCGTACACACGGTCATGGACCGTCTGCGAGGTCGGCAGTTGAGTCCCGAGGACCCGCATGCGGGAGGACGGCTGGCTGTACGGCATCAGTCCGTGACGACAGCCCGGTTCGGGCGGCGCTGGATGGCGTTGGCGCCCATCTCCCTCTCGAAGCCGTGCCCGAACATCTGGGCACCATGGGCGAACTCGCTCAGAAGGGCAGGCGCCTCGATCCACGTGGACGACCCCATGTGGACCCGCTCACGCTGCGTCTCGCCCGCACCCTTGACACAGGTGACGGGCCGCTCGTTGGCGCAGTCGGCGTACGCACCACGCCGGAAGTCCTGGGGCACGTCGGTGTCGGTGGCGATGCCCTCCTCGAAGCGGAGCGGCCCACGGCGCCGGTCGTTCTGAGCGACATCTGTCTCGTACTGGGCGCCCCGGAACTTCTCGGGTCCCAGCGGGGGAACGGGGGCAAGGCCCATAGCTACCTCCAAGGGGTGGCGGTCGGCGCCATGTTAAGCACGTTGTCGCAGCAAGATGGGTTACCTCCTGCTGTAGAAGGGTGACTCGATCACCTCGACCTCTGGTGTGGCCTCAATCATGGAGGCCGCACAGGCCAGTGCGATCGAGTCCACGTAGTCGTCGTGGGCCTCGGCCTCGTTGGGCGCCTCAACCAGCATTTGCCCTGCTCGGAACACCTTGATGACGTCAGCCATCTGGCGCCGGAACCTCTTCCAGACACGAGTACGGCGGGCCTTGGAGTGGCCCGGATACACCAGCAGACGCCTGTCGAGCAGGGTCTGGAGGTTCTTCCAGCGGATGCCCTGGGCCTTGGTGTCAGACCCCATCGGGATCACCTCGGCCCGAGAACCGAACAGCACCTGCAAGCGCTCGGCCACGGCGCTGCCCATCGCCTGAGCGTCCACGGCGATGTAGCTCAGCCGGTAGTTGTCCAGGAAGTCAGCGATCTGGAAGTACTGCTCCTCCCACGGCATGTTGTGCAGTTCGAGCCAGTTGAGGATGCGATGCTCACGGAAGCCGAAGGCGTCGGGGAAGTCCCAATCCACCCAGCACACCGTCACCACCGTGGAGTCCTTGATGCGGGCCGGGTCGATGCCCACCACCACCGGGCTGCGGAACCAGGAGCGCACCAGCGGCATGCTGGGGTCCATCAGGCCGTCCATCACCTCGTCGGTGACGAACTGGCCCTGTTCTAACAACCACTTGATGTTATAACTCATCTGGAACTCGTCGGAGTCCTCACCCAGCCGCAGCTTCTCCTGGACGATGTAGCGGGCGTAGTCCGGGTTGTACTTGCTGACGATCTTGTAGTTGTACTCAAAGTGGTTCTGCCGACGACCCCGTCCCGCCATGCGCCGCTTGTTCAACTGGATGGCCCGGTAGAAGTCGCCCTTGATGTAGGAGGGCGTGCCGATCTTCACCATGGAGCCAGCGGTAGCGGCCATCATGGGATGGACCGACTTGCGCACCACGTCCTCGCTGGCGTCCTGGGCTTCGTCTATGACGATCACGTGGTAGGTCTTGCCCTCGATCTTCGCCTTCGGGTTACAGGTCTGGCGCCGGGCGATCGAGCCGTTCTTCAACCGGATGAGCTTGCCCTTGCCCTTGACCTCGTCATCGATCTCCGGGTCCATCATGAACTCGGTGGCGGCGTCGCTGGTCAAGCGCTCCACGATGCGGCCGTGCAGCGTCTCGGACTGGTCCTCGGTGGGAGCGAAGCACCCGACCCATAAGCCCTTCTTGAAGCGAGCCAGCAACTCGAAGGAGAGGGCCAGCTTGGGGAACAGCACCATGCACCCGGCGAAGGTGTTGGCCAGCGTCTCGGTCTTCCCCGCCTGGCGGGACACGAGGCCGGTGATCTCCTCAGCGTCGTGGAGGACCAGGCTCTGGATGATGCGATATGACAACTCCCGCTGGTACGGGTAGAACTCGACCTGGTTGAACTCCTCCACGAAGAGGATGCAGCGCTTGACGAGCTTGTCCACGAACTCCTTGGTGGACTCGTCTAGCTCCTCTTCCTCCAAGGGGTCCGGGTCGAACGGCTGGTCCTCGTCCTCATCGAGGAAGTCGTCCTCCGCTGGAGCCTGTAGCTCCGGGGGCAGTTCCTCGTAGAGGGTCGTCACAACACCTACAGTAGCGAGCGACCACGGAAGGAGGTGAACATGAGCACACAACAGCAGGAGATCAGCGTTGGCGACTCCATCGAGTACTTCGATGAGTACGGCCGTCCGTACCTCGGTCTGGTGACCGCAGTACACGGCCCCGCCAATGCGATGCCTTCGATCAACCTGATCTACGTGAGCGGTGACAGCACCAAGACCGACTCGTACGGCAGGCAGATCGAGAGGGCGACGAGCGTCGTCAGCGAGGCCAACCAGTCAGCCCACGGGCGCTGGTGGCGCTTCGTGAAGGCGTAACGCTCGGGGGCGTGGTGCCTTGACGGTGCCGTCCAGCGCCCCTCTCCTGTTAGTTCGGATCGGGCCACATCTCCACGTAGTGGATGTTGCCCAGCAGTACCCAGCGATCCGGATACTCCTCCAAGAAGCGCTTGGCCTTCTCGTTGCCCTCCCGACACTGTTCACAATCGTGTGCAGGCTGGAAGGCCTCCACCTCGGCCGGGTCCCGGGTGAGCTTCCACTCGATGGGATCGAACTGGATCATGGCCGGACCCTGGCCCTCGGGCCACTGGTCCCACACCGTCTTCTGCGCCACGGCGGTGGCGTTGCGATTGATGTGCTTGTCGTCCATGCGGACACCGACAGGCAGGGCCATGGCGATCACGTCGTCTACTGCGATCTCGTTCATCGTGGAGCCAAGGGGAGTTGAACCCCTGACATCCGCCATGCCATGGCGGCGCTCTACCTGGCTGAGCTATGGCCCCGTACCTGATTCGGAACCTTAGTCGGGGTGGTGGGACTCGAACCCACGCCCTCAGGTCCCCCAGACCTGCGATCTAACCAACTGATCTACACCCCGGCGAGAAGGGGGACCACCGCTGTGACCCGGACGACCCCCCGACTCGGGCCGCACCCTACAACGAGGAGAGGGCGCCCCCCGCAGTGGAGTGGCGCCCTCTCGAACCTGAGCAGGGGACCCCTGACAGACCCGTCTGCTGCTGTGTACATGTTACCGGACCTAGGACTTCTTTACAACCCGCCTTCGGATGACCTTCGTTCCTGGTGGCGGCGTGTTGTTCAGGGTCCCCGCCGCCTCCCGGAAGGCGAGGACCGCATGCAGACTGACCTGCGCCTGTAGCTCGTGGATGCCGCCCCGCTCCTTGGCCTCCTGCTGATGCTGGCGAGCCTTCTGCTCGGTCATCCGCCACAACCAGTCGAACGCTGCGGCGTCCAGGTTGACCAGGCGGAACGGCTCGATTTGCTCCAGGTGATGCTTCCCTGTGCCCACTGGGATCGATGGTGGCCCAGACCCACCGATCGGTAGCACTACGAGGCCATGCGTTTCACGGTGCGCTTCGCCGGGGCCTTGGTGGCCTTGGCGGGCGTCTTCTTCACGATCTTCTTGACGGGTGCCGCCGCCACGATCTTCTTCGCCGTTGACGACGTTGGTCGCACTGGTCGCACCTTCACAGCGACCGCCTTGACCTTGCCGTTGGAGCGTGCCGTCTTGCGACGTTCATACGCTTCATGCTGCTTGGCCCGGCACAGCGTGCCCCAGCAGCCGGACTGGTAGCGGTAGATGCTGGACCAGGGGCACACCGAGGAGTCGCTGTCGGGGTCGATGGCGCACACGTCTCGCTGCTTGATCGCCAGCAACGGCTTGGGCTTGCGCCCCGGCCTCTCGCTCTCCAGCGTCTCGACACGAGTTCGCAACGCCCCCATGTCCTGTTGGAGCTTCTTGATGGGGTCCTTCGTCTGGGCCACCGTCATCCTTTCGTTATGGCTCAGGGGCGGTGTGATGATAACAGGAACGGGATCAGAAGAGGCGACGCTGCTCGGACGGCGGCTGCACCTCGAAGTAGACGTCGAAGATGTACGTGAGCGTGGTCAGCAGTAACTCCATGGCCGGGACGTCATCGCAGTTCTCCAACACGATGCAGTCGGCGGGCATGGCCCGCTCGGCAGCCCGCCACTTCATCGGGTCCGGCTCGTTCTCTCGCACATCGAGACGGATCGGCAGCGTCTCCTTCACAGCGACGACGGGATGGTCAAGCCCGTACCGATCGAACAGAGCGTTGATCGCATCAGCGACCTCGTGCAGGGTCTTCCCGTTTGGCCTCATGGCCGGAACTTATCATTCGGAACCGTTGTCAGTGTCAGTGCCTCGGCGGCGCAGGATGCGTCTTCGCCCAGCCTCTGACTCACCGCCCCACACGCCGTGCTTCTCCCGATGCGACAACGCCCACTCCAGACACACGACCTGGACGGGACACGCTCTGCACACCTCCTTGGCCTCCTTCGGGTCGGTGTACGGCTCGGGGTAGAAGAGTTCGGGGTCGAGGCCACGGCAACTGGCGAAGTCCCACCACTTAACGGGTTCGGAGAGCACGTAGCACTTCCAGCGCCTGCTCCACCTGATCGATCGCCTGTTCGATCGCCAGGGGTTCCCCGTTGGCCCACTGGGACAGGTACTGCCCCGCCATCATGATCTGCGTCTCGGCTATCTCGTGCAGATCCGCAGTCGGTACCCGAACAAGACGAGCATTGACACTGACAGGGTCAGGCGGCTGTCGGTCCCTCTGGCGGCGAAGCGTCACGGCCCCACGCTCCGATCTGGTCGGGGGTCACATCCAGGTCATATCCCCCCAACTGTGACAACGCCGAAGGCTCCTCCGCAAGTGGCCGCTTCTCGCACCACCCGATCTGGAAGGCCCGGTGGCCGATCCGGAGCCGCCAGCCCCGCTTGCTCATGCGCCAGGGAGGTGTCAGTTCCCGGAACCAGGGCCGGGAGATGCGCTGCCGCTCCTCGGTCCAGCGCTCATACCCCACGTACACAGGGCCGACGCCCTTGATCCGCATCATCAGACGTACTCGCCGGGCGCCGGGCGGTAGGGGAAGGTGTTGAGCGTCGAGTTGACGTAGCTGCCCGCCGACCCAGCCGTCCGGAAGCCGGTCCAGACGGCCGGGGGCACGGCGTCGTAGATGTAGGGCGGATAGGGGGTCCCACCAGGGGCGTTGGCCCAATCGACCAGCAACTGGCGCCGGGAGGCGCTGTAGCGGGCGGCGTTCACACGACTGGAGCCGAAGGAGTGGTACTCCCAGTCCTCCAGCGGGTCCTCGAACGTGGTGACGGCCTCGTGGACCCTGCGCCGGGCACTGGTGGTGTCCAGGTCGCCTGCGGCCCCGCCCATGTCCGAGGACTTGGCGGTGGCGCCATGACGGCGCCGCCCCTTGGTGTTGGCCGGGGCCGGGAAGAGCGACTGCTGGCCTGGTGACTCCCTACGTCCCTTCGCCATTCGTGTCCTCCACGATCGTGCCTGTCCAGCGGAACATGAGGTTCTGGATGATCTCGTCCCGCTTCTCAGGGTACGTCGTCGTCATCTCGGCCACGGTCCTGGCCCGGATGCAGGCCCCGATGAACTCGGGGAGCATGCCCTCCAGGTGCTCGGGCGAGATGGCGATCTGGATGGGGTTCCCCTCGATCGGCTGCCACGAGATCGTGATCACCGGCTCTAGCTCGCCCTCGAAGAACGAGATACCGATGCCGCAACCAACCACCTTGGCGATGAAGTCTTCGGGGACGTCCATGGTTCGGAAGCTAACAGGAGCCGGTGACCCGGTCGCCCCGTAAGCACCAGGGGCGCCACCCCGAGGACTGCCACAGATCGAGCGCCTTGGACAGGTTGCTCCAGGGGTCGTAGCACCCGTTCGGTGGACACGACCAGCCCAACAACTGCATGAGGCCCTGGGCGTGCTTGCCGTGGACGTTGCTCCCGGTGGCGCCGGGGTTGCATCTCGACTCCCGGTTCATCACGTACATCACCGTACGCATCTGACTCTCGGGCCAGCCGACGTCGAGCGCCATCTGGTAGTACTCCGGGCACTGCGCCCACCCCGGTACCGCTGCGGTGGCCGGTGGATTGCAGTAGTCCGGGTCGGTGGTGCAGACAGTGCCGGTGCGCACCGCTGGCTGGGTGGCGTCCGGCACGACTGCCTCAGGGACAGGAGCCGCAGCCGGGACCTCAGCCGCAGCTACGTTCTCCGCTGGTGGTGCCGCTGTTGGCTCGGGCGGCGGCGCCACCGTTGTTGGTTCGGTTACGGGCACCGTCGTGGCCACAGTTGTCACAACGGGGATCGGGGCCATAATGGGCACGGTGGATGTCGCTTCGGACGTGGTGACGGGGGTCTGGGTCGTGGTCGTGCCCGAAAGCAGATCACCGGCTTGCACCCTGACTCCTCCGTCGCCCCCAGTGGCCAACCCCGCAACGAGAACTGCTGCTACGAGGAGAACGATGGCCAGGGGAGCGATGAGGCGTGTGCGCACTCGTCTCTCTCCATGTGTCTGTCAGGTTGCGCTATGGTTACGCAACTGCAATCACAGTACAGGAAACGGAATCCTAATCAAGCTCGGGGTGTCCGAATGATGCGTCGCCGTGGTTTCACAACAGGCGGCTCTTCTCCTGTCCCCACGTACACCATCTTCATACCACCGATCGGGTCGTCAGCAGGCACCGGCATGAAGCGGTAAGGCCTGCACTTGGGGCAGTCCACCTCGCTCCACCAGATGGTGACGTCATCTCTCCTGAGGGGTTTCCCGGGTGCAGACGTCTTGACGCCGCACTTGACAGTGACGCCCTTCGGGGTTTGCTCGGTGAGTAGGTGCTTCATCGACCCTCCGTATGAAGTTGGGGATCTGCTCGGCCTGGATGCGACGCCACACCGCCCAGGACCAGAGGCCGACGAGGCCACCCCCGACAGCGAATCCAGCGAAGAACGTCATGCCTCAGTCTTCCAGACGGTAGGCCGCAGATCAGGCGGCAGGTCGGGCTGCTTCCAGTACTCGTGGATGAGTATGCGCTTGTGTTGTCTCATCTTGGGGCCGCAGGCCTGGTTGCGCCAGTGGGTGCGCACCTTCCACGACCGCTTCCAGTTGACCACCTGGGTGCCGTTCGTCTGTGAGGCGGTAGGCGCCGTCAGTTCCAGCATGCGGACAGGCGGGAGGCCAGAGCGCACGAACCGCTTGCGCTGGTGATTGTTGGCATAACTCATCGGCGTGGACGTGGTCATGCGGTGGCTCAGCGCCCACAGCATCGAGTACAGGAAGCGGGTGCTCTGAGACATGCCCAACTCCGGGTTGGCGAACACCTTCCACTCGAAGCACACGTAGGCGCTGGACAGCGGGATGTGCGTGAAGTTCTTGTCGAGAGGAGCGATCCACAACACCCCGGTGGCCATCATGCGAGGATCGAACGGCCCGCCGCCGTCCTCACCCACCACCCAACCGTCCTCGCCCGTCCGCTGGACCGGCGCCAGAAACTCGGCCGTGAAGAGCACGGCCTCGACCATCATGTGCTCCAGTTCCGGTTCGATGGAGTGCTTCTGGCGGGTGTGCGGGTCCGTCTCCGACGTGATGATGTGGACCATCTCCAGAGGGCGCTCGAAGAGCACCAAGAGGCCCGTCTCGGTCCAGGACCAACCACAGTCAGCCTGCGACGGGAAGATCAGACCTTCATCATCGGCCGGAATGTCCAAGGCCATCGCATACACCGTGTCCAACCACTCATTGGTGGCGTAGACGGTCGGCTCAGGCACCGTACCGATGTTGGTTTGGCTGATCAGGCGCCGGTAATCCAGCACGTCATCGGTGTCCACGGAAACTTCCTTGCGTCAGGGTGGGGGGAAGTGTAGCAAAGTGGTGGCATACTTTCAACGGGTACGGTACCATTTACACAGCGAGAGGAGCGGCCTTGCCCATCGAGGACCTGACAGTCGATTACACCCGGTGCAGAACCATCGGACACGCCTGGTTTGAGGCTGACTCCGATTGGGCTGCCGATGGCGTCTCCGGTACGCCGATGACCCTGCGCTGCGAGCGGTGCGGATCAGAGCGGCGAGAGATGTGGGACAGCACCGGCTTCCTCAACTACCGGACCTACATCTACCCCGAGGGCTACCTCCAGGAGTGGGGCGGCAACTTCCCCACCAAGGACGAGTTTCGTCTGGCCCTGCTGGCGATCAGGAACCGGAAGCCGAGGAACGGCACTGCGAAGAGGGCCGGATGACCCAAACCCAGGCCAAGTACCAGCGAGACGACGACGGCCTGTTCCACTGCAAGGAACCGGGCTGCGAGGATCGGCCCGGTTGGAAGCACCCCCAGCACATGGGCCTGCACATGTACCACAACCACGGCATCAAGGGGACGTCCCGCAGGCCCGATGGCACGCCTCGGACGAGTGGCGGAACGAGCGGCAAGCGCATGGGCCGACCGCCCAAGGCCCGACCCATGCTGTCAGCCGACGACGTGTGCTCGGCTGCCCTGGAAGCGATGGCCCCCAATGGCAGTATCCCCATCGCTGCCATCCCCTACTACAACGCCTGGGTGGACCAGACGAGGGCCTTCTTCGTCTACCTGCTCGGATAGGAGAGCCATGCCCGGACGATCTGTGAAGGCCCGAGATGGCCGCTCCTACGTCACCCTGCGAATCGACCCTGACCTGCTGGAACGCATCGACACCGAGGCCGAATCCCGGGTGGTCAGTCGCACCTGGTTGATAGAACACGTGATGGAGCTATGGCTGGAGGAGCACAATGCCTGACGAACGACTTCCCGTAGATCGTGCGGTGCGAGTGCTGCGGGCCAAGGCGGGTGAACTAGAAGCCCGGGTCCTCCAGGACTACGACAGCTACCCCAACCGCCTCGCCAACACCAACGCACATCTGGAGCAGCGCCTCATGGAGCTTGGTGCTGACATCGCCTTGGTGGCCACCATCCTGGCCGACCACATGGAGCGTGCCCCCCACATCGGGCACCGGGGATGATGAATGGGCACGATCAAGGATGTCGCCTGCAAGGGCTGCACTGTCTGCCCCGTCATCGCTACCAACCTGCCCTCTGACTCGGTCAACTTCGTCACCAAGGTCAACTGCCTGAAAGGCGAACTGACCGGCATCGACAAGCTGGACTACGCCGAGATCGAGCGGCGGATGCTGGAGATGTACGAGCAGTACGGGCAACGCTTCCCGGACACCCGTCAGTACGGCCACTCCCACGGCCTCCCGCAGCAGAACCCCCTGGACCAGCACATCCCTCACGGTTTCTTCGACAGCCAGAAGAAGGTGGCCGAGGAGATGGCTCGCCGGGAGAGCATCGAACTGGCCCGGATCGACCAGGAGGCCATGGCCCTCGCTATGCGGGTACCCGGCATCGGGCCGCTGTGGGAGAACTTCATCCAGCGTGGCGGGCATGAGCGCACGTCCAAGATGGCCCGGCTCTTCCTCCAGGTGATCGGGCAGATGATGAACCTGTTCAGCCCGGAGGCAGCCAAGGCCGAGGTGGTGCGCAGCCGCAAGGAACTGATCGACCTATGCGAGCGTGTTGTCAGAGCATGGGACAGGGCCAACGACAAGATGGACATGCAAGACGCCATCGAGGAGCTTGACTCGCTTCTCTACGACCTGGACAAGAGAGAAGGCCTCAATGGCTAAGCGCCGCTCGCAGGACCCCTGGAACGACCCGGACGCCAAGGCCTGGGTGGCCCACACCGCTGAGACGCTGCCTGGCATGATCAAGGACTCGGTCATCACGCTGAGCCTCGTGCCCGATGGTGACCCGGACATCAAGTTCTGCGTCGAGTTGGGCATGTGCATCATGCTGAACAAGCCCATCCTGGCCGTGGTGCGGCCCGGTACCAAGGTGCCAGAGCGCCTGGTCCGAGTGGCCGACCTGATCATCGAGTGCAACATGGAGAACGACGCCGACCGGGACAAGCTGGCCGAGGCCATCAAGGACTTCGGCAACAAGTATGCGCCGAAAGACCCATCCCCGGAGTCTTAGGGTGCAGTACCATTGACACTGACATGAGAAGCCTCCTCGCCCTGTGCATCGCCGCCGCTATTGCCTTGTCGGCACTGCTCTGCGTCTCCTGCGGTGGTGACAACGCCGTCTCCAGCATCCCTCCCTACAACGAGGACGCTGTGACCCACACGGCAGCCGCCATGGTGGCCGACCGACAGCTTGTGGCGCCCAACGGCGGGCCTATCGCCCAAGAGGACCTGGCAGCACTGCTCCAGATCGTCAAGGAGTCCTGCAAGGGGCCGGGGAAGATCCAGGCCCTGGTCAACACCCTCGGCGCCAACCCCTACCTGCTGGCCCAGGCCATGCACCTGGTCAACGTGGGCTGCCCGAAGCTGGTGGCCGACATGGGGATCAAGGTGGGAGATGGGTGAGCGCCGGTTCCGCACGCACAAGGTCTTCGTGGACAACAAGGTCCACATCCGCAAGCGCCGTTGTGACACCTGCATCTTCGGGGGCAACAGCCCGGTGTCCGTCGAGCGCCGGGAAGAGATGATCGCCATCTGCGCCAAGGGCGAGGGCGTCATCCCCTGCCACCACCACCTGGGCGAGGCCGTCGAGCCGGTGTGCCACGGCTTCTACGAGCTACGCCAATGCTTCCCACTCCGTCTAGCCGAGGCCATGGAGGTCATCGAATGGCACTGATCGTGCGCCCCGTCATGGTCCCGGAAGTCCGGATCGAGATGATGGAGAACCTGAGCCGGATGGCTCGGTTGTACTCCACCGGCCAGGCTCCGCAGTATGAAGCCAACCCCGACTACCAGTTGAAGTCGCTCCAGTGGATGTTCGAGGAACTGGCCGAGGCCGAACTGTGGTGGGTCAGCGAGGACATGTGCGACCTGCTCCAGGCGGCGTACCAGAACCTGCCGCCCACCACCCTCACCGACGAGATGGTGCCGTCCCGGGCGGGGATGGTGTTCTTCGCCAAGCCCCTGTGGGGCATGGACTCCCGAGTGGAGGACCACCAGATCGATCTCCAGGCCATGCAGTGGGGGCCGTGCCAGTTTGATGTGTCAACAGAGACACGAGTCGATGGCGCCGTCAAGATGACCCCACAGGACGACCCCCTGCGCCTGCGGGGCGGATGGGTCGATACCAAGGACATGCTGACCAACGACCAGTTCTCGGACGAGGTGAAGAAGCTCATTGCCGACGCCCAGGAAGGCGATGAGTTTCGTCTCCGGGGCAATGGCGTGTCGGTGGCGTTCTGGCGCAAGTGGGAGGTGTGGCAACCCCTGGGCCGCACCGACTGGCCTTTCGGGTTCGACACGAGCGGCCAGTTCGCCCCCAAGGGGGCCACGGAGCACCAGAAGGCCACGCTGGAAGAGGACCGGCGCATCCTCGCCGCCTTCTTCCTGCTGTCACAACAGGAGAACCTGGTCAGCACGACCACCGCTGGCCCCATCCGGCCGGTGCAGAAGAGGATCGACCGCAAGAAGATCTCGATCCCGCTGAACCACAACGTGCGCCTGGTCAACATCCACGCCCGCCACCGGCCCCCAACAGGCCAGCCCAGGACCGTCGAGTGGACCAAGCGGTGGATCGTCAAGGGCCACTGGCGCCAACAGGCCGTAGGCGAGGGCAGGCAGTTCCGGCGCCCTGTTTACATAGCACCCCACATCAAGGGGCCAGAAGGTCTACCCTTGGACACCACTGAGAAGACCACGGTGAAGATCTGGAAGGACTGACATGCTCCAGCCTGATCAGTTCGGGAAGTTCTACGGCGGCGGCATGTCCTCGCTGTTCCCCGAGGGGTCGGCAGGCAAGACCACGCCGCCCTTCCCCGCTGCGGGGCGCTCGAAGCGCCAGATGCCCTACGACGAGGACCTGGTCCACAAGGCCCTCCGGGGCACGCCCGAGACGGAGCAGATCGACCCCCGAGAGGTCCACTCGACGCAGTCGTGGGTGACCCGGGAGGGCGTGGCCCACTACATGAACCCCGAGAACCAGTCATCGGGCAAGCTCTTCGCCAACGAGCACGAGCCTGGGAACCGCTTCCCCGTCGTCTACAGCCGCTCGGAGTGCGAGGGCTGCCCGGAGACGCACATGCTGCTCAGCGGCCACCACCGGGCCACGGCGGCGCTCCTGGAAGGGCGCCAGTTCACCGGCATCCGGGTCAAGGGCGGTTGGGGCCGGGCGCAGTAACTTCTCCCCGATTGGGGGGAGGTTCAGCGGAGCGTACGGGAATCGAACCCGCCTGATCAGCCCTCTCCTGAGGGAACGCCCCAGAACTGACGGAGGGGCCGCTCCCCTCCCCCGCCATGGTTTGGTGTATCGGCCCCTCCGTCATCCGCTATCATACCAGTATGCAAACGCCTGACGACTTCATCGCCGCCGACCTGGAGAAGGGCTACACGAGCGTGACGCCCCGCCTTCACATCGGGACCCCGCCCTTCACCTGCGTGTGGACCCGCTCGGTCACTCTGGCCACGACCCTGCTGCAAGGTGAACTCATCCAGAACGTGACCGTGCCCGGTTCAGCGGAGGCCCGCATGGTGCTGCGGAACCTGGGCGTGGACGAGGCCGAGATCATCATGAAGCTCCGGGTCGCCCGATACGGGGTGTACGAGGTTCTGAATCCGTAGTACTGTGCCCCCTGTCTCCTCCTGGAGGCCTCGGGGTGAGTTGGGGCATGCGGTGAGAGGGGGGCTTCGGCCCCCCTCTTCCTGTTAGGATTCTGAGTATGAAGGAGAAGTGGGGCGTACCCAAGATCGAGGTACCCGAGAAGTGGAACGGGTGCCTTCTGGTGAACCCGCTCTGCCCGGACGACCTGTGCTGGCTCCCCGCCGTGGATGGCAAGCAGCACATGTGGCACTGCCTGGGTAGCGATCCCTGGGACCACCGTTTCACCCTCGGCGGCACGGCCTTCTTCATGTCGAAGACGTCCACCACCGTGGACGAGCTATACCGAGAAGGCTTCAAGCGCCAGCTTGAACTGTTCCCCGAGGAACTGGCCTTCCGGCGCCAGACCAACCCGGAGCTAGTCCGTGAGGTGCTGGGCGAGCCTCCCTCCCGCTGGCCGAAGTGGCCCGCCAACCGTGTACCGGACGACGCCGCATGAACCTGGACCACACCCGGTTGGAGTGCGAGCGCCTGATCGAGTACCGGGAGGGCGAGCGCCCCATTTGGAACAGCTACGAGATGCTGGAGATCGCCAGTGATCTCCAGCGCCTCATGGAGAACCAGCGCACCGACCCACACCTGGCCGACCAGCTAGCTCGGGCCTGGGAGGAGCTTCGTGCCCTCTACGCCGAGAACAAGCGCCTCATGGAGGGCAAGCAGTGGGTGACCTACCGCATGGAGGACGGCAGCGACATCTACGGTGAGTACGCCTGGGTGACCGACACCGAGTTCTTCGAGGAGTCCGACGAGTGCCGAGTCATCAAAGAGACGTGGCGGCTGGTGGACAGCGAGGTTGTCGTCTTCAACGAGTGGGTGGACGACGAGGATGACGACGGCATCACCCTCCCCGTCCAGGACGTCACATCGAGTCTGCTATCAGGGGAACCAGGTCTTGGTGACAGCGTGCGGAATCACCCTGCTGGTGGACCGCTCGACAGCCGCCCGGATGCCCAACCTTTCCCTGAGGCGTGGGGTCGCAACCTGCCCTGACTGCGGTGACTACGACTGGCCGCTCGACAAGCTAAGGCCCTTGTTCATGGGTCAGAACCATGTACAGTCAGGCGATGCTTCCAAAGCAGATTGAGTCGGTGATGGATCTCCTGGAGGCGTACGAGTGCTCGGAGATCGTTCTGCGCCGAGGTGGGCCGGTTCAGACCAGCAGCCACTGGGTGCCTGAGTACATCCTGACGTGCAAGCGTGAGGGCATTGACCAGGAGTGGCGGGACCACAGCCTCACGAGGTTGATGGCGACCGCCGCTACTGCGGTGACCAGGGGCAACAACGACGCTCCTATCGTGTCCTGATGCTCGACACCCAGGGATTCACCAGACGATTCACCGAGGCACTGCTGCACATGGCGGCAGACCACAACGGCGTAGGCGACGTAGAGGCTTACCGGCGCTACCAGACCGACGCCCTCTTCCACACCCAGATCGACGCCCTCGTGCTCATGGCCGTCCAGTGCATCCACGGCACGGAGCAGACGACCACCGACTACGCAGCGCCGTTCTGGGACGAGGCCAACAGCCTGCTGGGTTGGAACCGTGACGATTGAGTTCCCGGTCGCCCTCATGGGCAACGACGACCGGGTGCTGCACCTGCCAGCACTCGGCCACGGCAACGGGGTGACCGTGTGCGGGGTCGATCTCAACGCTCAGAGCGAGTGGCAGGGAGGCCCGTTCGAGGTGATCTCGGACAAGGCCGAGTATGCGTGCGAGCGCTGCTTTGGATAGCGGACCGTTCGAGCACCACGTCTGGCTGACGTACCGCTGGCCAGACCCGCAGGAAGACGGCGTATGGCTGAGGTGCCGGTGCGGGTGGAAACACCACCTGGGCTGGCTGGCCACACCAGCCGATGCCTGGTTCCACGAGCAAGACCACTACCGAGAGGTGGCCAGCAGGCCACCGCCCACCGACGTCCACCATCCGAAGGAAGCCAATGCCACCTGATGTCCCACCCTGGTCGGACTCGATCTCATTCCCCGACCCTGCCGCCTACACCGAACTGGAGCGATACGTCGCCGGAGCGTTGTCAACACTGCCCCCGTTCTCCGGCTACCACCCGGCCTGGTGCCTGCCTTATGCACAGGTGGCTGTGGAAGCCCTGGGGACATGGGAGCCGTCTTCGGATACCGAGGCATTGACATTGACAGACTCGGATAGAATGACCTGATGTCTGTTGTCATAGCTCTACTCGTCCTCGCCCTCCTAGCCCTGGCCTTCGCCGTGTGGCAGCTTCGGAATGGCGTGACGGAAACCCTCAACCTGGTGGAGGCCCAGCAAGCTGAGATCGACCGCCTGAACGCCCTGATCAGGTGACTGACGTGGAGCGGGTCAACTGCTACATCCACACGCAACAGGCGCTGGGCAACTGGCCCCCTGACAACGTGTGGCCCGGCGACGACGCCATCGAGGCCCTGGTGGACACCTACAACTTCGTGGCCGATGCCCCGCTCTGACACCCACCGGAACCATCTGATCAGCGGCCCCAAGAACTACGTCGGGACACGCTGGGCCTTGAAGCACCGCTTCCCCTGCTGGTGCGGCGAGTCCATGATCGAGGACTACCGCCTAATCACGTGGTGCTGCGTCAGGTACCTGCGTACTCTGCGTACCCAGGAGGTGCGTGTTGCTCTGCGCCCGGTGTCACAACCCGATCCGCAACGAGATGGATCAGTTCGAGGGGTACTGCCAGGAGTGCTCGGACTGGACGACGCCTGGGCACCTTGGCCGGATCTGGACGCCGATCCACTTCGACCGGGTAGGCAAGCCGATCCCTCTGAGCCTGTGGGCGATGCTGATCGAGAACCACCTGGACACGGTCGTCCAACAGGACGTCATTGACACTGACGAGGGCGAGGTCCGGATCAGCACCCGGTGGTTCGGCATCGACATGGGCTACGGCTTCTACGGTGTCCCGCCTCTGGTCTACGAGACGATGATCTTCGGCGGCAAGCACGATCAGTACCAGGAGCGCTACCCCACCGAGGCCGCTGCGCTCGCCGGGCATGATCAGGCCGTCGCACTGGTGAGGCATACGGCCCATGTCGGATAAGAGCGCATACGAGTATGATTGTGCTCATGGGCAAGTTCCTCACAGCACTCTTCGGCGGTACCCAGCCCGCCACCCCTGACGCCGACACGATCGCCGCTGAGCGGTACTGGTTCGCCAACCCCTTCGGCTTCGAGTGCCGGGTGACCCTGGAGGAGCCTCGGGAGCGTCAAGCGTTCGTCGGCGCCGAGTCCGGCAGCCTGTTCGGCGCCCTCCCTGTGCCCTTCCACGGCTCATTCCACGACTGGGGCACCTTCCAGGTACAGGGCGACCGTTTCGTCTTCCTGGGGCAGCACAGCACCCGCATCCTGCTCTTCTCGGAGATCATGCACACCCACCACGGCGCCGATGGAGTCCAGTTCCACCATGCTGGTGGCGTGATGACCTTCTGGGGGCCGGTGGTACCCGCCGCCCTCGGCGCCCTGTGCCAGACCGGCTACCTACCGCCCGCCGTGTTCCGGCCATGAGGCCCCGAGAGATAGCGGTCGAGGCCTTCCGACTTGCAGGCCTGATCGACCCCGATTCGGTATCCTACGAGTATGAGCCTGCCACCGGAGGGACCGCTGCTGATCATGTTCGGATCGAGGGCGAAGCGGAAGATCCTGCACCGCTCGATCGAACGAGATGGCGTGTGGGTGCCCCGGTGCAACATCCACTACCGCTCAGCGCTTGACAACGGCCGGACCCGCACCTTCCGGGAAGCCGATGGCGCCGAGTTGACCTTCAAGGTCTGCGGCCGGTGCGATAAAGCGTCGGCCTTCCAAGCGCAGGCGAGCTAGAGTCCCACCGCTGGTACAGCAGAGGCCCCCCGGAAGGGGGGCCTCTGTCAATGTCAATGCAGGTCAGGGGTTACTTGAATATGCCCCTGGCGACGAAGCTGGTCACCACCGGATCATCGACCGGACCTTGCTTCACGGTGCCGGAGCACTCGTAGGTGGCCGAGGGCACCAGAGGCGCCTTGAAGAACCCGTCCACCTGCTGGCCGTTGAAGAAGATCTGGAGCGAGTAGGGCTGGAACTTGGAGCCGTCCTGCAAGAACGCCGGACCGCTCCCGTTGCCCGCCACCGTGAAGATGGTGTGGATGATGCCCAGTCCGGGCTGCAAGGGCGTGCAGGTCACGAACGGGAACACGATGCCCTTCTGCGTGTTGAGCGGGGCGGCGCTCGCAGGCACCTGACTCAGGACCGCCGCTCCGAGGGCTACCGCCCCTGCTACTGCCAGCGCCCGCCTCACGGCGTTGGCCCACCCTGGGCGAGGAAGCCGGTGTGGCCGTTGCAGGACGTACCGGGCGGCACGTTCTCACCGACGCCCCGCTGGTCCTTGGGGATGTGACCCCAGTTCTGAGGCGGTGCCCCACCAGGACCGGGGAAGCCCAGCCCGTCGCCGTCCTGTAGCCCGGAGAAGGCGCAGATCGAGTGAGCGTGAGCAGCGCCCAGGCCCTCACCACCGACCGGCAGACCCTGCCCGTTGATCTCCCCTGCGAAAGCGGGAGCGGCCAGAGAGACGGAGGCCACCGTGATGACTGCTGCTGCGATGAGCCTTCTCATGTTCCGACCAGGTAGTTGTAGACCGGCGTCTCCTGGACCTCGTCGGGCGGGGGCATGTCGATCTTCGACAGGCGCTCCTCCACGAAGCGGTCGAAGTCCTCCCGGCGCTCCCACACGTCGTGGACGATGAAGCCCTGGGGCGTCTCCTCGACCCAATGGCTGATGGCGCCGCCAGCGTCGTGGACGCCTTCCGCCATGCCCAACTCTTCGATGGCCTGCTCGTAGCGGCCGATGGGGATGTTGTACGTGATCTTCAATGCCACAGCTTTGTTCATGGTCCGGGACCCTAACACACCCTTGAAGTAGTGGAGCACACCATCAGGCCCGTACCACCCCACCGGCTTGAAGTGGGGGAAGGTGATCCGGTCAGTCACGACCCGTCGATCACGCAGTACACGAGGCCGTCGTTCTCGTCCCGCTCCACCGTGACGTCCTCACTCTCGGCCTCGTGGTAGACGACCACCACCACAGCATCATCCGGGTAGTCAGCCAGGAGGGTCCGAAGCTCGCCCGCCGTCACGAGCGCCTGGCGATCGCTGCATTGGTCCAGAACACGACCTCGTCCAGATGCGTGAGGGCCAGGCTCTTCTCTCGACCGTCCGGCGCCGTCGTGTCGATGTACTCGGCCAGTTCCTTCGCCCGCACCCGAGTCTCTGCATACAGAGGGACCTGCTCAGGAGTGGGCGGGTGGTAGGTGAACCGGATGGCTAGCTCCTCCGGGTCCATGGTCACTTCCGCACCACCCGCTTGCGGGCCGGGGCCTTGGTCACCGTCTTGGTGGCCTTGCGACCGTTGGTCTTGGTGGGGGCGGGGAAGAAGGCCACTAGCGCTCGCCGCACGATCTCGCTGGTGCTGGCTCCGGTGTCCTTCTGCTGACGCTCGATCTGCTCCCACAGATCGTCAGGCATGGAGATGGTGGTTCGGACAGTCATATGACGAAGCATACCATTGACATTGCCTACTTCGCCCGCCGATAGCGCAGCTTCTCGTAGAGGCCCACGAGATGTGAGAACCCAGCGAGGGCCAGGAAGAACGTCCCCATGCCCACCAACATGCCCGCTTCCAGAAAGGGATTCTCCGTACCGTACCCCCGGTCGTACCAGGAGTAATGGACACCATCCTTCGGTCGTCTGAGCTTCATCGGCTGGTCCAGTCGTGGCAGTTGCCGCAGTAGCCCTCGGCCACGTCGGTGGGGTTGTAGCTCGTCATACCGCACACCGGGCAGGTGATCGACGGCACCTGGACGGCGTAGGGCTGCTCCCATGGAGCCAGGTTCGTCTCGTGGACTCCCTCAGGCAGGCGATCGCTGGGTGCGGGGCGCTTATGGCCCATGCGCCGCTTGGCGTTGCGGTTCTTACCGTGACGGTTGGTCATCGTCCCACATCACCCGGATCGCTCGGATCGCCGTCTTGAATACGTAGTACCCACCCACGGTCAGCATGTAGGCAGCGGCCATCTTGCACAGAGCCACCAGCGGCCCACCGCTGTTGAGCACGCCGTCAGCGGAGTGGTTGTCGCCTCCCATGCCGCTCATGGCCAGTCACTCCAGCGCTGGTGGCCCCAGCGGACGCAGACGTAGCGGACGCCCGAGAACACGACCAACACCCAGCACACCAGGATGACGAACAGGGGCCAGTTCATGGCCAGTGCGCCTTCATGGTGGCGACGGCGAACATGGCGCTGTAGATGATGAGGATGATGGCGCACACGGTCAGCACGAGCGTCACCAACGTGATGCAGCCACTGACGATGTACGGCTCCCAGGCCTTGCGCTCACGCACGACGCTCACTCGATCGGCTCCAGCCAGCCCCGCTGACGGGCCTCCAGCAGCACCTCGTTGATCTCGCCGTAGCCATGGGTCAGGTACCTGCCTGCCTGCTGGAGCATGTCGGCCACCAGACGGGCCGCTCGCTGACCCAAACTCCGCTCGACGCTGCTGAACGCCAACCGGGCCTCTAGCACCTGGATGGCGTGGGCAGCCTCATCACAGATGCCCATGTCGTAACCACGGAGACGCCATAACAGGTCACGGATGTCAATGTCAGTGGGTTCAGTCACCTTGGAGGCCTACGCACTTGGCCCGGTTGGCGATGGCTGCTGCCTCCCGGCGCTGGCGCAGGGCCAGGCGCTCCATGACCTTGGCGTGCTCCGTCTCGTTGAGTTGGTGCAACTCGGGCAGGTTCTTGTCCAGGAGGCGCCGCAGGGCCTCGTCCAGGGTCGGGGCGAAGCGTTGGCGCCGGTACAACTCCAGGCGCTCCAACAGCCCCTCGTCTTCGATGACGAACTCAGCCATGGACCCAGCCTCGCTTCCGTGCCTGGACGCCGCCCCAGTAGGCGATCATCATTCCGAATCCTATACAGGCCACCAGGGGCCTCGGCCACTCGCTCATACGGTTCATACTAGACGACCCACTTCTCCCAGCCACTAGGCCATAAGCGCCAGATCTCCAGCACGTCGTTCTCCTTGTGACCGATGATGTCGCCCAAGCGGCAGACGTGCATCCACTCGGGCATGTTCATGTCGTCGTCCCCGAAGTCCCGCTCGACCCACTGGCCCTGACCGTGGAGGCCCCACTCGAACTGGAGCAGTGTGACTATTGTCGCAATCCGCCCCTGAGTGACGAACCCGGCCCCCTCCTCCATCCACAGCACGTCATCCACCACCCGGTCGTAGGCCAGCCGGACCCAAGAGATGGTGCGGCCCTCCTCCTGACGGTCCAAGGCCGTCTCCACGGCAGCCTCGAAGCCCCGGATGTACAACTCCGAGAACACGCCCGGGGTGCGGGGAGCGCCCTGCATGGCGACGTACTCCCGGGCCAGACGGTAGAAGCCCTCCTGGCGAGTGATCGTCACCGATGCTCTTGGTGATAGCGGGCCAGTACTCGCTTCACTTCCGGAGCCTCACTCAGGTCATGCCCGGTCACCGCTTCCCAGCCGACCACCGTTGCTGACAGAACACCGGCCAGGTCGTCCACCAGAGGGCGCTCCACCGGCCCATTCCAGTCCTGGGGCCGCAGATCGGTGCCGTACAACTGCCAGGCGGCGCCCAGGGCCTCGGTGAGGACCACGCCCTTGATGTTGAGGGCGACCAGGAACTCCCGTAGCTCAGCCACGGTCATGGCCAACTGGTGATCGCTCATCGGCTCTTCCTCGTCTCGTTGCGGTCCATCCAGTAGACGTCGTTGTTGCTGGGGTCGTTCATACTGATGGCGCCACAGGGGCAGCGGCGCACGAAGGTGAAGTCCGTCATCTCAGCCCAGGTCTGCGTCCAGCAGCGGTGGTTCTCGGGTGGTAGCTCGATGTGGCCCTTCTCGTACCAGCCCATGCCGTCGAGGTTCTTGCACACGAACCCGGCTCGGGCACTGACGTCATCGATGACGTAGCGGGGGTCGTTCAGGTCGATGTCGGCCGTCTTGACGCCGATCTTGGGATTGGGGTGCCACACCCACTTGACGATGGCGAAACCCACGGCCACGCCCACCAGAGCGCCGATGACGGCGTAGTAGGCGATCATGCCGCCACCATCTCCGCTACCGCCCGAAGACGCTCGATCTTCTCCTCTTGGCGTGTTACGTCAACAAAGGCGATCCCGCCCCAGATGCCGTACGGCGGCTGACCCGCCTCCAGCGCTCTCAGGGCCAACAGGGCACAGTCACGCTTCTCGGAGCAGGTGCGACACATGGCCAAGGCCTGCGAGCGCTTGGCCCGACCCTGGAGGCCGATGCCCCAATCCTCGGGCCACACAGACGGAGCACCAGGCTCCTGGCACGGCGTCATCGCTGACTCAGCCCCATGCGCAGGGTGTGAGCCAGATGCGGGGGCACGTCCACCACCGCTGGCAGCCACCCGGCCGTGTCGTGGACCAGGTCGAAACCCGGGATGTCCACCAGTTCGGTCGTCTTGGGGTTCCACCACCCCACCAGGATCTTCATCTCCCGCCCTCCTGTTGTCTCAACAATGTCAGTGTCAATGCCCTTCACCCAGTCAGGATGAAGAGGTTGGCCGGTGTACAGCCGCCAAGCCACTCCCGGCTCCCATCCCAGCGGCCCGTCCAGCTTGGCCAGCGTGTAGCGCCGAAACTGGCGCACCTGACCCGTCCAGGGCCGCAGAAGCTCCCTGACGGTCCTGGTGCTCAGGCCGGTGCGCCTGGATAGCTCCGAGTCCGTCCACGTGGGCTGAGCGTCGTGTACGGCGTCAGCCAGGGTGGTCACGCCGGTACCAGTTTCCCGTCCTCGACCCGCAGGCCGTTGATCTCCAGCTTCGGGTAGGCCTGGATGGCCTTCTGCTTGGCCTCGGCCAGCGTGAAACGATGCGAGCGGATGAAGGCCTCGGTGCGGCTGGAAGGCAGCGGCTCGTGATCCCAGCGCCCCCTACTGCTCAGACAGCGCCCGATGTGACAAATGGCCCAGGAGTCCAGCGGGCCACGCCACTCGATGGTGATGCGCCACACCTGGGCGTTGACGTCCGACTCGGGCAGACCGCAGACGGTGTAGGTGGTGGGGTTGATCCTGATCCGGTTCATCGGGGCTGCTCCCCTCGGAACAGCACCGCAGCCACCGTCACGGTGATCTCGGGCGTCAGGTCCTGGGCAGCCGCCGCCATCGCCTCGGCCAGGGTGTTGGCGTTGAGGCTCGGCTCGTCCGGATTGGGCGGCTCGTGGTGGACCACCCGCAGGGTGACCTCGTAGACGTAGTCCCGGGTCTTCATGGCTTCATCGGCGTGTGTCGGACCCGTTTGATGGCCTGGCGCATGTAACCGGCCGTGCGCTCGCCCATCCGGCGCCTATCAGGCACCGTCAGGTACTGGATGACCCGCTCGATGAAGTCCAGCGGGTCCTCACCGGGTTTGGGCACTGGTGCCCCGGTCCGCCTCATTCGACCCGCCCCTCTCCCTGAAAGGCCATCTCGACCAGCATCACTCGGATGTTGATGCGACACTCCTGGAGGGCCACGACGTCAGCCATCCCAGCACTCACCAGAGCAGTCTGGGCTTCCAGCAGGGCCTCCCCTGCGGCGTAGAGCTTCCGGATGGCCAGGAGCTTCGGATCTCCGTCAGCGGTCAAGGTCATGACGGCCCTCCCTCTCTCTGGCCCAGGACCCGGTTCTTGATCTCCTGGCGAGCGGCTTCATCCCGCTCCTGCACCAGCCGTTGATGGGCCGTGGCCCTCTTGGACGCTCTCTTCGACGGCACCGCTCGGGACATACCCTTCATACTATCGGGGGCAGGGGAACTGCCAAGGGTCGAATGGCCCTCCCTGAGGTTCGAGGCTTCTTGGAGGATGCGGATCATGTAGTTGTTCAGGCTCCTGCCCTCTTCGTCAGCAGCAGCCTGTAGCCGCTCCTTCAAGTCCAGAGGCAGGCGTATGGAGGTGTTCACGCTCATGCACCACATTGTACCACACACGAGTGCATATACCACTACACGAGTCCCCCGGGAAACCCCCCTTGCACATGGGAGTCCTAGCCCGGGCGCAGCCCGGTCAGGGTGATTAATGTCACAGGGGTGTGACATGATTCACAGCCCTTGACAGGCGGCGTAGCCGCAGGTCAGGGCATGTTGTCAACACATGTGCCATGAGGCACATGTGGTGTGACAGTTATCACAACAGGTCTGTGACCTGGTGTTTCACAGGTGAGGGCGTATGTCAAGGCAGGCTGTTGTCACAACTGCCTTGACAACCGGGGCCAGGGTTGATCTAGGTCATGCCCATAGGGGCATGAGCAGGCACGACAGGCAGAGGGGAGAGTGGCTACGCCACGCTCACTAGGGTGGGAGGGGTGTGGCATGTGTCACTGCCTGACATAGCTAGGCAGTAGGGGAGGGGGTGACGGTGAGACAGGGCATGCACTTGATCACTCTGCCTCATGCCGTGGGCATCCCATGGGCGCCGATTAGGCTCGCCTGGTGTCACAACAGAGAGCACCCGCCCTGGTGGGGGCGGGTGCTCGTGGGGGTAGTGGGGTGAGAGTGTGTCAGTGTCAATGGGGTGGCGTGCTCATGCACGCTGTAGGGATGAGGCCACTAGGCGGCGTCCCGGTAGCTGTCCAGCAGGGCGGCGCTGATCGTGTCGTCATCGATGATGCTGGCAGCCTTGCCGTCCATGATCATGCCGGTGACTGCCGCCTTCTCGTTGAGGATCGCCATGATGCGCTCGTCCACCGTGGGGATGCCGTTCGTCCCCAGCATGATGTGGGAGACGACCTCACGTGTCTGGCCGATACGGTCCAGCCGGTCCTCGACCTGGGCCAGCGCTCCCGGCGTCCACGGCAGTTCTGCCACCACTACGTGGCGGGCAGCGGTGAGCGTGATGCCCACACCAGCGGCCACGATGTTGCCCACCAGCACCCGGGCGGTGCCGTTCTGGAACGCCTCGACCGCCGCCTGCTTGTCCTCGACCTTCATACCGCCGACCACGTTCACGGCGCCGAAGGCGTCAGTCAGGGCCTTGACCATGGGCGCATGCCAGGCAGCCACGAACACCTGCTCCCCGTCGTCCACCAGGTCCTGGACGTAGGCGACCACGGCAGCCACCTTGGCCTCACCGACCAGGCGGCGCAGGGTGGTCAGCAGGACCAGGGCCTCGGCCCGACTGGCGACCTCGGCAGCCTTGCGGCCCTTGGTCCCCCGCACGTAGGCGATGAGATCGTCCTGGGCGGCGAGGTAGTCACTGGCAGCCTTACCGGCCATGGCCGCAGCCACCAGCTTGCGCCCCTTGCCGGGCAGGCTCAGGACCTCGGTGCGCAGGCGGCGCAGGTAGAAGGTGCTCACCAGCTTGGCGTGAAGCTCGTCACTGTGACGGCTCACCCGGGCATAGCCCTGCTTGGGTGCGTACGTTTCCAGGAAGTTGAACCAGCCGCCGAACACGTGATCCACGCCAGCGATGCGGATCTGCGTCGCCAGTTCCTCGGAGCGGTTGTCCACGGCGGTGCCGCTCAGCAGGATGCGCTGGGCGCCCCGGGGCAGGGTGGCGGCGAACGCCATGGCCGCACGTGCCCGCTGGGCCTTGTAGGACTTGAAGCGGTGGGCCTCGTCCACCACCAGCGCCCGGATGCCCATGGCGGTGAGCACGCCCCGGACGACGTCACGCTTGCGGGGCACGTCCCGGTTGTCCACGTAGTTCTCGACCGCCAGGCCAGCCCATGCGGCGAGCACACTGTCGCCCATGACGTAGATGTCGGCGGGCGCAGGCAGCACCGGCTTGGTGCCACTCAGCACCTCGACCCGGACGCCGGGGATCAGGCGGCGGGCCTCGTTGCGCCAGTTCAGCGTGACAGAGGGCGGGCAGATGATCAGGGCCGGGTAGCTGTTCGGGGCCAGGGCAACAGCCGCTAGGGCCTCAAACGTCTTGCCAAGGCCCATGTCATCGCCCACGTAGCTCCCGCCGTAGGTGGCGACGTCGTGGTGGATGCGCTGGACGGCCTCGACCTGGTGGGCCATGAGGGGGAGGGCCAGGGTGTCGAACGACAGGACCGGGGCCAGGTTGTTGGTGGCGGCGACGACGGCAGCGGTGCCGACGACCTGGGCGAACAGGCCCGCCAGGGGGCTGTCAGGGGTGATGGGTGCGTTGCTCATGAGAGACATAATAGCTGGTCAGAGGCCCTTTCTGTTGTCAGAACACTAGGTATTGTGGCCTAGTGTGACGAGATTCACACACGTAATACCCCATGCCCGACTCGAACGGACGACACACAGGGGCACAGACGTCGCACGGCAATGCGCCGTGTGTGCTTGTCCTGGTGCTGGGCCATGCCAGCCGCTGCGCAGCACCCTTGCCGGGGCAGTGCGCACCGTGGCCCATGGGGCTGGTGACAACGCACCACCCGGGGGCGATGCACTCTCACCAGCCCTCGCCCTTGCGGGCGAGAACTGATTGACCAGTCGTGTCGGTGCTTGCGGCGCACCGTGGCCTGGTCAGCTACTCGTCGTCGTCCCCTTCCTCGCCCCGGTTGATCACGAGGAAGTACACAGCGGCCCGCTGCTCGTCCGTCATCGCTCAGCCTTCCCACTCGGAGAGGAAAGCGATCAGGTCGGCGGTGCTCTGTGTGCTGGCGCCCTTGATGCGGCCGGTGATCACCGGGTTGTGATCCCGGTCCCAGGTCACGGCGTACAGGTCCGCAGGCAGGGTGCCAAGCTGGTAGATGCTGTGGCCGTTGTAGCCGAAGCACCAGTTACGGGAGACGAACCGGCGCCGCAGGGCCGGGGTGACCGGCACGTTGCGCTCGATGCCGGGCCAGGGATTGGTCACTGAGTCGATGCACTCGGCCAGTTCCTCGGCCGTGTGCTCGTCCTCGCCGCAGTTCATGCAGACCGATGGCTCGTAGTCCACGCCCGGCTCGGGCGTGTCCCACGGTGCCTTGCCTGCCGGGCAGGCCTCGTTCGGGCACCGGAAGTTGACGGTGATCCCGCCCGACAGGTCGGCCCACACGGTGACCTCGGTCCCGCAGACGGGGCAGTTGTTGGTGGTGGTCATGACGGGTTCTCCTGGTGACTCGTGAAGCGGTGGCGGTTGGTGCAGCAGTGACCCCACTCGGCCCAGGTGCGGGCCTCGGCCATGCTGGCGAAGGGTGCGTGCCTGATGGCGCCGTCCTCACAGGTGACGGTCACCACCATGGCGGGGAAGGTGGCATCGGCGGAAAGGGCGTGGATCATGACGCACGCCCGATCCACACGGCCCGCCCGGAGGCGAGCGCCCGGAGGCAGGCCTTGCAGGTGACCTTGGTCACAACGTCATCCCAGGCACCGCCTTGGATGGCTCGACCGTTGCAGGCCAGGACGTGGCGGCGCTGGGCCAGGGCCACGTCAGAGGCGGCGTGGATGACCTCGGAGCCGGTCGCCATCACCACGTGGTTGGGGTGCCGGACGGTGCTCATGACGCCACCAGGCACTCGGCCACGGTGAAGTCAGCCGTCACCCGGTTACGGGTGTGAGGCTTGGCGTAGCTCACGGCGAGCATGGTGGCGCCCCGGTCACGCAGCACGCAGATGGCGCTACGGGTGGGCAGGGGCAGGTGGGTCAGGTTCGACCAGCCCATGCCGGGGAAGAACGCCTGCGAGATGACGGCGTTGGCAGCCACGGTGTTCGTGTGCTGGCGGCTCAGGTGGCGCCGGATGGGCGTGGGGGGCGTGCGGTGCGTGGGCATGGTCAGGGGTTCCTCTCGGTGGGTGACTGGCAAGCGTCAGTCTATCGGGCGTGTTGTCAGAACACACACTCAGGGATGGGCCTTTCGGCCCTATCCCTGTTGTGACAACGGTCACGCAGCGGGGGGCTGGACCACCACGCCGGAAGGCTTGGTGACAGGGCGCCCCAGGATGGCGGCGGCTTCCTCGTAGGTGGGGTACCACCAGCCCAGGTTGGTGGCGCACTTGGGTCCGTACCCGGCAGCCACGCTGCGATCGTCCTCGATCGCCAGGCCGCAGTTGCAGCAGAAGCCGTTCAGGCGCCCGAACGCAGCGGCCTCGTCCTGGGTGAGCAGGCGCATGGTCCGGGCCACGAGGGCATCGGCCACCATGCGCAGGCCACCACGCACGAACTCGAAGGTGCCGTGGTCGCCGTGGTTGGTGAGCGTGGCAGCTTGCAGGCGCCCCGACTGACGGCCGGTGTAGACCTTCCACACGGTGCCGTCCTCGTCCACGTAGACACCCTCGGTCAGGGTGCTCACGTCAGGCGTGGGCAGCTTGGCCTCGACCTCGGGGCAGGGCTGGACGTGGGTGGTGTCCCACTTGCCAGCGCTGTTCTTGGTGATGACGCCAGCACCGGCAGGCACGTAGACGCCGCACTTGACGCACTTGGCGCCGTAGTTGTTGGTCCGGCCCGCAGGGGCAGCACCGGCAGGCGCAGCGGCCTTAGGCAGGGCCAGGACGGCCTTGATGATGGCCGACACCTGGGCGCTGGTGGCGCCGTTGTCCCGCAGGGACTGGATGAAGGCTGCGACGTCGGGGACGCCGGTCACGGCCGGGTCACGCTCGTTCAGCAGGGTGGTCAGGTAGGCGTACTGCCTCTCGGAGGCGGGCTTGCTGGTCATACCAGCGAGTCTAGTCCCGTTGTTGTCAGAACAGTCGTCATACTCGTAGGTATTTCGGACCATTCACAACGGTGTGAGGTATCGACCACGGAGCGTGTTGTGACAACGGTCACGTGTCAGTGTCAATGGTGACGGTGCGCAGGTACTCGATGCCGCACGGCACGCAGTAGAAGCGTGGCCCTGGTGCCTCGTCGCCCTCGACCTCGATCGCCACGCTCGCACCACGCTCGCACCCGGCGCCCTCGGGCCACTTGCGGCCGAACGGCAGCACGCCGTCCTCGATCAGCATGCGCTGCTGCTCGTGGCTCAGGGCGTTGAAGCACGCCAGGCCGAACCACCCGCTGGACGTCTTAGGCGACACCAGCGCCCTCGCACGTGGGGCACAGCACTCGGCCGTACAGGTAGCCAGCACCACGGCAGAAGGGGCACTGAGCGGCCACCTGGGCCAGCTTGGGCCTCCGGGGCGCCGATAGCTCCAAAGGCGCTCCAAGAGGCTCCAAGAGGCGCAGGCGGGGCACTAGACGCACCCGGCGTGGAACCGCTGGACCAGGCTGTCGCCCTCCAACATGCTCCAAACGTAGCGGTAGACCTCACCCTTGACGATGGGACCGCCTGTGATGCACGCATCACACTGGTATGCGACTCGGGCACGCTGGTAGCGCTGGACCACCAGCACGGTGCCCACTTCCTCGTCGTGGTGGACCTCCAAGGTGCTCATCGTGTGATCCTTCCAAGAATGTCAGCCAGCCAGTGCATGCCGACCTCTCGGCGTTCCTCCAAAGGGAGGGGCTGAGTGGCGGCGCCCCGGGGGGCGAAGATGACCAGGTTGTTGCCATCGATGTACAGGTCCAGGTCGGCGCCGTAGCGCAGCGAGAACTCGACCAGCTTGCTCAGCAGGTCACTGACATTGACATGGCCGATGTTGATGGTGCCGACCGTGCGATCGTCTTGCCAGGGCGTGGTCATCGTGTCACCAGCCCGGCCTCGATCAGGGCCATGGCCGTGCGGCCGTAGGTGCCTTGCAGGGACCAGGCCAGGCCAGTGTTGACCAGGTGCTGGAAGAAAGCGATGCACTCGTCCTCGTCCAGTTCGCCATTCTCGAAGGCGATGATGTTGCCGACCAGGTCGAAGGTGTTGTCGCTCACGTGGTCGGGCTTGTCAGCGAACTGCGGGTCGTAGGGGCTATGGCGGGGTGTGCGGGCCATCACAGGCCTTCCTCTCGTGCGTACTTCTCCATCATGTGGACGCAGTCGTCCCGGTAGCGCTCAGCGCTGGACCAGGCCGTCTCGCCCTTGAACGTCTTGCCTCGGGGCCAGCCACCAGTGCAGGCCTCGGGCCTCTTGGTGACGGTGACCTTGTGGGCGCCATCCTCGTAGCGCTGGCCGTTGCGACCATCCACGAGGGGGCCTGTCTCGATCTGGACGGCGCCGATGCGGGAGCCGTAGAAGCCGGTGATGTTGGTCCGCTTGATGCAGGACCAGGGGCCAGGGGTGGTGTATCTGCTCATGGGAGTCAGTGTACCTGATGTGTTGTCACAACACACGTCAGGCCGGTAGGCCATTCGGCTCATTGCGTGCGAAGGCCGGGTCGCACTCGTCCTCGCACGCAGCACAAGGCAAGGGGCACGGCTCATCGTGACGAGGATCGTGGCAGTGCATCAGAACTGAGCCTTTCGGCTCATTGGTGGTCCACACGCCATCGCCCTCGTTGTCCCGGTACTGGATGACCACCGTGGCCTCGGGGTTGATTTCCTGGTACGTAGCAGCAGCGCTGCGTGGGTGGTGGGCACTCGTGGGGTCGAACGGGCCGTGCTGCATGGGCGTGCCATCGACCAGCACCTGGTACTGGTAGCGCACCAGGGCCTCGTTCATGGCAGCCACCACGGCAGGGCTGGCGTTGTTGACCTCGTCGCCACCGATGAGGCGTGAACAGGCCTCGTGATGGTCGTCAATCGGGCAGTCACACTCGGGGCACACGTCAGCAGGACCGTCACCGACCACCATGCCGGTGCCCTCGTGGACCCAGCCCTGGCCCGCAGGCAGGTGCTTGATGTTCAGCATGCAATGGATGCACAGGTGGGCGTAGTCGGGATCAGGGCTGGCCTTGTGCAGACCCTTGGGCCGCTGCTCAGCGATCATGGCGAGGACCGTGGCCCTCGTGTCCAACAGGGCATCGGCATAGCCCGCCCGCTGGAAGCTGTCGGCGTAGGTGCCAGGACCAGACTGGCGAATGGTGCGGGCTTGCTCGGCCAGGCTGTCGGCCAGTTCTTGCAGGTTCTTGGGATTGCTCATGGGTCAGGGTCCTTTCAGGTTCTCACAACACTCTCACAACTGAGCCGGGCCAGTCCTACTTGTCCACCTACCCTCCCCCCATCGTGCGCACTCCGGGGATACTCTCGGCTTTCGTTCGGGCTGTTCTCCCACTTCTCTCACGGCGGATTTCGCCCTCCACACGCCTTCGTTCAGGGATCGCTGGCCGTAGCGCTGATTCGCATGGGCCAGACGTGGTCGTTAACCGTCAGGGCGCTTTCATCGGGGTACTTGCATGGTGCTTCGTGGGTCCCGGCTCAGTTGTCAAGGTGCTGCGTTGCTTACAAGGATCAGTATAGCGAACTGTTGTCAGAACACAACCGGATTTCGTAGGTCATTCGGACTATATTACAAAGCGCCCCTGGTCGCTGTGACCAGGGGCGCCGTGTGTTGCTCGCAGAGCGATCCGCCTACGCTGCGAGCGCTGTCCCGACCTCATTCCGCCTGGTCAGGACGATCAGTCCACCACCGGCCAACAGGGCGCCAAGGGAGCCAAGCAGGAGGGGGAGGGTGGTGGAGCCGGTGCTGGGCAACGATCCGGGCGGGGTCGTTGGGGCAGCCGGGGCGGGCGTGGTGTCCGGTGCTGGCGCCGTGGTGGGGGTAGGCGCTGGCGTGGTCACCACGCTCGGGGGCACGGTCGTCACGATGCTGGGGGGCACCGTGGTGTCCACCACCGAAGGCGGCGTGGTGGGCGGGACCGATGAGTCAGGCGGTGGCACGCTGCTGTCAGGCGGCGGCACCGACGAGTCGGGCGGGGGGACACTGTCGGAGGGTGGAGGCGTGGACGAGGGCGGCGTGCTGTCCGGCACGCTGCTGTCCACGGTGCTCGACGGTGGGGTGCTGTCCGGCGTGGACGACGGCGGGGTGCTGTCGTCCGTGGTGCAGTGCGGGTTGTTGACCCCGTCCTGCCCATTGCCATCGGTGCAGTGCTCCACGTTGCCAGTAGCACCAGCGGTGCCCATGAACGCAGCACCACCAACGAGGCCAAAGCCCGCCACCAACATGATCGCCCCAACGGTGGTGCGTCGTCTCATGCAGTCCCCTTTCTTAGGGTTCAGTCATGAGGGTACAACGCCACCACCAGGAGTGACATAGGCCATTCGGCCTGTCAGTGTCAATGGTGTGAGCGTTCACACCAGGTTGCGCCACCGGGCCTCGGCTCGGATCATGTCCATGAGGTTGGGTCCCCAGGGCTTGCGTAGCTCACGCAGTAGCTGGCGGTCGCCCATGTCACGCACGTCCAGGCCGTTGATCTGGCACTGGTTCTTGCGGGGGCGCTCACCAGGTGAGCGGGGATCGGTGGTGTCGTCCATCACGCACCCACCACGTCGGCCGTGTGGCCGGTCAGGTCGATGATGGCGCCGACGATGCTGGCGTATAGGTCCATGTCCTGCACCTGCCAGACGAACGTGGTGCCGTCCGGACGCTCGATGGAGACGATCCAGGTTGCTTCCTCGTCCATGTCAGGGGTGTCCTCTCGCTGTTGTTCTGACAACAGTGTATCAGACGTTCTGACAACAACCACGTCAGGGTCTAGGCCGTTCGGCCCATTCAGCGCCGCACGGTTCTTGATCGCACGGTCGAAGCCCTCCTGCTCGGCCGGGGTGAGCACGCCACCGTGGAACAGACTGGCGATCAGCCCGTTCCACTCGCTGTTGGGCATGTTCATGAACGCCTGGTAGGCGTCCTCGGGGTTGTTGCGTGGGTCACGACGATCGGGAGCGCCCATCACAGGTACGGCCTCAACCGAACGGTGACGAAGTAGCCACCACCGGCCTGGGAGGCGCTGGCTTGGGCACCTTCCAGGTTGTCCTCGTAGTCGTGGTGCAGGCAGGCCAGGGCGTGACGCTCGGCTCCCTCGACGCTGTCGGCCTCGACTGAGCAGTAGATCACCGGCTCGTTCATCTCGTTGACCTTGGTGGCCGTGCCGGTGATGCGGGTGATGTTGAAGTACCAGCGGCTGGCGGGCACGGTGGGCAAGAGGCAGGGGTAGGTGGTGCTCATGTCAGTCGATCATCCCGTACACGCCATCGATGGCGTCGTGGGCCTCGGCCTTGGCCTGGTCCAGCCACTCATCGAAGTCCATCTCGGCGTCGGGGTCCCACTCGGTGATCTGGTCCAGCAGGTTGTCACTGGCCTCGCTGGCGGCGTCGTCGTAGACGTCGGCGTGGTCGTTCATCTCCTGGGAGCGCTCAGTCTCGTGACCGAAGCCTTCCTCGATGTTGCTGGCGCTCTCACGCCACATCTCAGCGGCCTCTTGGATGCCGTCGCCCAGGACGGTGAACGCATCGCCCAGGCACTCCATCACGTACTTGACTCGGGCCTCGATGGTGACCTCGACCGGCTCGCCGCCATCTCGAATGTCCAGGACGCCATCGATGGCCTCCACGGCGTCGTCGGCGTCCTCGCAGGCAGCGTAGGCAGCGCCACGCTTCTCGTTGGATTCCAGGGTGCTGGCCCTGGGTCCGGGGCAGCCCTCGTGCCAGGAGTACGTGGCAGAGAACCGGCTCGGGCTGTTCTTGTAGTAGCCCTGGCCGACCTCGATGGGCTTGTGGCACGTGTGACACGTGGGCCGGTCGCCGTCCTTGGTCTTGCGGGCGCTCTTGATGTGCTGGGTCTGTGCCACGGTGGGCCTTTCTCGGTCAGGGGTGTTGGTGACAGCGGGGCAGTGTGCCGACCTTGCCTACTCTGCCTGGGATGAGCCAGGCGATACGTCGGACCGCTCCACTCCCCTCTCGTAGCCCGGCCACAACCGGGTCGATGGGGTACTGCCTTGGGGAGGCTTACTTTCGCACCACCCCGCTGTCAATGTCAATGGTACCGGATCGTTGTGTTCTCACAACGTCAGGCAGCAGTGACTGTTGTCACATCAGGCCTGCTCGGCCGGTTCCTGCTCGGCCAGGGCAGCGAGGGCGAGGTTGAACTCGTCCTCGTAGCTCCACGGCGTCTCGATGGCGTCCACCACGGTGTGAGCGGTGTTGCCCTGGTCGGCCATCCACGTGGCGAGGATCACGATGTTCTCGTGCTTCTCGTACCACTTGGGTGCGGGGGGAGGGAGGTCTGTCATTTCACCCCCTCGATGCTCTCGACAGCGGCCAGCGCCGCCTCGTACTCGGCCAGGGCAGCCTCGGCACCCTTGGCGAGACGGTTGTACGCCTCGGCCTTGCGGTTGAGGTTCTGGACGAGACTGGCCTTGCGGGCCTCGGCGGCGTGGGTCTTGGTCGGCTCGTAGCACAGGTACCGCAGCACCGTGTCGGCCACGGCGTCCAGCAGGGGACGCACGAAGGTCTTGGGGGCATCGCCCATGGCCCGGGCAAGCTCGAAGTCCACGGTGCCGTCCTGGGGGATCACGCCGTAGACCTGGCTGTTGCTGTCGCCCTTGGCGGCACGCTCGGCCTCATTGCGGGCGTACCAGTAGCCCTTGGGCTGGCCCTGGTCGTTGGTGTGGATGAACTTGATCCGGTAGCCGTGCCCCCGGTAGGTCAGGTCGCCTTCCACGAACACGTCATCGGTGTCCATGGCGCACAGTTCCAGTCGGCCGGTCACCTTGGGGTAGACGACGGTCATGGTGACGTTCTTGACCCGCTCAGGCCACTCAGGGACAGCGACCTCTCGGGGGAGGGTGTACTCGTAGTCGGTGCTCATGAGTATGAATAGTAGCGAGTGTGTTGTTAGAACACAACCGCATCTTCTAGGTCTTTCGACTCATCTTCGCTGTCAGTGTCAATGGCCTGCTCACGCCACTTGTCGAAGCGGTCCATGAGGTTGAGCAGGAAGTGACAGGCCAGCACCGCCATCACCAGGAACACGCCCATGGCTACCAGCGCCGTGGGCCTGTCCACTCGACCGGCAGCGTCGTAGCACACATACAGGCCACCGCAGGCGAGCGTGGCGAACACGCCCAGGCCCAGGCCATCACGGTCCACCCTCATGGGTGTACAGGGCAGTGCAGCCCTTCCTGGTGGCGCACTCCACCGCCCACAAGCTCGTGGCCGGTGCAGATGCTCTCTAGGAACTCAGCCACGGCCAGGTCATTGTCGAAGGTGAGCGTGACCTGGGACGGACGGTTGCCTCGCTCGGCCCTGGTGGCTCGGGCCACGTTGATCCAGACCTCGTGGTAGCGGTGCAGTTCGGTCATCTCCAAGGCCCCCTATGGTGTGACTGTTGTCACAGTAGCGGGCTGCGTGATGGCGGGACCGGAAGGTGGCGCCGGGTGCTTGTTGAACGGGTCCTCGGGCAGCTTGAAGATGACTCCAAGGACGACGATGAAGAAGATCACGAAGGTGATGATCTGACGCCGGTTGCGGCGACGTGCGAGGCGAGGGTTGCGCAGCTTGCGGGCCTTGGCCTTGGCCTTGTCCCGCTTACGGGCCTGGCGCTTGGTCAGCATGTAGATGCCGGACGTCTCCAAGTAGTCATCGGGCACGTAGATGTGGAACCAGGGGACGTGGTCCAACTGCTCGGACAGGGTCAGGTCGTTGATGTGCATCGTCTCCGGTGGTGCCTCAGGAGCAGGCGGGGGCGGTGGGTACTGGTGCCCGGTCACCTGAATGACCGTGCTACGAGGGTGACCACCAGGGCGCCCACGGCGCCAGCCAAGGCCAGGCCACGGTTCGGCTGGCTCTTGGGGCTGCGGGTCATCCACTTGGGCAGGGCGGGAGGGAGGGGGAGGCTTCCAGAGGGCATGGGGATCTTCCTTGTCAGGGGTTGGCACGTCGATGAGTGAGTCGAATGAAGGCAGCGCCGATGGCTGCGCATAGTCCGGCAATCGCCAGTTCGGGTCCGAGAAGA